ATGACCGAGTTCCAGGCCACTGGCGCGCCGGGGGTCTACTACTACGCTTGGACTCCTCCAAGCGGCGATGATGACGTCTACGTGGGCTACGTCCGAGACAGCTCCGCCACGGCCAAGAACGTCCCACAGACCTGCGAGGTCTACGTGGGCGGATGGGCCGACCAAATCAACGATATGGACACCCGGCTCCCCAGCGATCCGGCGGATGAGTCGCTGCAGCAGGCGGCCCACGCTGCGACTCAGGCGGACATCGCGGCGCTTAATGACCTGGACCAGGCCGGCGTCCAGGCCGCCTTGACAGCTCAGGGCTACACCGCGGCGCGGGCTCCCAACCTCGATAACCTCGATGCGGCGGTGAGTACCAGGGCCACACCGGCTCAGGTCAAGACACAGGCGGACCAGGCCCTGGTGGATTACGACCCACCCACGGCGGCCGAGCTGAACACCGTGGAGGACAACATCCGCGGCGCCGACAATCGGGATTTGTCCGAGCTGGCGGGTGCGGGTTTCAACGCGGCCACCGACACGTTAGAGGAGATTCGGGACGCGGTGGACGGGATCGCGGTGAGCGGGGATTGGACGACGGCCGAGAAGAACCAGATCCGCTTCCGCCTGGCGATGGATGGTCCCCAGACCGATCCCACCACGGGAACCGGGACCCTGGAGGACATCTTGGCGGACACGGACGCCATCGATTCCCGGCTTCCCAGCGATCCGGCGGATGAGTCGCTGCAGCAGGCAGCCCACGCCGCAACCCAAGCGGATATCGCGGCTCTGAATGACTTGAGTCAGGCGAATGTGCAGGCGGCTATGTCCGCTCAGGGATACACGGCAGCCCGCGCCCCCAACTTGGACAACCTGGACGCGCCAATCAGCGGTCGCGCGGTGCCCGGGGATGCCATGACCTTGACTGCTGGTGAACGGTCAGCCATCGAAGCGGCGTTGGCGGCCATCCATGGCGGTGGGAGCTGGGAGACGGCGGTGGCCACAGTCGATTGGACGCCAGCTGAGAAGGACGCGATTCGTGAGGCTTTGGGCGTGCCGGGAGCAAAGGCCGGCGCGGCCGGAGGGCATCTCCAGGATGTGCTCACCGATACGGCCGCCATCGATGGGCGGCTTCCCGTGGACCCGTCGGATGAGAGCAACCAGAACGCGAATCATAACGCTACGCAGCTCCTGATCGCCGCGCTCAATGATCTGGACCAGGCCGGCGTCCAGGCCGCGCTGACGGCTCAAGGTTATACAGCGGGGCGTGCGGCGGCCTTGGACAACCTGGACGACGCAGTGACGTCACGGGCGGCTCCTGGGGACGCCATGGCCTTGGTGCCCAATGCTGTGGATTCAACGGCGCTGGCGGCCTCTGCGGCGACTGAGATCGCCAATGAGGTGGAGTCCGTGCAGGCGGGTGTCCATGGGGGCGGAAGCTGGGAAACGGCCGCGCCGGCGACCGGGGACTGGACCAGTGGCGAGCGGGAGCAGATCCGGGATGCTTTGGGAGTGGCAGGCGCCAAGACGGCAGCCACGGGTGGTCAGCTCCAGGAGGTCAAGACGGCTGCGGAGGCCGTGGATACTCGGCTGCCGGCGGATCCGGCGGATGAGTCGCTGCAACAGGCCAGCCACGCCCAGACTCAGGCGGACATCGCGGCGCTGGAAGACCTGTCTCCGGCGCAGGTGGCGGCGGTCTTCAACAGTCAGGGTTACACGACGATCCGCGCCGCCGGGCTCGATGATACCAAGGCGGCAGCGGAGGCCGTGGACGCGCGGCTACCGGCGGATCCGGCGGATGAGTCCAACCAGTTGGCGGCTCATGCGCAGACCCAGGCGGACATCGCGGCTCTGGAGAATCTGAGTTCCGCCCAGGCGGAAGCGGCCTGCGATGCTGCTTTGACGTCGTATGACGGGCCGACCAAGGCCGAGTTGGACACTGTCGAATCGAATCTTGCCGCGGGCCACGCGACGACTCAGGCAGCAATTGCGGGGTTAGAGGACTTGGCGGCGACAGACATCTTCGTGGTCAAGCAGACCTACGCCTACGATAGCGGAGGAGATGTCCTGGTGGGGCTGATCTGGGTAGAGGATGGGTCGGGCGCGATCGTCACTCCCACCAGTGTCAGTGTGGATCTCAAAGATGCGGATGACACGCTGCTGTTCAATCTGACGGATGCGAGCCCGGATGCTTCGGGCTTCTTCAAGGTGGAGCAAGCTGCCCCGGGCTTCGCCACGGGCCAGGCCATCAAGGCTGTGGCGGACGTGGTGGTTCCGGTGGTGGGGACGCTGAGCAGCGGATACGGGATGTTCTCCATTGGCTAGCCTCTTCTCATACGGAAGCCGGACTTCCCAGGCTCTTCACCTGACGTCGTCACTGCCGACGGGGACACTTATCGGTGGTGGGGGATGGGTGGTTCAGCCGTTGCCAGTGCCGGTCTTTGTACCTCCAGATCCGCCGATTCCGCTTCCACCAGGGTTGCGACCGTACATCAGGGATTCTCTGCTCCTGGCCCCCCGCATTACCGGGACCGAGCCGTCCGAGCCACGGCCGCGTATCAGCGAGTCCCTAGCACTGCGTCCCCGGGTTTCAACGAAGGACGACGGCGACCGTCCCCGGATCAAGTCCACCCAGAAGCTGGTCCCTCGCATCAAGGGGACCAAGGGCCCTAATTAGGAGTAGCGGATGGCAACCCCCATCAAAGTCAAGATTGAGGTGGACGAGCTGGACAACGTCCTCAAGACGTTCGACCGGATCAAGGTCTACCGCTCTATCACGGGCATCAATGGGACCTACGTGGAGATCACCACCGCTGCGACGAGGATCCAACTTCAGCAGGGCGTCGAGGAGTACGAGTACGATGATCAGGCGGGCCAGACCACCTACTGGTACAAGGTCTCCTATTTCAACAGCTCGACTAGCCAAGAATCGGAGCTGTCGGATCCGCGACTGGGCGATGACCCCAGCGTGGCCAACGTTCTAACCATCTCCGAGCTGAAGGAGATCTTCCTGTTCGGGTTGGACTTGACCGACGACGCGGGAAATCCCTTCCCGGACTCCATGTTTGAGTGGGGGATCCGGAGTGCTATCGGCTTCCTGGAGCGGCGGCTGGACATTCGGATCACGAAGACGGTTTTCACGGAGGAGCGCTACGACTACTACCGCGGGGACTATCTCTACTGGACGATCATCAAGCTCCGGGAGTCGCCGGTCTTGTCCGTCGAGCGGGTGGCGGTCATGTGGCCGAGCAACACGGAGGTCATTGTTTTCCCGGATGAGTGGATTCAGCTCCGTCCTGATGTGGGGCAGGTGAACATCGTCCCAACGTCGGGCACGTTGTCCCAGGTCTTGCTCACGGCCGGCGGATCCTTCCTTCCGCTGTTGGCGACGGGCCGCAACTTCGTCCCCAACATCCTGGAGGTGGACTTCACCGCCGGGTTTGCGGATGGAGAGGTCCCCCAGGAAATCCGGGATACGGTGGCTAAGTTGGCGGCCTTCGCTCCGCTCAACGTCGCCGGCGACTTGATCGTGGGAGCGGGGATCGCGTCCAAGTCCATCTCGATCGACGGCTTGAGTCAGTCCATCAACACCACCAGCTCTGCGACCAACGCCGGCTACGGAGCGCGGTTGACTCAGTACGAGAAGGAATTGAAGCGGACGATTCCGGTTCTCGAGAAGTACTACAAAGGCGTCCGCCTGTTGGCGATATAGGAGGAGTCGATGCCCCCGCTGGTTCCCAGGATCTCGAGCGGCCTTCCGCCGGGCATTAAGCCCAGGCCGCGGAGCGACTTCCGACCGGAGGAGTTCGACAAGGGCATTTATGAGAAGGGATACCGATTGTGGTGGAGCCGGGCGGCGATCTGTCCGTGTCAGAACAACGAACAGACGGAACAGGCGGATGTTAACTGTCCCCTGTGTAATGGAGGCCAGTACCTCTATTTCCTCCCGGACCCGGCGCTGCAACAGGGAGGGACCAAGGACGCCTTCGGCAATGACGTGGAGCTGAACGACGCCGGGGACGCTGTGATGATCCAGGCGATCATGACGAGCTTCACCAAGGACGTACAGGTCTTCGAGCGCTTCGGAGAATGGGTCTTCGGCACCAGCCGGGCCACGACTCAGCCGGAGAATCGTCTGGGCTACCGAGACCGCCTGGTGGCGGTGGACAGTTTGATGCCTTGGGCCCAAGTCATCGAGTACGACGGCTCCGCGGAGATCGTGGTGACCGGCGGCTACAGCAAGAGGGGGCTTCGCTATCCGTTTGTGGAGGTCAACTATTTCCGCAGCGTGGAAACGGTCTTCCGCGAGGGACTGGACTTTGAGCGGACGGACGATGGGACCCTCCAGTGGCTGGGTTCCGCGGCGCCGGAGGCTGACACGCGGCTGACCATTCATGGAGCTGTGCGGCCCACCTGGATCTGCATGGACCACATGCACACGTACCGGGACACCCTGGTTGAGCGGAATGCACCGGGACCCACCCGCGCGGACCAATATAAACGGTTACCTCTGCAGATGGTGGTCAAACTCGACTTCCTTATAGAGGCTTGATAGGCTGGGACCCGATGCCCCTGATTGACATCGACATCGACGAGCTGATTCCGCCATCCCTGAAGGGACTCCTGGACCATGCGGACCAGTTGGTTGAGGCTGTCCTGGACGACGTGGCCAACAGCGCCCTGATGAAGTGGCGTCAATTGGCCTCCCGAGAGCTGCATACGTCGAAAGCGGAATACCTTGATTCCTTACAGGATATCGAGGCCCGGGAGGGGGAGCGAATTTTGTCTCTGGTGGGCTGGCTCGCGGAAGCCGTGGAGACCGGCCTGGGAGCCTACGATCTGAAGGAAATCCTTCTGGCTCGTGGCGCCCGGAAGTCCGCAGCGGGCTTCAAGTATCGACCGATCCCTTTCCGCCACGCCACCCCGGGGGCTACGACAGGGCAGGCGGGGACGGCGATGGGTTCGCAGTATGGACCCGCCAGGGTGGGCTCTTTGGCCACCCCAGGGGCTCTGAGCCGCGGTCAGGCGCGCGAACTAGGACGGAGGGTACATAGGGAGGCCAAGAAGCTCCGCGGTGGCGCCAGGCTCCGCACAGGCGCCGGAGGGGCGATCAAGCTCCACAAGCGGCATTCCACGGACCTGTTCTCCGGGATGGTCAAGCGGGCTCAGCCTAAGGCCGGTGGAGGGAAGCAGACCAGTGGCTACATGACTTTCCGCATGGTGTCGGATAACCCGGCTGTCGCGGTGACAGGTTCTGGGGAGAAGTGGCTCCATCCGGGCATCGACGCCCACAACTTCGCGGACCAGGTGGCGGATCACGCGGCGGCGCTGGTGGCACCGGCGCTTCATCAGGCGATCCGCGGGGCGTTGGAGGGCTGAGCCGATGATGATCGAGCGCGTCCTCTACGAGGTGATCAACGCCGGCCTGGAGTGGTACAAGGCCGATTCTGCGCGGTTTGAGCGTTTCCTGGTGGACAAGCAGGAGCTGTCCACGGAAGAGGCGGCCAAGGGGCGGATCTACTTCGGCGGTGGAACGCTGGAAGACGGGACGGTGGTGGACGCGAAGCCGCCGACCCTGATCCATGGTTACGCGCGGACGGGCGGGCCCTTTCCCTGCTGGGCGTTGACCCTGGGCGGCGAGGTCATCGAGACCGATTATCTGGGTAAAGACGCCCCCTTCCTGGACAGCGATGGGGAGAACTTCTACGACCCCGAGACTGGCGACGTGGTGGACCCCAAGGCGCGCCGGATGAAGTACACCTTCAATATTATGGTCCACGCGGATCACCCGGACGTCTGTATCTGGTACTACCATCTGCTGAAGACCATCGTGATGGAGAGCCAGGACACGCTCGAGGACCGTGACGTGGAGGACCTGGACTTCACCGGCCAGGACATGGCGCCGGATCCACGCTATCTCCCCGCCGATATGTTCACCCGGCTCTTCCAGGTCAACGTCCGCGGGGATGAGGTCTGGTGCGAGCGGAGCTATCCGGCTCCTGGGCCCAAGACGATCACGGGGCTCCACATTGATGACGATGGATCCGGGACGCCGGTCGGCGCGACCGGTGGAGAGAAGTCCCTGGTGACCCCATACACGACGGAGAGCTAGGCCATGGCCAAGAGAACCAAGAAAGACTCCGATAAGCCCAAGGTGGAGGAGACCCCCGAGGTCATGACGTCTGCGGAGGACATCCCCAAGGACGAGCCCGAGGCGAAGCCGGAGCCGAAGAAGCCGGAACCGGTGAAGGATCGGCCAGATCTGGTGAAGGCGAAGCAGTATTTGTCCGATTTGAAGGCAGAGCCGGCGAAGCCGCCACCCCCGCGGCCGCCGGACACCCGCGCGGGCAAGCGTCCACCGCCTCCGAATCAACCGGAGCCCCGGCTGACCGCCCGCCAGTTCGTGAGGGCGCGGAAGCAGCGGTGGGAGCGTTGTGCCGGCTTCCTGTTGGACATGAAGCGGAAGGTGGGCCCCAACGCCCAGTTGACGATGCTCGAATGGGCGCCCCTGTGGGACGCCTTCTGGAAGCGACCTGTCGGCGGCTGCCGGCGTTAGACGGAGGACGAGAACATGGCACCCACATCTATCTTCTTCAACGGCCGGCTGATCAGCATCCCGGGTTCGTACACCGAGGTCGATGCTTCCGGGCTCGAGACCGTGGGGCTGGGAGCCTCCGGTATCGTGGCTCTGGTCGGAATGTCGATCGGCGGCAAGCCCTGGACCGACGTGGGGGAGGGGTCCGTCAAGGACAACCTCCAGGTGGCAACCAACCCACAGCAGCCCTTCACCTACTTCCGCAGCGGTGACCTGAAGGAAGCCGCGGCCATTGCCTTTGGGCCGTCCAACGATGCAGACGTTCCTGGTGGTGCGGTGGAGGTCGTCTTCGTGAAGGTCAACCCATCGACTCAGTCCACGGGGACCTTCAACAACGTGGACGGTGCGGCCTTGGTCGTGACATCTGTGGACTGGGGGTTCCACACGACCCAGATCAACATGGAGATCGGGTCCGGGACGTCCAAGGGCAAGCTGATCACGATTGTCTTCGAGAGCACCACGGAGACCTTCGACGACGTGGGCGGAGACACGGTCTTCAGTCTGCAGTACCTGTCGACCACGCCCGCTGACGGCTTCTTGACCATCACCGCGGAGGTCAGCGCCAGCGCCTTGGTCTGCGCCTTCACGCACAAAACGGATGGCCTGGACGGCGATGTGTCGAACCAGGTCACCCCGACCCAGGCGATTGAGCTTCTCAGCTCGAGCGCTCTGGACGTGGCGGTGGTCGTGGAGCTGTATGGCACGACCACCGCGGATGCGACCCAGCGGGCCCGGTACACGTTGACCGGGACGACCCTGATCACCACCAGCGAGACCTGGAACAGCTTCCACGGCGTCCGCGTGGTGTCCGGGACGTTGGTGGGCACGTTGACCGTCCAGAACGTTGCCGCTGCCTCCACCATCACCACCATCGCTCCGGCGGGGACGTCGAGCGGGATGGAGCCCATGGTGGACATGGTCGGCGCCGGCTCTATCGCCACCTACGTGGCGGATGCAGCGTCCACGGCGCGAGTGACCTTGGTGGGTCTATCGGCCTCCGGGACCATCCAGACGGAGACGGTCCAGCTCAACGGCACCACCCCGGTTCCGGGGACAGCGCTGTGGAGTCGGTTCGACTTCATGGCGGCCGGCGAGCTGGCGGCTGCGCGGGATGTCATCATCAGCGGTAACGCGATTAACGCGGTCTTCGCGGGGCTCGACACGGTCCAGAAGTTGGCCGACAACATCAACGGAAAGCTGGGCTTCACCTTGACGGTGGTGGTCAGCAACCCGGCCACTTACGATCCGGCGGATCTGGATATCGTGGCGACCCCGGTGGACATCCTGTCACCGGCGACGGCGAGCTTCGGAGATGACCTGATGGCCATCGTTCGGGCGTTGAACGATGAGTCCAGCTTGGTCACCGCGGCCCGCGGAACCCCGGGCACGGATGCGCCGGACAACACCACGGCGCCGGTCTTCCTGACGGGAGGCCACGAGGGCAGCTCCACGCCGGGCCAGGAGGCTATCCCCACGGCGTTGGCCGCCGACTGGCAGGGAGCCTTCGACCTGCTGAAGAAGGTTCGGGTCAACACGATTGTCCCCCTCACCGGTGACCCCGCGGTTCATGCGGTGGCGGATGCCCACGCGGCCTACATGGGCGGCGTAGGGCGGTCCGAGCGGGACATCTGTGTGGGGATCCAGAATGCGGCGATGGACGATGTCCCGACCAAGACGGAGCTGAAGGCTCAGATCGTCGATCTCAACAGCCGGCACGTCCGGGCTATCGCCCAGACGATTGACCGCTACAACACGGGCCTGGATGAGGAGACTTTTCAGCCCCCGTTCGCTGCGGTCCTGTTGGCCGGGATGCAGGCGGGATCCCCAGTGGGGACCAGTCTCACCCACAAGTTCGCCAACGTCTTGAAGGTGGAGCAGGACTCCTCCTGGAACCCCGCGGATGACGCGGAGGAGCTGATCAAGGCGGGCTTGGTCATGCTCGAGTCCATCGACGGCGTGGGTCGGCGCGTGGTCCGCAATGTGACCACCTATCTGACGGACAGCAACATCGCCTACACCGAGGCCTCGGTGAACGAGGCCGCGAATCACGCGGTCTACAACTTCCGGACCACCATGGAACGGATGGTGGGCAAGCGTGGCTTCGCTGGCTCCATCGCGGCCGCGGAGGGCCTGGCGGTCAACATCCTGGGCCTGTTGGTTGGGGTTTCGCTGGTCACCTGGCGGAGCCTCACCATTGATCTGATCCTGGACGTGCTCGAGGTGAGCTGTGAGATCGCGCCGGTGCTGCCGATCAACTTCGTCCAGACCACCGTACACCTGGTCAGCGTGCCGCAGTCCGCGGCCGCCGCGGCCTAAGAGGAGGAAGCAATGCCTGGTGAGAAGGGGAGAGTCTTCACTGGCGCACGGGCCCGGTTCCTGATCGATGGGAAGAAGGTGGGCTTCGCCACAAATGTCGCTGGATCCGAGGAGCTGCAGCTAGACCCCCTGGAGCTACTGGACAACATCGAGGTGGACGAGTTCGTCCCGGTGGCCTACAGGGTCACCTTCACCGCCTCGCTGGTCCGTATCGTCGGGGAGACCGTCAAGTCGGAGGGCTACTTCCCGAAGTCCGGGACGTCCCCCGACGAGCACCTGACCAACATCCTCCTGATGGGGGACATGGTCTGTGTGCTGGAGGACTCGAAGACCGGCAAGAAGGTGATGACCCTCGAGCAAGTCAAGATGGCCAGCCGGAATTTCACCGTGAACGCCAGAGGCGTCGTGGGAAAGGACGTGACCTTCGTGGCCGTCCGGATGCGTGACGAGAGCGAGGCCTGATTATCAACGGCGGCCTGATTATCAACGGCGGGCTTATAGAGATCGCTGATAATCACTGATGACCCCTTATGACGCGCTTTGGCGCGGAGACTCCCAACCGGGAGTTGACAATGACAGCACCCCTGAAGTCCGCCGCGGAGCTGGTGGCGGAGCATCGCGGAGACGATGAGGACTCCGCAGAGATCCAGACCGACAACCCCAAGGCTCAGAAGACCTACACCTTCAAGTTCGAGCATCGGGAATCGGGGACCAACAAGTTACGGCGCGGGACGTTCACGAACAACATCCTGACAATCCGCGGCAAACGCATGGTGGGGGTGATGCAGTCCCAGCTAGCCGGTGGGATGCCCTGGGGGACCCTGTCTCCCTTCGACCAGAATCTGATCATGATGCTGGCCCACCTGTCGGTGAGCTTGGACCGTGAGAAGCGGCCGAAGTGGGCCAAGGACCTGGAAGCGCTCTACGATGACGATCTTATCGAGAAGCTCTATGAGGAGGTGGCCGATCACGAGGCCACGTTTCATGGACTTGATAAGGATCAAGAGGAGGGCGAGGGCGATAGCAGGGAGGAAGATCCCGATGGCGGGCCTGATGGTCTGGCACCGGGAGAAGCATCAGCCCCATAAGGGAGTTCCCTGGGACGATCGAACCTTCGGGGACCTGTTGGAGGAGTACTTCTTGGACATTGCCCTGGAAGTTCGAAGTCTCCGGAAGCGTGTCACGGAGCTGGAGCCCGCAGAGGCTCGCCATCTCGTGGAGCTGGAGGATATGCTCGAGGACGAGCCGGCCTATCTGGCCGAGCTGTCCTCCGAAGAGACGGATGACCTGTGGGAGACCGCTCACAGGACCGGGGACCCGCTCGCGGACTATTGGGAGCGCCAGATCGCTAACGGTGAGGTCCCGGACCTGGACCTGACCGAAGTCCCGGAGGACGAGTAGATGGCCCGTGATCCCACCGTTAACGTGAAGGTCAAGGCGGATTCCCGTGAGCTGAAGAAGCTTCGAGCGGCGGGCAAGCAGGCCTTCGACAAGAAGACCCTGACCGAGTTCACCCGCGCAGCTGGCGACATGGAGAAGCAGCTCGCGGATGTCCTGAAGCGGCAAATCTCGATCGTTGATCGCATGAAGGACCTGAAGAAGGGGTCCGATACGTGGAAGGAATGGCGGACCCAGCTGAAGGGGGTGAATCAGGAGGCCTCCGAGGTCGAGCGGACGCTGAGTCGGCTGCGTGGGGTTTTGAGGCAGCAGGATCAAGAGCAGGAGAAGCAGCAGCAGAAGAGGCGGTCCTTCGCCGCTGGGATGGGCCAGGGGCTGGGGGTTGCCCAGTACATCCCGGCCGACCGGGGGATGGCCGGCCGGATGGCGGGTGCAGCGTTGGGTGGGGGTATCCGGCGTAGTGCGGGAGCGGCGGCAGCTCCGTTCCTTACTCCGGGGATCGGCGGGATGGCGCAAGCCTTCGGGGCTATTCCGATTGTGGGAGGAATGGCCGCGGGGGCTCTGCAAACGGGAGCAGGGGCCTATCAACAGGCTTCAGCTTTCGCCCAGACGGCCAGGGGGGCTCTATTTGCCCAGGGACAAGGAATATCCAGCAGGGCAATGGCCCGGCGGAGCGCCTTGGCCGAAGTCCAAGTTCGCAGGGTTCGTGCGATTGGCAAACAAGACGCGAGGGAGGCCATTAGGCGAAGGGCCCGTCTTGTGAAGCAGGTAGCAGCCCAGAAGGCATCAGCTCGAACAACAACGATCGGAGCCGTGATACCCGGGGAGCCGGCGCCTCAGATGGGTGCCGGGGCTGCTTCTGAAGCCATGACCGACCAGATGGATCGGGCCATGCAGGAAGGTGTCCGAACGCCGGCGGAGTTTACTCAGTGGCTTAAACGCCGCAAGGGACCGGGGACCACACCACCAACTGTTGCGGAGCTGGGGCGGACACCAGAGCAAGTCCGCCAGCAGACCAAGCAGCAGATCCAGAGCATTCGGGCTCGAGCGAGGCGGCAACCGACAGGACTTCCTGGAGCTGGTGCGGGCGTACAGTTTGGGCTGGGGCCACAGGAGATGATGCAGGGCTTTACCCAGATGATGCAGGCGCGGGGTGGAACCTACGATGATGTCCGCCAGGGGGAGTTCAAGGGGCAAATGGCGGCGCAAGTGGCCTATGGGGTCTCGGCCCAACAGGCCGGCCAAGTCGGTCGGATGGGCATCAGGGGCGGCGGTGGGACCGGCATGGGGCAGGGCCTCGCGGGCGTCCTCCAAGCCGCTGTAGCACAGGGGTTGAGGGGCTCGCAGGTCACTGAGTATCTGCAGACCTTGGTGGGGCTGGGGCAAGCTGCGGAGCGCTCAGGGGTCAAGATCAACGCCACCGAGTTCACCCGGTCCGCGGCGACTTTGGGAGCTGCGGGGCTTCAAGGGCTCCAAGCTCAGCGAGTTGCCGGCGGGATGCAACAGGCGGCTATGAACGTCAGCAAGCGGGGGGTCCAGTCTCCTATCGATGTCATGTTGGCCCGAGCCGCTGGTTTCGATCCGAGCCAGGGACCGGAGGGCTACGCTGCGGCGATGAACAAGATGGCCGGCGGAATGACCACCGACATGATGAACAAGCTCATGGCCAACATGACCAAGGGAGCCGGCGCCGGCGGCTTTGGGCCGGAGATGCAGGCCCTGATGCTGCGGAGGGCCATGGGCAAGATGGGGGTGGAGGTGGGCCCGGGCCAGGCCACGTCTATGTTGGAAGCTTATCGGCAAGGGAAGCCCTTTGGGGGTGACAAGTACGGCGAAGAAGAAGGAGCCGAGCAGCGGCTAATCAAAATTGCTAGGGGAAAGGTCCGAAGGGGCGCAGGCTTGGCAGTCGCTGCCGCGGGGCTCCAAGCGACCCAGATTGACGTTGGATCGCGGATGGCTTCGACTGTCATCTCTTTGGAGAAGGCGAGCTTGAATACGGCTCGAGCGATCAGTCGGCTGCCTATTAATAAGCTGGCTAGTGCGGTGGAACGGTCTACGAAGGCTCTGGATAACTTCTTTGCGGGTAAAGGTGGATCGGGGATCATGGGGCTCCTCGAAGACTTGATCCAAGCTGTCCGCGGCGGCGGGGGTACCAAAGGTCCTGCGGGGACGGGGGGATAATGGCCAAGGTCGCTCCGCTGAAGGGCTATGTGGGTCTGGACAACCGTGGTGACGTGCCGCGGGTGTCCCAGAATCTGCGGGTCCGCTTCACCATCTATCCGCAGGCCATGGACTTCGAGGGCCTGGCGCTCAACGCTGCCGGCGGTAACGCCCTGGCCAAGCGGACGAGCGCCAAGAAGATGGTCCTGGACTGGACATCCCAGTCCCAGATGGGGCTCCAGTTGTTCGACTTTCACAAGCAAATGGGGCAGCCGAGCGGCGTCTGGTCAGCGATAGCCAAAGAGAAGCGGGGGATCGAGCTGGGGCTGGAGGATGGGCAGATCCTGGACGGCGACTGGTGCGACGTGTCGATCCTGCGGAACGGTGTGGAGATTCCGCTGTGCCGCGGGGTGATCGACAGCTGCCGGGAGCAGACCATGTCCTCCGGGGGGTCCACGGTCCGGACCTGGTCTCTATCGGGACGGGACCACGGATCCTTCTTCGAATATCCGATCACCTACTCCAACATCTGGGCGCAGACGCTGGGGGAGCTGACTCAGGGACTGTTCACAGCCCGCGTGAAGGGCAAGATCGGCGGCCGACCGGACGAGCTGTTCCGGATTCTGGTGGAGGCGACCTTCGCCTCCGGGAAGCTGTCGGGGCAGTGGGAGCTACCGCAGAGCCTGGCGGATACCACGGGCGGCCAGAAACGGTTACACGACCTTCTGGACATCGTCACCTACTCGGCGGACAAGACCCTTCGCCAGGGCCTCCGAGGCGCCTACTACAACGAGCCGGCGCTGTGGACGGCCGGCGGGCAGACCCTCCACCAGACTCTCGAGCAGTGGTGCAACCCGCTGATGAATGAGATGTACTACGACCTGATCCCACCCACGGGCTTTACGCCGCAGAACGGCCAGGGGCAGTGGATCATCCCTCTGCCCACGGACACAGACGTCGAGGTCAAGGAGCGGGTGGACAACCTGGGCGGGGTCCTCAAGCCCGGCGGCGCCGAGCTGGACAGTCTCCTGGGCGAGTTCGGGGTCATCTCCGCTATCATTCGGGAGCGACCCTTCCCGTCCACCGTGATGGGGCGGGACAGCCTGTGGTTTGATTTGCCGGAGTGGCGGCTTCCCATGTGGGCGCTGCAGTCCCTGGACCTAGGGCGCGCGGGCCACGAACGCTACAACCTGTTCGAGCTGCTGACCGATTTGTCGATGGGCTCCACCGCGGAACAGCCACCGCAGGCGCGGCCGACCTGGAACAAGATGGACATCCGCCAGCGCGGGCTCCGGACCTTCAGCCAAACGACGCGCTACCTGGCCCAGCTCAAGTCCGGCCTGGGGGACTGGTTCGCGGAGCGCTCTACCTGGCAGGCCCTTATCCGGGACTGGTACGCGCCGAGTCCCTATCTCCGCCAGGGACAAGTGGTCTCCAAACTGTTCTTGCCGGAGGTCCGCATTGGCCAGAAGCTAGTCCTGGACGAGGGCGGCGCCGAATCGGATAACGAGCGGCTCTATATTGAGGGGACCCATCTCCGCTACACGGGCCCCGCGGGGCCCAGCAAGCCGCCCGGTGGGATGACCACCTTCACCCTGTCCCACGGCTTCCGCGGGACGGACAAGCAGCACCTGGACGCGGTCAAGTCGCTGGCCTCGTTCTTCGAGGAGGTCTTTTAATGGGCGGCAATGGTCCATCCCGCCAGACGGGATTCGAGGTCATGCAGGACCGCGACGGCAATGTCCACCAGGCGGGGATTCCTTCTGATCCATTGACACGCCATAGGCCCATTGATCTGGTGGAGCGCCAGCCCGTGGAGTGCGTGGTGGAGGCGCTCTACTACACCGATGAGGATGATCGGAACAACCTGACCAAGAGCCAACAGCGGACCTTGATGGCGGATATCCGGACGCTGGGCAAGCGGTCCCAGCAGCTCCGCTGGGTCCCAGTTCTGCAGCGAACCCAGGGCTTGTGGGATGAGGACTTGGTGATCCCGCGGCCAACTAAACTGGACATCGACGGTAACGACTTGTCTATGGGTTCTGCGGCCAAGGGCGACAAGAAGCCGACGCCGGCGGAGTCGATGGACGGAGACCGCGGTCTGCTGATGTTCTTGGAGGCCGATCCAGCGCGGCCTGTGCTCTTGCCCTATAGCCAGGGACACCCCAAGACGAATACGCCGCGCAAGGCCGCTGACGGGCGCGTGAAGCGGCTCCGCCACGGTGGGACGCTGGTGGAGTGGAGTGAGGACGGCAACTGGACACTAGACGCCACAGCGGCCGCCAAGCAGGAGCTGGACTCCAGCGGAAACGAGCAGGCCAACAACGGGACCAGCGGGATCATCACCTTGAAGACCAAGGACGGGGGCGGGGCTGAGCTACACCTGGTCTTGGACGAGAACGGAAACGCGGAGCTGCAGGACGGCGGTGGGACGGAGAAGCTCACCCTAACCAAGTCTGGCAAGATGGCGGAGCTGAAGGCCGGTACGAAGATTTTGGTGGACGCTGGGGCCCAGCTCGAGTTGAAGGCCGGCGCGTCCATGCAGACAACGGCGCCGACGCAGGTCAACACCGCGGCCGTGAGCTTCGCCTTGACGTCGCCGGCGCAGACCTTCACGGCGGCTGCCAGCTTTACGGTGGTGGGTCCCAACCTGATCCTGGGGACGGGACTTCCGTTGCCTGTGGTCAAGCACACTCCTTGGCTGGCGTCATGGATCGCTCTGAATCAGGAGGTGGCTAGCCAGATCGCCAAGTATGATCCCGGGAATCCGGCGAGGCCGCAGAAGGCCGACGACGTCAACGATTACTACAACCTGTTGTTGAAGGTGAATTCCGTCGCCGCAGCTTTCGCGGGGACAACAACAACTGCGACCAAGGTGGCCTAGATGGGCGTGAGCATCATTGACGTGGCGATCGAGTCCGCCCGGCAGCTCAAGACGGGGGACGAGAATTACGCCCAGGTGGGATCCTGGGTCTTCATCCTCAAGGGGCCGTCGATGGAAGGCCCCGTAGGCCCCTTGGGGGAGGTTCAGTTCCCGCTCCCCATCAACCCGCGGAGCTTCAGCTACACGTTGCCCTTCTCTGCCGAGTTGACTCCGCTTCAGGAGGGCGGCGTGGTTACGGAGGAGAATGGCGTCGTTATTGGGGAGATCACGATCGAGGGGACCACGGGCTTCAAGCTCCGTCAGATCCGCGATACGTCGGCGGCTTCCGGGGATGGCGAGTTCACCGGGGATTTGACGTCTAAGGTCATGTCGCCGGTCAGCGCTGGCGACGAGGTCAGCGGACAGTACGCCTTTTGGCGGCTGGCGAATCGCTGCTTCGATGGTTACAGCGCGTTGAAGAAGGACCCCAAGGCCTCCGCCAAGACGTCTATGGAGCTGCATGTCTCCAAGGACGAGCTGCATTTGGAGGTGGTACCCCGGGAGTTCGCCCTGAGGCGCGATTCCACCCGTTCGCGCGTGACCTACGAGTACTCTATCCGGTTGGCGGTTATCGGCGCGGCGCAGACCCGGGTCTTCCCGAGTCCGGACGAGGGGCTGCTGACCAAGCTCCGAAACACCATCAGCAGGATTCGGACGTCGGTCCAGCAGATTGCCGCGACGGTGGACGACGTGACCCAGGCCCTGGACGAGATCTCTAGAACCATCACATCGGTCGCGGGGATCCTCGACGACTTCAAGAGCGTGATCGACGCCCACAATGATCTGCTGGACGGGACCAAGCGGTTCCTGTCCACCCCCAAATCCTTCATGAACAACTTGGCGGAGCAAGTTGAATCCGTGGCCGCCATCGCGGTCAACGCGGAGGAGTGGCCCGCGGATGTGGCGCAGAGCTTCCGCAGCTTAGGCGATGATTTGGACCGCTTGATTGTGGCGGGGACCCAGTTCCACAAGCCCACCTGGGAAGAGAAGGTCAGGGCCTATGAGAACAAGGCGGCCAGCGGGGACCCCAATGTCGCCAGGCGGACCTTCGCCAGCGGAGGCGCTGTTCCGGACGGGACCAGCGCCAGTTCTGACCAACTTCCCGGAACCGGGACCACGGGCAAGAAGGTGGTGGATGTTTTCGGCCCCGCTGGCAACAAGCCGGGAGACGCCCGGCGGGCGTTGCTGATTGAGCCGGCGGCTCGACTCAACACCAAAGAGTACTCCGGTTTCCAGGAGATCGTGGTGGGCGCCGGCGACACGCTGCAAGCCATCGCGGCCAAGCGGTTGGGGCGCGCCGATAAGTGGCTGGACCTGGCTATCCTCAATGACTTGAAGTCACCCTTCATCACGGAGAACAAGCTGCCCCAGACGCTGCAGACGGGCTCCAAGATCGTCATCCCGGTGGACACGCCCACAGTCAACCCGGACGTCATCACGGGCTCCGGCGTCAAGGTCGGGTCCAGCCAGATGGAGGAGCACTTGGGTCAGGACTTCGAGATGATCCAGACCAAGCGGGCCAACGGTCGCCCTTCGGGCCAATTCGGATGGGCCATTGACACGGCCGGCGGCTCCATTGACGTCCGCAAGGTCAAGGGGGTGGCCAACTACGCCCAGGCCCTGGAGATGCGGTTCCGCACAGAGAACGGCTTCAACATCCTCTACCCGGCCATCGGGCTCCCGCGGCTCGTGGGTCAGCGGGGATTCCGGGATCGACTAGCCTCCGCCAACTTCGCAGCGCGCCAGCAGCTCCTGGCCGATAAGCGGACGGACCGGGTCTTGTCTTTCCAGTTCCGGGTGGTCAAGGATACTGTCTTCATCGAGGCGGACGTCCAGCCAGTGGGCTTCAATTCGAGCCGGGTCATCAGTCGGGCTATCACGTAGGAGAGCGAGATGGGTCAGTTTACGGTCAAGGTCTATGAGGACATCCTGGACGCGCAGATCGCCAAGGTGGTCGCGCGGACGGACCTGACGGACATCAACGACGGAAGCAGCCTGAAGCAGGTCCTGGCGGCCAGCTCCAGGTCCGACGATGAGCAGTACTTCCAGATGCTCAATCTCCGGGACCTGTTCGATATCGACAAGGCCACGGACGAGGACCTGGACGATCGGGCCAAGGAGATCCAGGGGGCGCTCGAGTTGACTGGGCAGATCACCAGGATAGGCGCCCGGCGAGCCACAGGGGAGGTGGTCTTCTCCAGGACGGGGACGGTGGGGACGGTGACCATCCCGATCGGGACGGAGGTCAAGGTCCCGGCCGTGGGCGCGGCAGCGGACATCCTGTTCACCACCACCGAAGAGGGAACCATCGCCGGAGGCTCCCAGGACTCCAACAACGTGGACATTCAGGCCAACGTGGCCGGCGCAGACGGCAACGCTGCACCGACCACGATCAACGGCTTCGTGACCAAGCCGTCCGGGGTGGACTCGGTCTCCAATCCCAGTACGTTGACCAACGGTCTGGACAAGGAATCGGATGATGACTTCCGACGCCGTTTGAAGCTGTCCATCAAGGGCCTGGCCCGTTGTCATCCGGCCGGGCTTGAGGCTGGCGCGGTGGGCGTGGAGGACCCGGGCGGTTCCGGCAAGACGGTGGTCTTCGCCAACGTGGTCGAGGACACCGTTGATCGCGGTGAGGTCACGCTCTACGTAGACGACGGTTCTGGGACTGCGGAGAGTACGGCCGCGGTGTCTTCGGATACTCTGGGGATCCCCGGAGGCGCCGCTGGCGGCGAGGTGGACTTGTATACGGCCGACAAGCCCATCAAACCTGGGACCACCTTCACGCTGACCTATGATGCCCTGGGTGGCGGGTCGCCTGTGGTTCTGACCGAGGGAGTGGACTACACGTTAGATCGGGCCGCGGGGCACATTAAGCTGACCCAGGCGTCCTTCCCAACAGGTCTGACAGCTACGGATGACATCGAGGCCGCCTATACCCACTTCACTGGGCTGATTCAGGAGGTTCAGAAAGTCATTGACGGTGATCCGGCGGACCGTTCCAACTACCCGGGCTGGAGGGCCGCGGGTGTCCGCGTGACCGTTCTGTCCCCCAACATCCTGCAGTTGACGGTAACTGTGAACGTGACCGTCAAGACTGGGTTCGGCCAGGCGGCCGCTATCAGCTCTGTGGAATCGGCGCTGTCGGGCTACGTCAATAGCTTGGGGATATCGGAGGACGTGATCCTCAACGAGCTTCGGGAGCGAGCGATGGCCGTGGAGGGGATCTTCGATGTCAGCTTCCAGTTGCCGGCGGATAACACGGTCATCCTGGACAACCAGATCGCTCGCCTGATTGCCAGCAACCTGACAGTCAATTAGAGATTTCCATGAGCACGTTCATCGTCTACACCGCTCGCTTCAATAAGGACGATCTGTACCAGTTCGACGGGGTTTCATGGGGGCTGTTCCCTACCCCGAAACCGACGACAGCGGAGGCGTTCTCGATCCACGGGCAGACCCCCGATGATTTTTGGGTGCTAGAGCCGTCGGCATTGAACCACTGGAATGGGTCGATCTGGACGACCTACAATTTCCCCGTGTCGATCGGGGGGAGGGGGTCGGTTCACACCTCGGCCGACGGTGGCGTGTTTGTCGGATGCGGCGATGGTGCATCGTTGCTGGGGGAGCTATGGCGACTCACTGGCGGATCACTGGTGCAGCTGTGGACTACGCCGTTCGTCGGATTCAACGCAAACTCAGTGTTTCCATGGGTCATCAGCCAGACCGAGTGCCTGGCTGCTGTCGCTGAATTCAATACCCCGCCACTGTTCAAATGGACCCTTGCTGGCGGAATCGTTCAGCACCCGTCGGGGCTCGGCCTGCCATATGGGATGGCTGCCGGCATCGCCGTGCTTGGGAGCGAGATCTTCGTACTGTTTACCGACGGTCGCGTGTTTCGGGGGACGTGGGGCGGGACCTGGACCCACGACAATCCGACGGATGGACCGTTCACGGGGATCCCGTCTGGCTCGAATACGATTCGCAATTACATAACCCCATCCGCCGACGGACAGAAGCTCTGCGTCCAAAGCGGCACACCGACGTGGGGGTTCTGGGTCAGAAACGGTCCCGACGACTGGGGGTCCGATCTCGGGCCGACGGGGACCAACATCCCCGGCGAGCCACAGATGGCGGATGACGTTCTGCTGGCCACGAGTGACAACGCGTTCTGGTCCGACGATGCTGGGGCTACCTGGGCGCAGACCCCCCAGGTCGGAGCTACCACCGACGGCTACGGAGCCTGGGCCTATGGGACAGACACGGATCCCCCGATTCTTCAGAACCAGAATCCGCCGGCCAGTTCCACCGGGAACCGCGGGGACATGACCCAGTACCTGGAGGTGATTGATCCGGGGAGCGGAGTTAACGCCAGCTCCGTGGAGATCTATTTTGGCGGTGTCCTGGCCTGGGGCGGTAATGCGCCGGCCGTCGGATGGAGCGGGAGTCGCGGAAACGTGGTCGATGGTTACAGCTATACTCTGATTCCGGATGTCCCGTTGCCCCCGGGGACGATTATCCGGCGGGTGGTCGCGAGGGACTTGGCTCCGTCGGCCAACCTTTTGGACACTAGCGAGACCTTCAATAACGGTAGCTTCTTGGACGGTGTAGACGTGAGTATCATCCCCACCGTGGGGGGGATCAAGATGACGGCTACAGGTCTTTTCAGCTTGGACCCCATGAAGATCCACCTGGGACCGCTGGGGTCCACTGATGATCCGGAGTGTTACGGGGGCTCGGGGCTGAGTTATTCTCCGATGAGTCTAGACGGCGTGACCGTCGAATTCGCTTCTCCACCGCTGGCCAAGGGGAGCGTTGACCTGACCATCGTGGACGGGTCCACGACGTTGAACCTGGCAGCCATCAAGGTGGTGGAGCGCAATTGGCCGGGGCAGGGCTTCAACATGCGGAAGGACCATCCGCCTTGGGGCGCGGTGGGGGCTAAACGTCTGGAGCTGGAGGACCTGGAGTAATGGGAGTACTGTCACTGATCGGCGGCCAGGGCACCCCTGCGCCAGCGTTCGTCTTGAAGCACGACGGGTCGTGGTCCAGCACGCCAACGATCCCCGTTGGTAGGGTCACGTCGATCTCTGGCACCGCCGAGGATGATCTCTGGGCCGGCATGTTCAATGCGAGCACCGGCAACTTTGGCTCGTTGCTCTACCACTTCAACGGTACCTTGTGGACGGCGCAGACGCTGCCGTCGGACATCAGCGACTTCAACAGGTCAGTGCGCGTCAAGGCTGTCGACGACCAAGTGGTGTTTGTCGTCTGCAAGGCCAACTCCGGCGGCAACTACCGCGTCTACCGCACAGCGGATGGAGGGGCTTCGTGGACGGTGTTGAAGTCCGGCGTGTTCAGCCCGGGCAATCACCCCGCGATCACCTTCCTCCCCGTCGGCCCCGAAGAGTTGTACATGTGCCACAACGCCGCGTTTCTCAACCCGAGCAAGACCGGCGTGTGGCGCTGGACCCTGAGTGGAGGCTGGGCGACAGAGAGCGGGTCTGTCGGCCTACCTCACGACAACGGCGTGGCCGCTTTCACGGGGCTCGCTTGGGACCGTCAGGATCCGAACGACATCTGGATCGTGTACAGCCGCACGTCGGTGACCGCCCGGTTGTACCGGGGGAAGTTCGGCGGACCCTGGACGCTGATCGAGACCTTTGACTCGGCGACCTACGGCCTCAACTTGCAGGCCATGGAACACTACTGCTGTTCGATGGATACCGACGGCACGATCTCGATCCTGCTGGGCGCCTATGGGCTGGGGAGCAACGTCCGCTGCATGCAGGGCGACCCGACGTCCCTCCCTCTGACCAACGTTCGAAGCATTGCGGGGTCCCTCACCCACGGCGAGATAGAGACGCTTGGCGGTCGTACTATCTTCGCTGACGCGGCCAACGGGCAGTTCTTCGACGGATCGACCTGGAGCGTGCCCCCAAATGGGACCTGGGGACTGGCGACGGGGGCACACCTCATCCAGGGACCGGAGCCGCCCGTTCTCCAGAACCAGAGCCCGGCGCCCAGCTCTACTGGTAATCGTGGCGATGGCGCGATCTATCTGGAGGTGGTGGATCCTGATAGCGACTTGGCGCCGTCGTCCGTCCAAATTTGGGTGAATGGGACGCCGGCCTGGGAGGGCTCCGCGGCTAAGATGGGCTTCTCCGGAGGGCGTAGCACGGTGACCGACGGTTACGGTTACACCTTCACACCGAATACGCCGCTGCCTGTGGGGACACAAACGATCCGCGTTCGAGCAGTGGACCAAACGGGCTTGGTCATGGACGAGTCCTATACCTTTGATACGAGGAGCTACCTGGACAGCGTTGATCGACTGATCATCCCCACGACAGGCGGGACGCTGATGGTGGCGAGCGGCTTGTTCACCAGGGACCAAGAGCTGGCGGTTCACCTAGGGGCGCTGGGAACGACGGCGGATCCTCCTTGCTATGGGCTGCAGGGCAATGGCTATAGCCCTCATTCCGAGGACGGGGTGACCGTGGAATTCGCCTCTCCGCCATTGGCCAAAGGGGCCGCTGACTTGACTATCGTGGATGGGGTGACGACTTTGACCTATACACCGATCCAAGTGGTCGAGCGTAACTGGCCTGGGGTAGGATTCATCTCAAGACGCCAGCAGCAGCCCTGGGGCGCCGTGGGGGCGCGGCGGCTCGAGCTGGAAGACTTGGAGTAGGCCATGCCGGACAACGTGCTGAAGGCCGTAACAGACGCCATTGCGGAAGAGGACAACGAGATTGGCGGTCAGCTCCAGACGCGGCTTCGCCAGAAGGCCAAGTGGGGGCGCAACGACGGCTTCTTGGAGACGGCTAATTCGAACCGGATCAGCGTCCCCACAGGGACCGCCTGGTTCGAGAGCTGGATGGTCGGCTGCGAGATCGACATCATCGTGGAGGCCACCTTCAAGGGGCGTTACACGGTTCTGACCGTGGACAGTTCCGGGGACTATGCGACCTTCGAGGTCCTGGGGGGTGGCGCGCCGGGTTTCACCGACACCGATCCGATCCAGTTCCGCCTGGCCACGCTCCTAGTGGAGACCACCTTCGAGTTCTTGGATCCGTCTACTCACGTCACCGATGACCGGGGGTCCTTGTGGGTGGGGCTCGAAGAAGAGCGGGTCACCTACGGGGCTGTTCAAGTCGTGGCGGGGGACATGGAGTTCCAGCAGCTGGGCGATCCGGACACGGGCCTGGGCTATCTCCAGGGAGTCCGACGCGGCGGAATCCTGCATGACCATCCGCCTCTGACGGAGATCACCGAAGCCTCTAAGAGCTACAGTGCCCTGGATCACCTGCGGCGGGCTCTGCTGGTCGAGTATGCCACGGAGGAGGAGCTGGACCGGGTGGCGCGGAATCTGGCCGTAGTGCGGCCGGTAGGCATGTCTGACGCGGTATTCCGGGAGGTGATCAAGGTTCTGGCCTTTCTGCCCAAGGGGACGATCTTCGGGCTCGAGCTGTTGTTGGACGCCATCTTTCCGGGAGGCGGCTGGACCATCTACGAGGACCTGATCAACGAGAACAACACAGTCTACATCATGCTGCCCGTGATGGAGCCGGGCCAGGACCTGGAAGGGCGGACCTTCATCTCGAGTGAGGAATCCCAGGCCGCTGCCAGCACCACCACGGTCACGGTGGACCATACCCCCATCAGCGTGTCCTCGATCATCCTGGAGGACGTCGAAATCACCTTGGACATGGCCGTCCTTCCGAGTGCGGCGACGATCCCCTGGACCTATCAGAACGAAGGCGACGTAGAGGGGACCACATTCTCCATCGTCTCATCCGTGCTCCAGCATGTTCAGGGGCCTGGGGACGCCCTGGGTGGCCGCTACGAGCGGACGGAGGCTGAGCTGGGGATCGCCTTTCCCCCGGGTTCTTACCGGGAGGACGAGGTCCTGTGGGCCTTCAACGTCGAGTGGATCGCGGACACGGTGGTCACAGTGGGCGGCAGCCCCTGGATGATGACGGTCCGAGACGGAGTCAAGGAATACACACTCATGTGGAATACCGGCGGGCTGGCTCTGGGGCAGAGCAACGGAACCCAGCATGCCGCCGGCGGAACCGAAGCTCCGGGGACGGCCACCTGGCATCGAATCAGGATCCAGCGCCGCGGCGATAAGATCGAAGCCTACATGGACGGCCGCTTTCAGATCGCGGAAGACGTGGCCACTTTCTCCGCGGACGCCAACACGGACTTCAGCTTCGGCTATTGGAACAACGCTCAGAACCAGGACTGGACGGTTCGCTGGGACAACGCGGTGGCCAGGGCCTCCGCCAAGTGGCGCAACTTCTGGAACCTGTATCGGACCAGCGGCGCTCTGTCTGTGGCAGATTCCGATCTGGACGACGCCGGCAATCCCTTCGTGGCCGGCGATGACGGGAAGTACGTCCGCGTCTACTCAGACGATGGGGAAAACGATGGCCTGTGGTTGGCCGCCTACGTCGCGGCCGGGACAGTGACTTTGGACGGGGTGGAAATGGAGCGGGCCCGGGTCTTCACACCGGACCCGGCCACCCCCTCCGAGAGCTTCCTCATCTTGGAGGAGCCTTGGTTCCGCCCGAAGGACGCGGCCAAGAGTGTGGTGATCAGCGGCTCTGGCCTGGGCAATGACGGGACCTATCCGGCCACCGGCTGGGTTAGCGAGCTGTCGCTTCAGGTGGACGCTAGCGCTCTGGCCGCGGGCTTTGCGGCTGAGTCGTTGTTGACCTGGAAGTTCGATCCAAGTTTCGTGAACGAGGCAAGCGTGAGCTACGAGGTGATCGACGCCGGCACTGTGGCGGCCAAGACCTTGACGGTTCACGCCTCGGAGCCGGGCTGGCCCAACGCAGCTCAGCCGGTGGTGGTTGACTACACCGCGGTCCTGTCGGCCCAGCTGATGCGGAATGAAAGTGTCGAGAACGAGGGAAGCGGGGGGTCGGCACCCAACGTCTTCTATCCGTTCTATCTCTGGGACGTGGAGCAGGGTATAAGGGATCTGATGGACGAGGTCACAGCCGCCGGAGTGATCCCCGAATTTGAGCGTGACTTCTAAGGAGTGATCGATGGACCTTCCGAATTGGCAATCTCTAGAACGTGTGGGGCGGCCGGACTTCCGGGCGGCCACCGGCCAGCTCGTCCTGGGCGACTTCATCCGCCATCTGCGGAATCTGATCCTCCCGATGGGGAGGGCGAATGGCGGAGAGACCAACTACGACTCCCGGGTCATTCGGGGCTTCGACTGGACCACCACGGTCACGGGGGCCGTGGGGGCGCTGGTCATGAACCGGGGCGTGGGGCTGTTCCCCTATCTGGATCCGGATGACGGCCAAATAAAGCACGCGATCCTGTTCGCGGATGAAGGGGCGGAGACCATCTCTGTGGACTTCAGCGGGGCCACGGATCCAGGGACCACGGACGTCTTCGTCCGCCTGGTGCGGACGCCGGCGACCTTCGCGAATCGGGTCTTCTGGAATCCCAGCGGAGCCCCGGCCCAGGAGTACGTGAGCAACATCCCGACGCGGCTGGTCTTCCAGTGGGAGGTCACCATCCAGGATACTGGTCTGCCAGCTCCGGGGGATGAGTGGGTCAAGGTCTGGGAGATCACCATAGCGGCCGGCAACTTCACCGGCTCCGAGGATTTCCGACACTTCTACTTCGAGGGCTCCGCCAACTCGACGGACAACTACGACCAAGAGTGGGGCGATGGTGCCAACGACCGGAACAGCGATCGGGCGCAGTACGGGGTCAACGATATTCACGAGATCCTGCAGGCCATTCGGCGCCAGCTGGACGATGCGTTTCTGACCGGCGACGGCTGGTATCAGGCGATCAACGTTGCCTTGGGTCACCTGGCCACCGAGCATCACGGCTATGCTTCGGTTGCGGGGAGCCGTGGCTTCCACAAACTGATCCGCTTAGGGCAGCTAGCCACCGCGTCGACTACGCGGGTTTGCGAGTTGGACGGAGACGACGCCTTCTTTCTCGTGAAGTTGGCGAACGCGCCAAACGGGCAGCTCGCGGAGATGCTCCTTCAAGAAGCGGGAGCCGCGGAGGTTCGCTGGGGCGTGGCCCCGCGAGGCGGCGCACCGATGAGCAATGGCGACGAGCTGGTGGGGATCCTGGGTGACTACTCGGCCATGGAAGACGTCCAGCTCCGGGTCCAGAAGACGGCCACTACCAGTCATGTAGCTCGCATCACGGCCGGCAACGGGTTGATCAACGGCCTGGACGTTTACATGGGCACCGCTGCCGCGATCAAGGGATCGGTGTTGCGGGAGGCGGAGAGCGCCTACTATGTCAATCAGCGGCAGGTCTACATCAATTTGGACTGGTCCAGCATCGTGACGGATATCGCCGGAAGTCGGCGCTGGCATCTTGATGGGCCGGTCAATGGGGATGTGGGGCTGGGGATCGGTGGTGATGTGACCTTGAAGACCATCGGCGCCCGCAGCGGCAATGAACCCCTGTTCCTGGAGTTCAAGGACTTCCCCGACGAGGCCACGTTGGATGCCATCGATGTCACCTGGTCCCAGGGGGGTGTGGGCGCCGCTAACGAGATGCGGATGTATGCGGCTCGCCACATCCAGACTTGGGCCGAGCCCACCGATGCCCACGATCAGAGTTCGGACGAGGCCTTCACCTGGACGACCCAGGTACTCAACAGCGTCCAGAACTACGTCCAGTACGTTCTCAACGTGCAGACGACCCAGACTAGGCGCTTCAAGCCCAACCAGAACAACACGTCCTGGGATCGCCGGCGGCACAAGCTGGTGCTGGGGATCGTTCCCCCGGACACGTTGGCCCAGACCTGCACCATCCTGAACATTCGGACCAGGTGGACCTACAGCAACGCGCAGCCCTGGCCACGGCGGACCGCCGCATAGGAGCCCCAATGTTTGATCCGTCCATCCTCGATCAACTGCCCTATTTGCCTGTGACGCAGGTGGGTGAAGTCATGATTGCCCGGCACCGGGAGACTCTGGACCTGGTCCTGATTCTTAATACACCGCGTGGTCCAGTGGCCCAGATGATGACTGACGAGATCGGCCAGCAGCTCGCGCTGGAGGTCATCCGTGAGACTGGGCGCCGGTCGGAGCGCACACAAACTGTAACGAACAATCTGGGCCAGGCGGTCCAACAGGCCCTGGAGCAGTTCCAGGACAAGGAGAGTGGCAATGAAACCCAACAAGGTGAGAATGTTTCTACTGGCGATGATGGCAGCGTTGGCTCTGTCTTTGGTGGGAACGGCGCAGGGAGCCCCGGACAGCGGGTCAACAGCGGCCTCAGCCCCTGCAGCCCCCGGGATCTCGGACTCCCAGGCACCGAAGGACGCGAGCCCAGCTGAGCCCAAGAAGCCTGAGCCCCCAGAGGACATCGCCGGTGCGGCCAAGCTCGTGGGCGATGGAATCAAGGCGGGCAAGGAGGGGCGTTGGTGGTACTTGTCGTCCCTGGCCTGCCTGCTGATCATGTTCATTCTGTCCAAGGTCGGGGTCTTCGAGAAGATCGGGCGCTGGAAGTATGCGATCCTCCCGACCCTGTCGATCGGTTCCGCGCTTTTGGCGGCTTTCCAGGGAGGGGTCTCGGTGGACCACGCCTTGGGGGTCTTCACCAGCTCGTGGGTCATGGGCATGGTGGAGGAGGCCTGGAATCACGGTGTTCTGAACAAGCCCCACAAGACCTAGACCCCCACCGAGGCTTCCGGTATGCTCCTGGCATCACCAGGAGGAGACCAGCATGGGAGCCATGAGCACGCCGATCGTAATCCCCGACCTTGACCCGTCGGAGTTCGCCCACCAGACCCGGGCGATGGCCAGGTACTTCGCGGAGCTGGCCGCCGTTGAGAAGAATAAGGTTCTATCCGGGGGCATCGTGTCCGATCCCTCGACCCCCAGTGCGCAGTTGACCGGCGTGGGTAACACGACCTGGTCCTATGATTCGACCCTGTTGGATATCCTCGTGGACGGGGTTCAGGGGGCCATCGCGGCTGCCACTGACGGGGTCATCCATTCCGGGTCTTTTCTGACGGGCCTGGTCAATGGTACCAGCTGTGTCGCGGCGATCGTCATCAAGAACGCGGCCGGGATCTTGTCGTTGGTCGCGGTCAAGGGGACGCCGGCGACGACCGGGACCCAGCGGGGACCGACGGACTCCGAGATCGATACGGCCGTCTCTGACGTCCCGTGGGTGAAGATCGCGGAATGCACGCTCAACAGGACTGGCGATACGACCGTCACCGAGTCGCAGGACAACACCGTCCGGCCCGTTCTGGGCGTTTCGGTTGACCCGAATTTCGGGGTATTCACCGGCTAGCCCGTATCGCAGAATCTGCGACACGGGGAGGAGTAGGCTATGTCTGGGCGTTTCCCACTTCCGCCGGGGACCTTCGCCCGGCTCGAGCTGCTGACCAATGACGACGGCCTACTGGCGATTCTGAATCTACTGGCCAGCGGCTCTCTTGGTGGCGTGGACATGCAGCGGACCCGATGGGTCGGCAAGCATGGCGATGACGACAACAGCGGGCAGACGCTAGAGACGGCCTTCTTGACCTTCACGGAGGCGCTGGCAGCTGCCAGTTCTGGTGACGTGGTCTGTTGCCTGGACGCGGGATCCTACGAGGAGGAGCTATCAGTTCCCGCAGGGGTCCACATTTGGGCCCCCAACGCAACCTTGACCACCGCGGCCGGTGGGGCGATCACGAATGCCGCGTTGACATTGGATGCGGACTCGGACGTGATGGTTCGGGCCATTGTCCCCAAGGGCAATCGGTCCGCAGTCATCCGTGCCAACACAGCGGGGACCGCCCGGATCCGGGCCCAGGTCATCGATTGTCGGGCCGGTGGAGGAGCCTGCCTATTCAATCTGAGCTTTGCAGGGGGCGGGATCCTGATGTCCGAAGTGGAGCAAGTCCACGTTGGTACGGGCTTCGGCGTGGGCTCTATCACGGTCAGTACGGGCCACACCCACGTCAACATCGAGGACATCTACATCCACGGAAACAACGGGTTCGGTCTGGCTCAATTCGGGGGCAACGGGATCGTGGGCCGCGTGACCCATATCCTGGAGTTTGGATCTCCCACGGGTACGGTCGCGATCTTGGTCAACGGTGGGCGGGTCGATCTAATGGCGGGGGGGATCAGCGCGGATACGGCGTGGACGGTAGGCGGCGCCGGGACTCTGAGCCTGTTCTACAACCAGGCCACGGGGGTCCAGGTCGAAACGGGGACGGTTCTCAAGTCCACCCCCGCATAGGAGATTCCATGTGGTATATCATCACAGCCGGCGCCGGTTTGGCGCTGGGAATTGGTCTGATGATCTGGGCTTTGACCGAGCGGAGCAAGCGCCACGCGGCGGAGCGGGCCGCGGATGCTGCGGAGCAGAAAGAGAAGGCTCAGCGCCAGTTAGCCGCCCAGAACGCCTCCGCCGCCCAGAACCTGGAGATGCAGCATGGGCGGATGAAGGAGCAGCTGGGGATCCTCCGCGGGCAGCTCGAAGAGACACGGAAGCGTTTGGCGGAGTCCGGGGATCCGGAGGCGATCAAGAGCTGGCTTGACGATGAGCTGAAGGGCGGGGCAGTATGATCGAGCAACCATGTGGATCCGACGAGCTTGCTACAAATCCAAGGTTGACAGGCGCTGCCCGAGTCGGGCAGGGGGTGCCCGCGGGGTCACGGCTCCGCGGCCTCCTTGACGATCTGCTCTTGTTCCTGTTCCTGGCCTTCCTAGCGGTCCTGTTCGCGGGCTGTTGCTGGTTCTCCAAACGGTCCTGTTTCCCCGCCTGTCCGCCGCCGACCAAGGTGGTGGTGGAGGTGGAGAAGACCTGCGAGATGCCTCCTGCGGTGGTCCTGGACGCGGTCAAACGGGCGGAGTGCTCCACGGAGCCCACCTGGGCTTGCTACGCGCCCCAGGAGGCCGGCAAGCTCGCCCGGAACCTGGCGGTCATGAAGACGTGGATACGGGAGACACGGGCGCGCTGCGGCCCCAGAGCGGCCTCTCAGCCGTCATCCCAGCCGGCCAGTCGACCAGCCCCTGATCCTCAGTAATCCACAGGTTCGATGTAAACAACTCCCGGAGTGGTCTCGATCACTTGGATCGGTCAGTCCACAGGATCCCGTTCTCTGTGGATAAGTCCGCGGGATCCAAGAATCTTGACAACGGGATCGCGCTTGGGGTATGCCTGATCGCTGTGATTGGAGAGTGCAGACCTACATAAACGATGGGCCCCGCCGACCTGAATCGACGGGGCCCTGATACCTTCCGCGCTGCCCTGGACTCAAGGAGGGTCACGGCGGCGAGAAAGGCTGACCCATGGAAGATGCACCAGGGCTCCGGGCCCCGTCAACCCCTTCCTGTTCACACGAGTCCCCTTCTGTACCCACACGACCCCCGGCGGACATTATTCCGGGACCTTGGGCGGTTCCGCCAAGGAAGCGGACTTACACGCGCCGGGGCTCTTGCTTCTTCCGCCAGAGCACGCGGGCGTGGATGGAGACCTTCTCGGAGATACCCGTCCGCGGCCGGATCAACGGTCTCAAGGGCTCGAGCAAGGCGGGCCGCTATACGCTGAGCGCTGCGGAGCGCCGGATCCTGCTGCTGCTGGTGGATCACGGGGTCGGTCGGCGGGGGATCCACCAGCCTGCGACTATCAAGTGGATTGCTGGTGAGCTGGGCGTAGACCCTTCGTCCACGGGCGTCGTTCTCCGCCGTTTGGGGGTCTGTGGGATCGTCGTTAACCTGGGTCGCGGACGGTCCATGGACCTGGCCGTCAACGGTGATCTGGACAACCAGTGGGGCTGGGACATGCCCCGATTGATGGAGCTGCGGAAGGTCCGCAGCCGCCAAATCACGGCGGGGACGCGGAAGTTTTGAAAGGAGCGCAGTTCGATTTGAAAGGAGCGCAGCGGCCATTTGAAAGGGGCGCGCCCCTTTCAAATAGGGGGGTAGAGAAGGGGGCTTCCCCGAAGGGGAGCGGATGCCCCGAAGGGGCGTCCGCGCTAAGTGACAATCCATGGAATCCGCGGAAGGGTAAGATCAGGGAGGACGTCGAAGAAACCCTGGGCTATCGCCCAGGGGCACTTCACCGGGTAACACCTTCTAGATCGAGCTGGAGAAAAGATGCCCAAGGCCACGCTGACCGTCCAGAACGCCAGGTCCAAGATCGAGGGCCTGCGGCCGGAGGCCTTCAAGCTGCTGTCCTACGAGTTGGCCTACCCAGTGGCGGAGCCCGGGCAGAGGGTCTATCCCCAGCGCGACGGTTCCGCCAAGGTGGTCCACTGGGACGGCTTCGCCCGGTTGTTGCGGAAGACGGGTCAGTTTCCCAGCGGCCTGGTTCCGCGGGTGATCCGCCTGTTGCGGAAGTGGCGGATCGGCGTGGAGATTCGAGACGCGCGGAAGCGGCCCGCGGAAGCGGTGCCACGGTGGAGCTTCGCGGACGGTTTCCAGCTCCGCGACTACCAGGCGGAGGCCTGCGAGCGGGGGATCCAGATGACACGCGGGGTCTTCGATTCCCCGCCGCGGACGGGCAAGACCGTGATGATGGCCGAGATGGCGCGTCAGGTGGCGGACACCACAGTTATCACGGCCCCCACGGTCCCCATCGCCAAGCAGACCCACGAGAAGTTGCTGGAGCTGCTGGTCCGCCACGGCGAGGGCTGGAGCAAGGTGGACGCGGACTACGAGATCCAGCTTCTGACCGGCGGGCCGCCCAAAAGCCAGAAGGCACGGCGTCAGCTCCTGCGGGCGGTGATCACGGTCTGCACCGCGGAGACGGCCACGGCGATGTCGAAGACATGGTGGGGGAAGGTTCGCTGTCTGATGGTAGACGAGCGGCACCACCAGGCCGCCCTGAAGACCTACGGCAAGATGAACGACTTGGCGGTGGAGGCCTTCTGGCGCTGGGGTTTCACGGGGACCAACTTCCGCTCCAACCCGCTCGAGCAGGTGGCGCTGGAGGCATGCTTGGGGCGGACGGTGGCGAGCTACTCGATCGGGGACATGCGCCGGCGCGGCGTCCTGGTCCCGGGGCAGGTCCGTTTCGTGGCCTTCCAGACCCCACGCATCGGGGCCTCGGTGGACTTTCAGGGAGCCTACGAGCGCGGCGTGACTCGCTGTCAGAGCCGGAACGAGGCGGTGGCCCGGGAGGCCGTCCAGCTCCAGAGGGAGGGGCGGAAGGTCCTCGTCCTCGTCCAGCGACTCGAGCACGGCGAGCGATTGGAGAATTTGATCCCGGGCTCGAAGTTTGTCCAGGCGGACGACGGCGACGAGGTCCGCAAGGTGGTGGAGGACCTGGATCGTGGGGAGCTGACCTGCGTGATCGGCAGTCCAGTGGTGGGGGAGGGCCTGGATATCCCGAGCGCGGATGCCCTGATTTACGCCAAGGGGATGAAGGCGCGCGTCACCCACACTCAGGACACTTTCCGCGTGTTGACGGGTGGCGCCGGCAAGGAGGACGCGGTGGTGGTGGACTTTCTGGACCGCCACAACGCCAAGCTGATCGAGCATGCGATCGAGCGGATGCGGAATTATCATGCGATGGGGATGGAGGTGACCGTTGACAACCAGGGGGGTCAGCAGTCACCATACACCCAATTGGGCTTTGGCCTGGACGGAGGCTCCATGGACAACAACACATAATCGCTTGGACCCTCGCGGGGTCCCGTTCGGGATTCCCGAGCCTCCGCCCCGCGCGGGTCCTTGTTCCATGATCCGATAGAGAAGGAGGAAACGATGGCGTGTAATTGCGGCAAGGATCCCCACGAACCGACGTGTCCGGAGTTCTCTGGGGTGCGGGGGATGGACGACAAGCGGCGGCTGTTGGGATTCTTCGCCCAGAAGGGACACCACAACTTGGTCCTGCGGGTGGTGGATGTCCTAGATCTGGCGGATCAGACCCAGGCCAACTTGATCGGCATGGTGGCGATCAACCGGGACGGGGGGCTTCCCGAAGTGCCCGGCGGCGATCTGAAGGGTTGGTGGTTGCAGCAGTATCCGGGCGGCTATATCACCATCCCGATCAACAAGCTCTTGGAGCCTCTCCCGCTGAAGGAAGTGGCGGTGGTCCAGCAGGTGGTGGCGGAGTATCGAGACGTCCGCATGGGTAAGGGTTCTCCCAGCCGCAAGGACCTGTGCGTCAAATGCCATGGGAAGGGCTGCAGCGATTGTCACGAGGGCTACGTCTACACCTTTTTGGAGATGGACGAGTACGAGGTGGAGCTGGCCAAGAAGGAGATCGGATGAAGCCTGGAGAGAAGACGGCGAAGCAGAACCGGGCCCATAAGCACGCCTTGGGGGATCAGCCCAACAACGTGGCTAACAAGTACTTGTCGGGGCACCGAGGTCAGCAGGTGGTGATCTACTTCGGCCGGGAACAAATCTTGGCCGGCGAGCTGGAGGCCTTCGACCTGTACAGCTTCACCGTGGACGGTTGTCTCGTCTTCAAGGGGCCGGGCGTTTGGATCCGCGCGGTCTGATCAAGCTCTATAACCAGCTCGTTGGCCTGATGGTCGAGGGCAAGTTCCGGCCGAGTTATGGTCGGCGCGGCGGCTTCAAGCAGTTTACGGCCAAGAACCTGGAGCAGGCCACCGAGCTGCTGGGCTATCTTGAGGACCGCGAGTGGGATCCGCTGGTCTACTTGGCGGGGGCGTTCGGCTCGCACAACTGGTGCTACCAGCCGAAGTTCGAGCGACTCTTGACGCCCCAGTACAAGAAGCTCTACCACACGAAGGAAACGTGGGCCTGGTGGTCGCTGTTGAAGCGAGAGGACCGTTTCGCGGACAAACCCGAGGGCGTTCACCCGGGTCACGAGATCATCCGTCAACGCTACTTCGCCACCCATGGTTCCGCCGGTGGAGAGCTGTGCCACATGGAGGGTTTCGCCGGGCGCTTCGATGCGCGATCCAAGTTCTGTCCCAGCTGTCCACGGAAGGACGATTGCCGATGAGCGATTGGGCGCGGGCGACGGCGAAGAGGGTAATGAAGATAGATTGGAGCAAGGAGTGAGCTTCCCCTTTGATTCAGAATTCCAGCGCAAGATGATCAAGCTGGCTTTGGAGGATGACGGTTTCTGTTCCCAAGCCCTGAAGCACATTCAGCCGGGAATGTTTGAGTCCGACGGCCTGGCCTGGGCGTGGAAGATGATCCAACGGGAGCGGGAGGAGGGGCGTGCCCCGTCCATGCTGGTCTTGAAGGATCGACTTCGCGACGTCCAGCAAGTTCTCCAGCCGCGCTACTCGGCGCTGGTCCAGATGCTCGAGGCGGACCAGCTCCAGGAGGACCGCTTCATCCGTCATCGGCTTGCGGAGTTCATACAGCGCAACATGTTTGTGGCGGCTTTCGCGGACTCCAAGCGGCTCTACAACATGGAGCGGGTGGACGAGGCCATCGATTTGATGCGTGGTGAGTCTCAGAAGGCTGCCCAGATTACCTTCGATGCGCCGGACCGCGGGTGGTTCTTCCGGGAGCTGCAGGACCGCCAGCGGCTCCGCCGGCGGATGCAGGATCGGGCCTGGGAGTACACTTTTCCGACGGGGATCCACATCACGGACCAGGTCTTGGACGGCGGCCTGAGCCGCGGCGAATTGGGCACCTGGATCGCGGACAGCAAGGGTGGGAAATCTCTTTTCCTGGTCCATCTGGCACTCTATATCGCGCGGGCGCAGATGCAGCCCGTTTTGTTCTGCATCTTCGAGGGCAGCCGGCACCAGACGGAGAATCGGCTCGAGGCGTTGGCCGCGGGGATGTTCTACCGCGAGATCAAGCGTGGTGAGATCGATCCGGAGACCTTCGAGCGCATCATGGCGGAGTACCGCAGCCTGGCGAACAATCTGGTCACGCGCGGCTTCACCGACAGCTGGAATTACACCGGCGCCGATATCCGCGCGGAGTTGGACGACCTGCGGAGCCAGCACGGCTGGCGGCCGGTGGCGATCATCTGCGACTACGGCGACCTTTTGCGGAGCCAGGCCGGCCGCGTCAGCTCAGAGGAGCAGCATCAGAGGGACGCCTTCGGGGACTTGAAGACCATCACGACCCAGGACGACGGATATGCTCTGTGGACGGCGAGCCAGGCCAGGCGTCCATGGGAGGAGAAGGACGGCGACGACAAGAAGAAGGGTGGCAATAGGATTTGGGGACAACGTGTGTTGCGCGCCAAGGATGTGGCCGACTCCTACAACAAGATCCGTCGGAGCGACTTTATCGGCAGCATCAATCAGTCGCCAGAGGAGAAGAAGAAGGGGGAGGCGCGGCTCTACCACGAGCTGTACCGAGACAACGCGGCCCACCGGATTTGCCGCATCAAGCAGGACCTGAATAAGATGGTCTTCGTTGACCTGCTGGACCCCTACAACCGGCCCGGCGCGCAGAACGACGGCGACCCGGAGAAGATCCCGGAGCTGGATATATGACGGTTTGGTGGCAGGCGGAAGCCCGGTTTGACTGGGGCGAGTACGTCCGTAACAAGGGCGGGATGCGGTCGCTCCGGGGGCGCGCGGATGAGTACCTTTTGGCGTGCCCGGACTGCCATAAGCCCAAGCTGGCGGTGAACATCGCCCGGCGGAAGTGGCGCTGTTTCGTGTGCAGTGATGGCGGTCAAGACGCGGCAAGCTTGATCGCCAAGGTGGATCAGCTTCGCTTTGGGGACGCGTTGCTGCAGGTGATGACCGGCTATCGCGGCGCGGTGGGGCGGATCGATGTCATTGAACAGAGCCTCGACCCCCAGGACGATCGGCGGTTGGGCTGGATCCCCAAGCCCATTTCGTGGCCGGAGGGCTTCGTGTGGTTGGCTCCGTTCGACCGGCCCAACGGCGGGATGGTCCACCGGCGCGCCGTTCAATATGCCATCGGTCGTGAGTGGCCAGAGTATGCGGCTGATGCTATGCGTTTGGGGGTCTGCGAGCGTGGGCGCTTTCGTGGACGGATCATCTTTCCGGCCTTTGATAGCGGGGACCGATTGATCTTCTTTCAGGGCCGGGCGACGTGGACCCCCGATCCACGGGAGCGCCATGTCAAGACGTTGAGTCCGCGGCGAGACGATCCGGAGAATCAGGCCGGGCCGGCGGACTGCTTGCTCAATCTCCACACCGTTATGTCTCAGGGCTTCGACAGTGTGGCCTTGATTGAGGGTCCCACCGATTGCATCAAGGCCTGGCCGGACGCGGTGGCGAGTTTCGGCAAGACGATCAGCGCTCGACAGATGGAGCTGTTGATTCGCGCGGGCGTCCGACGTGTGGATATCTGTTGGGACAACGATGTCATCCCGCCAGAGCAACGGGCTCGTGGGGTGATCAGCGGCTACGAGGCGGCGCTGAAGGTGGCGCCGACGATGACGGACCTGTTCGACGTTCGCGTGGTTTGTCTGCCCCTGGGGAAGGATCCGGGGGAGTTGACCAAGGAACAGCTCGAGGGGTATCGTGCTCACGCTCAGCGGTGGGGGCATGGCGACCGTTTGAGCCACATCCCGGATACGTTGTAGCCCTTCGGGGCGGAGGAGGCGCAATGCACGAGTGGTCAAGAGTCGTCTGGGCAGTCTTGAGACCCCGTTACCGAGCTGCGCGCAGGCTGGGGCTTCATCGTGACGAGCTGGAGAGCTTGGCGGGCATGGCCGCGGTTGAGGCGGAGCTGTCGTGGGTTCCCGATGGCGGCCGGAGCCTATCCAGCTGGGTCTACCTGTGCGTGGAGTTCGCGGTCAGGAAGCGATTGGCCAAGGTCGCACGGGAGTTTGCGGACGATGAGATGGACGAGTGGGTGATGGACCCCGATGAAGGCCCGGAAGCCCGCGTGGTGGTTTCGGAGGCCCTGGTCTATCTTCAGGCCCGGCTCACCCAGGCTGAATGGTGGCTGCTGTGGATGTATCACGGTGAAGGCTACAGCGCCAAAGAGTTGTCCAAGCAACTTGGCCTTGCATATGGGACAGTTAGGAACCAATTGTCCGCAGCCCGTCGGAACGCGATGACAATCCTGAACCACGCGGAAGGGTAAGGATATGAGCAACGAACCCCCAATTATCGATGATCCGGAGGACGAGGCGGAGGTGGACCCCGAGGAGCTGAAGCAGCTCCTGGGACAAGCCCACGACCTGGGACTCCACATCAACAGCCGGGATCCCATCGAGATCGCGGCCCTGGTGGCGCTGGCCCAGCAGGAACGCGGATCGGAGCATCCGGTTCCCTGCTACGGCCTGAGCTACGACCCGACAGACAGGCGCTGCCGTGTTTGTCAGCTCCGCACCAAGTGCGCAGAGCTGGACCAGTCGCCGCGGGTGGAGGTATCCGACCTGACCCAACTTCAGGCGGTCCCGTGTGATGTGTGCGGGGGGTCGCTGGAGGTCGAGCTACTGGACCGAGAACACCAGGAGGTTCGGGACTACGGATGCACCACCACCGGCTGTGCCAACACGTTGGGTGTCCAGTGTGGGTGGGAGACTCGCGCGGCTGACGTGGTCCGGGACATTGTGTTGCCCAAGGATGAAGTGGCCGAAGCGGAGCCGGAGGACGATTCCGTCCCCCCCTCGGAGGTCCCCCCTCCGGCTCCGCCGAAGCCCTCCAAGAAGAAGGCCAAGAAGAAGGCCAAGAAGAAGGCCAAGAAGAAGGCCAAGAAGAAGCCGAAATCCGACGCTACGCCCGCTCCCAAGAAGAAGGTCCAGGTGAAGGTGAAGCGGAAGCCGACCAAGCCAGCCAAGAAGAAGGCCAGCAAGAAGAAGACGGTCACGGTGAAGCCCAAGGGCAACGGCAAGCCCACGGGGAAACTGGTCTACATCTATGACGGCGAGCCCTACAACACGTTGACCCCGATCGCTGTGGCCATCAGCGGAAGCCGAAACTGGAGCGGCAAGCGGTTCTTCCGGGTCAAGGGCGAGCTGGAAGCGGGGACCACCCTGGAGCGCGAGTGGGAAGGCCAGACCTACTCCGTCCGCGTCGAGAAGGAGTAGATCATGTACGAGGGCAACAACGGCCGGGTGGCAATCGCGATCCCGAGCTTCAACGACATCGTGTCTCGGATTGCCAAGTTCGAGACCTTCCAGGTGGCGGATCGGCTCTACAGCGCCGACTTGCTGATCCCCCAGCTCACCATCAGCGGTAAGGACCTGATCGCGGAGGCCGCGAGCTGCGCCGCGCTGATCCTCTACTGGGGCGTGGAGGCCGCGCGTGCGCGGCGTCACGTCGAGAGTGTGGAGGGCTCTTATCGCGGGTGGCGGGATCGGAAGTGGCTGGATCTGAAGTCCACGCCGATTGACGACGGCAAGGGCGGGGTGAAGATCCCGTCTGATGCCGTGTGTGATAAGCAGTATCGCACTCACCCAGAGTATGGCGTCTGGCAGCAGCGGAAGGCCGCTGCTCAGGAGGCCGCCGAGTGTGCCGAAGCGGTCCACGAGGCGTTCAAGGCCAAGAAGGATCTGGTCAAGGTGATGGAAAATCTGATGCGTGACGAGGCCGGTGGCCCCTATTGGGTCTCGGAGCAACCGTCCGTTGAAGTCCCACGACAGCCCCAACTAGCAGGAGAACAGGCCAATGAGTAACGGAGATCCGTCCCAGAACTATCCACAGCCGGGCCAGGGGCCGGGGGTCCACGGACATGCCCAAGCCGCACCGGACCCACAGCAAGGCTACCAGCAGCCGCAGGGTCAGCCGCAGGGTCAGCCGCAGGGTCAGCCGCAGGGTCAGCCGCAGTATCCCCAGGGGCCGCCACCGCAGGGCCAACAGGGGTATCCGCCCCAGCAGCCTCCGCCCCAGCAGCCCCAGCAGCCTCAGCCGTGGTTCGACCAGAATACGGGGCAGTGGGTTTATCCCCAGCAGCCTCCGCCCCGGCAGCCGCAGGGACCAGGGCCGTCGCAGCTCAGTCAGGCCGAGCTGGACGCCTTGAACGAGACTAAGCAGGAGCTGGACGATCGGACCAAGGACTTCGGGGACGTGGATTACTACAAGCCGAAGCAGCCCCAGTCCGTGGGTGACACGGTGGATAGCCTGGTCCGTCTGCTGCCGGCTTGGCCGGGCAAGGAGCAGACGGCTCAACCCGCCGGAATGTTCTGGAAGGAATATGTTCACTTCATCTGGGTCCCGAGTCAGGAGGATCCGGGGAAGAATACCCGGATGGCCGTTCTCTGTGAGCGGGAGATGACGCCGGCGGGCTACGCGCCGGCGCCGTGTCCGGTCTGCGATCGGCGCGACTTGGCGGAGAAGGAAGGCGACCAGAAGATGGCTACGGCCCTGTCGGCGCGGCCGCGGTTCCTCTTTAACGTGATCGACATGGAGGACAACAACCGTCACTGGAAGCAGGACAAGGCCACAGGGGCCTACACTTGCACCGCGGCGGTCGGCACCTTCGGGCCCGGGCTGATGAAGAAGTTGATCAACATTTTCCATCAGCGTCAGAACATCGCGGACATGCGGTACGGTAAGAGCTTGGCCATCAGCACTAGCAAGGTGGGCAAGCAGCGACGGGATGTCCGTTACGACGCCTTGGACCACGGCGATCCGGGTCCCGTGCCTCAGGGGATGGAGAACATTATTCTGGTGGACCTGTCGCAGGTCACTCCCAAGAAGGACTACAACGAGGTGGCCGTGGCGATGAGGGTCACCTATCCGCCGCGGGACCAAGCTCCGCCGCCCCAGGGTTATCAGCAGCCTCAGGGTCCACCGCCGCAGCAGGGCTATCAGCAGCCTCCGCCCCAACAGGGGCCACCGCCACAGCAAGGTTACCAGCAGCAGGGGCCGCCGCCGCAGCAGAGGCCACAGCCGCCCTACGGGAACCCCTATCCTCAGCAGGGCGGGCCGCCGCCGCAGCAAGGAGGCTATCAGCCTCCACAGCAGGGCCAGCAGCCTCAGCAGGCCGGCCCGCCGCCCCAGCAGCCTCAGCAGGCCGGCCCGCCGCCCCAGCAGGGATATCAGCCGCCTCAGCAGGCCGGCCCGCCACAGGGCCAGCCAGGGCCCCAGGGGGGCCCCCCGCCTCAGCAGGGCTATCAGCCCCCAGGAGGCTACGCCCAGCCGGCGGGGCCTCCTCAGCAGCAACAGCCACAGCAGGGGCAGCAGTCGGTCCCCTACGGTGAGCAGGGGCAGGATCCGGATGTCCCTTTCTAGGGGAGGGGTCTCCACGGCCACCCGTTGGCTCTGACGGGTGGCCGATTTGCCGCGGCCACCATAACGACACGGATCGAACCTGCGGTCTGTGTGCCAGGTCGGAGGCGTGCAAGGTGGAGACCCCGCCGGATGCGGGTCCGCCGCCCGTCCCCACAGAACACCCAGCCCAGGACCCCGAGGCCCTGGAACGCATGATGCGAGGTACCGATGGCTAAGTCAGCCACCGCCCAGAAGAAGGCCACTAAGAAGACCACCAAGAAGGCCACCCCCAAGCGCAAGGGTGCGGGCAAGGTCAGTCCCAAGAAGCGGGCCACCCAGCTCCAGGTGATGGTGGAGGCCCGCGAGTTCCTGCAGCAGAAGCACGGCAAGGGTGCGGTTCGGATGATGAACGAGGTGGACAGTACCATCCCGGGCTATATCTCCACGCAGTCCTTGGCGTTGGACAAGCTCGTAGGCAATGACGGGGTCCCGCAGAGTCGGATGATCGAGATCTACGGGCCGGAGGGGATCGGGAAGTCCACCATCAGCGATCATCTGATTGCCCAGGTCCAGAAGCTCGACGGTGTGGCCTATCTGTGGGATACGGAGAACGCGCGGGACCACCGTTACATGGACCAGGTGGGCATCGTCCGCGGCCGCGCTATCCGCGTTGAGGCGGACACGGTGGAGGCGGGTTACGCTATCGCTCAGGACACCATCGACTGGCATCTGGCCCATTACCCAGACCGGCTGGGGATCTGGGTCTGGGACACAGTGGCGGGAACGCCCACTGAAGCGGAGTTGGACCCCAGCAAGTCCAATGAACGCTTCGGGCCGGCGAAGATGATCCGCGGCATGTGCCGTGTGTTGACTCAGAGCCTCAAGAAGTCCCGCTGGATCTTCGTGGTGGTCAACCAGACCTATATCACGCAGAAGGGGCACTTCCCGGTAGTCAAGACCTACGGCGGTGAGGGGATCCCCTACTACAGCTCTGTTCGGCTTGAGTGCGGCTACCGGAGTCCGCAGTGGCGGACGACAACGTCCAAGGAGGCCGGCGAGGATCCGATTGGGCAGACCATCATAGTCAAGTCGTCTAAGAACAAGACCTTTCCACCGTTGCGGTCAGAGAAGATCTACATCCGCTACGGCGAGGGCATCGATAACGTGTGGACGTTGTATGACACGCTGTGTGGTGCCGGGATGATCACTCAGGCTGGGGGCTGGTACGAGCTGGACTGGCCGGAGGTGGCGGGCAAATACCCCAAGTGGCAGAGCGGCTACGACGGGTTGAAGCAGCTCTGCTCGGAGAACGTGGATCTGTGGAGAGACGTGATTCTGGGCTATCAGGCGCTGGAGAAGAGGCGATGAGCAACGGACAACCGGCGGAGGCCTACCCCCTATATTGGCCGGAGAGCTGGACGAGGACCGCTCCGCATAAGCGTCAGCGAGCCGCCTACAAGGTTAGCCCGGGCCGGGCCATGGACGACCTTCAGGCGGAGCTGCGGCGTTTCAACGCACTCTACGTGGTCATCAGCTCCAACATCCCGTTGCGGCTCGATGGGTTGCCCAGGGCCAACAGCATGGACCGGCTCTACGATGATCCAGGCGTGGCGGTCTACTTCAGCCGCTACGATGAGACCAGCCGCGAGCACATCCCCCACGTCATGGCCTGTGACCGCTGGGACCTGGTCCACCACAATATGCGCGCGGTGGGCCAGACCATCGAGGCCATGCGGACCATCGAGCGGACGGGAGCGCTTGAGCTACTCAATCGGGCCTTCGAGGGCTTCAAGGCTCTGCCGCCGGCGGAGAAGCCGAAGCGGCCCTGGTGGGAGGTCTTCGGTCTGCAGAAGGAAGGGACGAGCCTCCTGGTGGTGGAGGCTGTCTACAAGGCCCGGGCCCAGGAAACCCATCCCGACAAGGGAGGCGATGAGGATGCCTTCAAGGAGCTGGGTCAGGCCCTGGAGGACGCTAAGGTGGATCTCGAGGAGGCCCGGTAGTGACAGATCGCCCCGATATCGTCAGAGAGCTAGTAGGCCCGCACCAGTCGTTGAACCTGATCCAGTCCGCGGTGGACGATCTGAAGACCACGCTGGAGGCGTGTCCGAGCCAGGAGGACCCGTTGACCAGCCCCGTCTACAGAACCTGGGACCGTCGCGTCTGCATGAAGTTGGGTGCGGCTTTCGGCCATATACGCCATGCCCAGGCCTGCGGGCACATCACACCGGACGTCTACCACAAGATTTATCTTGAGCTGCTGGGCATCACGACGCGCCAGGCCGCGGCCGTGGAGATGGGGCTCCAGAAGCCATGAAGTGGTTGGCAAGGATAGCTCCCCTATTCATCGGGGCTGGGGCGGTCTTACTCTGGAGCGCCAACGGCCGGTGGTGGCTTTTGTTGCCGGGCGTGGTTTTGTTCGCGGCCGGGTTGGCCGTTAGTCAGGCGCGTCCATGAGTCGTGGTTGGTCTGTCAACCTGTCCCTGGTGGGTCAGTCCCAGGAGATCGACTTGCCCGCTCCCCCGTTGTTCCAGACGAGCGTGGGGCCAGTGGTGGAGCTGGTCTTCTGGAGCCTGTTGGTGGAGCGCTGGATGCACGCGGTCAGTGAGCATTTCGAACGCGAGCTGCCATTGGGTCACGTTCAGGTGACCTACGGCGATTTGACCTGGATTCGCCGGGTGGCGGCTCGATCGGGTATCGAGGGTTTGCGGGAGTGCGTTTCCGATTTGGAGGAGTTCCAGCTCCCGAGCAAGGGGGAGGGATGAGGCCTCCTGTACAAGTTGATGTCCGATACGACGGAGATCCCCATAACGATGAAACTATCTTGAGCACGATGATGTGGGAGGCACCGCGGGCGGGGGAGCATCTGTGGTTGATCCAAGGAGAGGGCTCTGATCCCTGGCCGCCATTCGGTCATACGTCGTGGACGGTGACGTCTGTGGCCCATTGGATCTCGGAGGGCGGATATCACCACGTTTGCGTGTACGCCAAGCCGACGGAAGGCGCCGATGGCTAAGCGCAGACCCAAGCCCGGAGCCATGGGCCACATATTCGACCAGGACGTGGACTGGGAGGTGGTCCAGGACGGCGATCGGCTGGAGAAGGCGCTCCGCGAATTGGAGGATCAGAAGTTTATCGGTTGGGACACGGAGGGCACAGGCCTATCAACTTTCAGGGGGGCGCGGATCATTGGTCATAGCTTCGCTTGGAGGCAGTCTAACCAGCGGATGAAGGCGATCTATATTCCGATTCGGCATGAGTCGGAGCGAATTGGGCTGTCTCTCTTCAATGACGAGACCAATATGGACGCGGCTGCGGTTACTGAGGCGTTGAAGCCCGTCTTGGAGGACCAAAGCACCATGAAGGCGGCCCATCACGCCCGGCATGACATCCACATGGCCCATGCCGATGGTATCAAGCCGGCCGGACGATTCACGGACACGGTTATCGCGTGCAAACTGATAGATGAGACCTGGCATAACCACCAGCTCGAGACGTGCCTCAGTAAGGCGAAGTTGCCTCACGATCCCGACTGGAAGAGCACGATGACCGGCGAAGTTGAGCGAGTGGCCAAGCTGATGAAGCAGGGGCCCAAGGCGCACAAGGAGGAGCACGGTTACAAGTTCGGCTCGATTGGCGTGGTGGGGCGCTACGCTTGTCAGGACGCGGCCTACGAGCTGCGGTTGGCTGAATGGGCACTGCCTCAAGTAGAGAGCAAGTGGCCGGACATCTGGCGGATGGAGTCGGAGCTGCTGTGGGTCGTGCTGGATATGGAGCGCAAGGGGGTCCCCATTGATCCAGACAAGCTCCGCCGATTGTCGGAGGTGGCCTTCAAGGAACAGGCGCATCTGGCCCCGCAGGTCTGGGGCGCGGCAGGCTTCGAGTTCGACCTGGGCAACGATAACGCTGTCCGTGAAGCCCTATTCGAGCGGCTGGGCTTTCCGGTTCTGGGGACGACCAAGCACAAGACCCCCCAGGTGGATGACGATACGCTGTGGAAGCTCGAGCTGGGGATCCGCGTCGAGGACAAGGACAAGGAGCGGGTTCGGAAGCTGGTCAAGCCCTTGCGGGAGTGGCGCGACTTCCAGAAGATCAAGACCACCTACACCTTGGGCTTGATCGAGCTGGCCGACGCCAACAGCATCCTTCATGCTGAGCTGGACCAGGGCGGTGCCAAGACTGGCCGTCTGTCCTGCCGCAACCCCAACCTTCAGAACATCCCGGTCCGGACCAAGCTGGGTCGCCGCGTCCGCGAGGCTTTCCACGCGCGGGAGGGGATGGTCCGCTACTGCCTGGACTATTCCCAGGTGGAGCTGCGGGTCTTGGCCCACTTGACCAAGGATCCGCTGTTGCTCAAGGTGTACCGCGAGGGGCTGGACGCCCACGCCACCACGGCTATCGAGGCCTTCGGCACGTCGGGCAAGGTCGGAGGCGTGGACATGCGGAAGATCGCCAAGATTCTTAACTTCGGGACCAGCTTCTGCATGACCGAGGTGGGGCTGATGGGCAACGTCAACAAGGACCTACCCGAGGGCGTCCCGTGGATCACCGAGAACAAGGCCAAGGACTTCCAGGCACGGTTCTACGCCAAGTACAGCTCCATCATCGGATTCCGTGAGTACCTGTGGCGCTGTGTCGAAGCGCACCCCCAGCATTACTTCGAGAATCTGTACAAGCGGCCGCGGCGGATGGGGCGGGGCTTTGACTTCGGTGCGCCGAAGTGGGTCCGTCGGATGGTGGAGCGACAGACGATTGCGTCCATGGTCCAGGGCTCCGCGGCGGACATGATCAAGTTTTCGATGGTCGAGACGTGGAAGTATCTCAAGTCCCAGCAGGACTGTGAGGCGGACATGGTCCTGATGGTTCACGACGATCTGCAATTCGATATGATGCCCCGCGGCTCTGCCAAGGTGATCCGGGAGATCAAGGCCATCATGGAGGACACGGGTGTCCGCGAGCTGAAGCGGATCAGCGGAAAGGACTTCGCGGTCCCGGTGGTGGTGGACGTCGAATACTTCGCGAGTCCGGACGGCAACTGGGCCCACAAGCACAAAATGGAACTTGGAGGATAAGATGGGTGGACGTAACTGGAAACCTGAGCACATCGCGGCTGTGTTGAAGCTCCGGCACTTGTTGGGGAGTCATTGCAATGAGGCCATTATCAAGGTGTTGCGTTGGCAGGATCGTGAAATCTTCGGCTATCGGGGGCGAGCGCCTCGGACGGCTGGGGCGATCGATAGTCTGGTCTCGCTGATCAAGAAAGGCGAGCGCCATGCTGCGGTCTTGAAGCGGCTGGGCGTGGAGCCGGGGACTTTCCGGGGTGTGATGACGATGAACACCCGGGGGCTGGCGGGTTGGCCTGCGACGGAGAAGAAGATCCGACGCGAGATAAACAAGTTCAACAAGGAGAGGGGGCGCAAGACTGATCAGATGCCCTTGCCCCAGCTCCGGGCCAAACGGGCGCCGCCTAAGCAGCCGCCGGGTTTGGGACGGACTCCGGAGCAGGAGGCCCAAGTGGCGTTGGATGATCTGATCAAGGCGCAGGAGCAAGTATCCGCGGCTCGTAAGCGGCTAGATCGGGCTTACCGGGAGATGAGTGGGTGATTATCCTGTCAGACTTGCACTTGAAGGAGGCCAACGAACACCTGGTCTGGGAGGTCCTGGACCGGGTGGAAGAGCTGGCCGTGGAGGATCCGGACTGCCGGGTGGTCTTCACCGGTGACTGGTGGCAGCTCCGCTATCAGGTCTCTGTCCGCTTGTTGAACTTGGTCCACGAGCGGCTGACTCGTTGGGTCGCGCGGGACATCAACGTGGACTTGGTTCCGGGCAACCACGACCAGGTGACGGTCCAGGGCGTTAACGCGTTGGAGATCCTGGCGCGGGACGGCGTGGACGTGTGGACGGAGCCGGGGATCAGCGAGGTCCGCGAGGGTTGGCCGGGCCGGTGGTGCGGCTACGTCCCCTACCGCAAGGATCCGGAGGGGCAGCTGGCCGCGTTGGAGGCGGTCTTGGGGGCGCTCCGGGTCGAGGAGGCGGCGCATCCGGTGGTCTTCGGACACTTCGGGGTCCACGGGGCCTTGATGAACAACGGACAGAAGGACCGCGGAGGGCTCGAGGCCGGCGATCAAGACAGCTACCTCTTGGTCCTGGGGCATTACCACAAGCACCACGCGCCGGCGCCGGGGGTGGTCTACGTCGGCAGTCCCTTCCAGCATACCTTTGGGGAGGTCGGTAACCGGACCGGCGTGGGCCGTGTTCTGTGGGTCGATGGGGGCGTGGTCTTCGATCAAATCGAGCTGGACGTGGGACCGAAGCATTACGTGGTGTCCTGGGACGTCGCGAAGGAGGAGAGGCCGCCGGCGCCGGAGTCTCTGGTCAACGGGCAGCCGCGGCCGCAGGACAAGGTCCGCGTGGACATCGTGGCCCCGCCGAGCCTGATCAACAAGGACCTGACCAAGCGGCTGATGACGGCCGGCTACGAGGACGCCCAGGTCAACGTCCAGCCGGCGCCGGAGAAGCGGGAGCATCGTTTCCCCCTGGTTCCGGGCGAGTCGCTGGTGGAGCTGGCGGAGCGGTTCGTGGCCCACCGGTTCGAGAAGCAGATCGATCCGGACGAGGATCCGCTGTGCCGCAAGCTTCATGAGTGGGCGGGTGAGCTATGAGACTGATCGAGCTGGAGCTGGAGAATTTCCAGACCTATACCGGCGTTCACACGCTGGTCCTGGACAACCGCGGCCTGGTACAGGTCTCCGGCAACAACCTGGACGATCCGGGCAACAACGACAACGGCGCCGGCAAGACGACGATCCTGGAGGCGCTGACTTGGTGTCTGTTCGGGGAGGGGCTACCTCGCAGCCAGGGCAACAAGGAGAAGGGCGTCCAGGCCGATGAGGTGATCCCCGACAACACGAAGGGCCAGACGCGGGTCACGGCCTATCTGATGGACGAGCAATTCGCGCCCACCCATATCGGCGTGGTCCGCTGGCGCAAGTACAAAGAGGGATCCAAGAAGCGGTCGAGCGGAGTCACTATCCGGGAGGATGGTCAGGACTTCACCTACCTGGACATGTCGGAGGGGAACAAGCATATCAAGAAGACCCTGGGCATCGACCGGGACATCTGGGTCCGGTCCGTCATCTTTGGTCAGGAATCCGCCTTCAACTTCTGCGAGGCGACGGCCAAGCAGCGGGCGGACATCTTGACCACGGTGATGGGGCTTGAGGAGCTGGACCGCTGGCTGGGGCGCTGCAGGGACGAGCGGACCAACCTCCGGCCGATCCTGGCCCGCGCCGAGGGGGCCCACGAGCAGCAGGCCCACCAGCTCGAGCAGGTCCGCGCCGAGAATCCAGCGGAGCGCGTCGAGGCGTGGGAGCAACAACGGCGGCAGCGGCTTGAGCAAGCCCGAGCCTACCGGGATGAGATCGAAGCCCATGGCAAAGACCAGAAGGCCAAGCTGGACGCGCTGCCGGCGCCGGAGCCTATCGAGGAACCGGCTCATGGCGTGGACCCCGCGCTGGAGGAGAGACATCACCAGCTCCGGACGCAGCACATCGCAGCGTGCGGTGAGGTGACACAGCGAGAACGGACGCTGGCTGAGCTGGTAGGGAGTTTGGACAGCTTGCGGGACTTCAACCAGAAGGCGACGTGCCCAGTCTGTCTCCAGGATATCCAAGAGGAGCACAAGCGATCCTGTGAGCAAGAAGCAGCGCAGCGGTGCCACAACGCGCAGATTGAATTGGAGGCGGCCAAGGCTGCCGTACCGGTGACGGAGCAGGCCTTCGCGGCCGCGGACGCGGAGCTGAAGGAGGTCCGCCAGCAGCTGGCCCGGGCGTGCGAGTACTACGACGTCCACAAGGCTCGCAATGCGCGGCTGAGCATGGATCGGCTCACCCTGGAGCAGGCCGTCAAGCTGGATCGCAGCAACTGGCAAACGGCCAACACACGGGTCCTGGAGATCGAGACCGAAGTGAATCCCCATCTGGACCTGGAGCAACTGTGGCGGGCGAAGGTGAGCAGGCTCGAGCAAGAGCGGGCCGCTAGCCAGGCCGCGGTGGATGATCTTCAGGAGCAGATGGGCGTCTTGGATTGGTGGGCCGCCGAGTTTCCGCGGTTCAAGACCTGGTTGTTCGATAGTGTAGTGGACAGCCTGGCCGCGGAGGCCAATCGCTGGATCAAGGTGATGACCGGCGGCGTACTGTGGATCCAGGTCTCGACACAGCGGGAGCTGGCCAAGGGAGCGTTGAAGGACGAGCTAGACGTCCAGCTCTATCGCTGGAACCCGGACGGGTCTATCACGAGCCGGCCCTATCGTGTATGGTCCGGGGGCGAGAAGCGCCGGGTGGCGTTGGCGGTGGACCTGGGGTTGTCCAGACTGATGGCCCAGCGAGCCTCCAAGCCCTATCGCTTCTTGGCGCTTGATGAAGTAGACCGCCATCTGGACACCCAGGGGCGGGAAGGCCTGCGGCAAGTCCTGGAGGAGTTACGACGCGAGCGAGAGACCACCTTGGTCATCACGCACGATCCCGAGTTCCGCGCGTCATTCGATCGGGAGATCCGGGTCACCAAGCACGGGGGCTCGAGCACAATGGAGACCATCAATCATGGGCAAGAAACGAGAGATCAAGCAGACGCGGACCCGGAAGGTCGCCAAGAGGACGAAGCCGCGCACCAAGAAGCAAGTTCTCCGCCGGCCTGAGTGGTACCGGCTCGAGGCGCTGTTTCGGGATGCGCCGGCCAACACGGTCAGCCAGGTGGACGGCGGCGATGTCGTCATGTGCGGATTCTTGCCTCCGGAGAACGAGGTGGCTCTGTGCCTGGCTCCGCCGTCGATCACCCATGAGCAGGGGCTGGCGCTTCAGAAGCTCCTGGAGGCCAACTTCCGCGCACCCGTGATGATCCTGACCAACAACATTCAGCTGGTTCGCCTGAAGCCCATCACGGAGGCGCTCGCGAACAAGGTGATCGCGGAGACCACTGGCGAGGTCGTTCAATTCGGACACGATGGAGAAGACGATGGGAGCGAAGTCGGGACCCAAAGGGAAAACGTTCGAGAGGAAAGTTGCCCAGCTGATGAGGGAGATCTACGATCCGCCGGAGCTGCTGGCGGAGCTGGCGGACTTGTCGAAACTGGCGGCGAGGGCCGCGAAGGGGAAGAAGGGTCCGCTCCTGCAGACTCATCGGGAGCTTCAGAAGTCAAGCGCGGTCCGACGTTCTGACCAGGGCAAGGGTGCCATAGAGCCCGATGTGGTGATCCGGGAGGGGCTCTGCCCTTGTTGGTTGGAATGTCAGGACGCTGCGGGGATCAATTACAGGCCCAAGGCCAAGTACACGCAGGCATGCAGGGATGTGGTGGAGAGTCGGTCTCCGTTGTGGCCGGTGGCCATCTGCCACAAGACCGGGGACCAGAAGATCGGCGTGTGGATCGGACTACCCCACCTGGTCCTGCTGGCCAACATGCAGCCGGGCGTTGGGCGGACCTGCGAGGCCGGACCGCTGAATCGCTGGTCCCAGGGCTTCGAGTTGCGGCAGCCCGTCCGCCTGGACCTGGAGGACTTCCTGTTGCTGCTGCGGGATGACAACTCACGCCGCAATGTGCAGAGCAACAATGGGGCCAAGATGCTGGAGCGGCAGAATAACGCGCTGAAGAGGAACCAATGAACGAATTAGGCGATAAGCTTTTCGAATTAAGGAAGGCGCTCAAGGAGCAGGCCGAATTGATGAGGCGCTGGGCCGGGGAGTGCAGGATCTTTGGGTGGTCCACCCAGTTGGTGGAGCCGATGCGCCGCCAGGCGGATCTCCTTGATGAGCTGCTGATTCGCCACAGGCAAGGGGAGTCCGATGGCTGAGGACCTGGACAAGGTGAAGGCCCAGCTGAAGGCCGCCAAGATCAACGAGGTCCTGAATCGGCTGAAGGTCTCCGGGGCGGAGGACTTCTTCAAGGACCACCCCCAGCTCAAGCAGGGCTACGCGATCTACATGCAGCGGCGGGCGATGCGAGCCAAGGTCGGTGCCGATATGGCCCCGGGTGGTTGTTTCATCCTGGGGGATGCCGCGGTGATCGCCGGCTGCGTGGCGGAGGCCCATACCATGCTGGCGCGGTTGTTGCGGCTTCCCGCGGAGAACATCAAGCTGTCCATCGAGCGTCCGGGGCTCAACACGGGGATCCGACTCAACGCGGACGTGCAGATCCCGGAGGGCTACATGACACCGGTCCACACACTGGACTCCCCGGAGGCCCAGCTCGACGAGATCGGCAAGTTGACCAAGGACTACCTCGAGGTCTGCCTGTCCAAGATCAACCCTATCTTCAAGAAGGATCTGACCGAGCGGTTGGCCCACGTTCGTGTGACTCGGCCGGACTTGAACCAGCCGGTGGTCCCCTTCCGGAAGGAAGTCAGTGGCGAAGAAGAAGAAGAAGAAGGTCGTCCTGGTCCGGAGTGAGGCCCAGGAGGCGCGTTCCGCCAAGAAGTGGCAGCGGGAAGAGGCGCTCCGTAGCGCGGAGGTCGCCTATATCACGGACGAGCAGCAACGGTCCCTGGAATGGTGGTGGCATCAGCTCTGCGACAAGGTGATCGACCTGCGGACCTATACGGTCCGGGCGTCGAAGGGCAAGTGGGCCGATCGTCGGGAGAAGTACTGGCGCGGTGTCCAGCAGGCCATCCTTCGCCAGTCCAAGAACCACGCGATCCGGGATCGTGTCCGAGGGCTTCAGGAGATCCAGAAGGTGAGGGACAACACGCTGGAGTTGATTCAGCCCAAGATCGTGGACGGTCAGAAGTTCTACAAGGTCCAGCCCAGCACCTACGAGGGGATGGCCCGGGCCTTCGTGAAGCTCGACGAGCACCTGTCCGCTGAGCGCGACGGGATCCTGTCCATGATTGAGCCCGACCTGGCCCGCGACGAGCTGGGCGAGGAGCGGACACTATTCCCCCATGACGAGATGACAGCTCTGGCCGAGACCCTGCTGGAGATGCGACGACAGAAGCAACAGAAGCGGCTCGAAGCCAAGGTGGCCAAGGAGAGTGAAAATGGATCCGAAGACGATCACGATTGAGACTGCGGAGGTCCGCGAGGGCCGCCGAGTCCGCTCTGATCTGGGTGATGTGGATGGCCTCGCGGCCTCCATCCGTGACCTGGGGCAGCTCCACCCCATTGTGGTGACCAACGGGGGGCACGGTCGCTACGACCTTGTGGTGGGCGCCAGGCGGCTCCGTGCGTGCAAGAAGCTGAAGGTTCCGGTCCGAGCCGAAGTGGTGACGGTGGAGGAGGCGCTCAAGCGGCTGGACATGGAGATGCACGAGAACCTACGCCGTAAGGATCTGGATTTGGCGGAGGAGTCGGAGGCCCACGCACGGCGGAAGGCTCTGTGGGAGAAGGCCCATCCCGAGACCAAGCGCGGTGCTCCGCTCAAGAAGGGCGACAAGAAGCCGGAGCCTCCCGTGTCGCAGAAACCGCGAGACGGGGAGCCGCCGGAGCCGGTCAAGCGCTACACGCTGATGGCCGCGGAGGCCCTGGGCTGCAGCGAGCGGCGGGTCCAGGAGCTGCTGGAGATCCAGAAGCTCCCCAAGGACGCGCTGGAGAAGGTTCTCAAGGGGTGCAAGACAACGACAGAGCGTAATCGGGCCTGTCAGGACTTGCTTCGCCAGGTCCGCCAGAAGCGGAAGGAAGACAAGCTCCAGAAGAAGGCGGAGGCCAAGAAACAGCAGACGATCGAGGATGTGACCAGGCCCAAGGTTATCTTGCACCACGGTAACTGTATGGAGCTGATGGGGCACGCGGAAGAGACCGTGGACCTGTGTATGACAGATCCGCTCTATGACCGGAAGCGAAGTCTGATCACCCACGCGGCCCGGGCGGCCATCGGGGAGGATGTGGACTGGGACCACGAGCTGGACCTGGGTTGGATCTTCAAGATGGCGCCCATGTTGAAGAAGGGCGGCCAGGTCTTGGCCTTCTGCCCGCTGGAGGCCGTGGGCTCCTATGAGGTGGTGATGAAGGCCGCGGAGCTGGAGTACCGGATGACCCTGATCTGGTGCAAGACCAACCCCGGTCCGGCCCACCGGCCCACCTATGTCCATGCTACCGAGGCCATCGTCTGGGGAGTCAAGCCAGGCAAGGCTCCCTACTTCGAGCCCTGGGGCGACCAGAGCGGCGGTGAGGCGCTCAATTGGATTGAGGGTCCTATCTGCCAGGGTAACGAGCGGCTCAATCATCCGACGCAGAAGCCTGAGTGGCTGATCACGAAGCTGATTAACCGCCATAGTCAGGAGGGGGACAACGTCCTGGATCCCTTCGCGGGCGTGGGGACCACCGGAGCGGTCTGTATGGATCTGAAGCGGGCCTGCACCATGATGGAGCTGGAGCCCAAGTACGTGAAGTTGGCCCGGATGCGGCTGGAGGCGAGGCGATGATCTGGCTCTGGTTTGCGGGGGCTGTGGTGATCTCCTTTAGCGTTGGTTACGCGGTGGGGCACGTCCACGAAGGTGATTATTGGGAGCGGAGGGCTCGCATTCAGACACCTGTCTGTCACCGAGGGGAGTTCTACTATGTGGTGCCCGAGGCCGCGTATGTGGAGATCAAACGGGAGGCCAGACGGTGAGCCGAGTTAAGATCACGGTGACCACGGTGGGGGCGGGCCACGACCAGCTCCCCACCGAGACGATGCGGAAGGCCATCCAGCAGGACGTCCAGGCCCAGATCAACGCGGGTCGGACGCTGCGCGCCGGCGTGAGTCGCGGTGGCGCGGTCTACCTGGTCTACGCGGAGAAGGTGAAGGGGGAGCGGTGATCACTGTCGTCCTGGTCAAAGAGGAGGAGGTCTGGGCCTATGACATCGGCCGCAGGCCTGGGGGTGAGTACGTGGTGGAGACGATCCCCTGTGGGGCTCAGGCTCACTTGGTCAGTGCGGCGATCAAGAAGCTCGACGGGCATCTGATGACGACGCAGAAGCGGGGCTGTAAGCGGAGGCGGAGACGATGAAGTGTGGGCAGTGCGGCGCGCCGACGTTCTCTTTGGTGGGGGACCGCTGTAAGTTCTGTCGGCGCGAGGGCCTGGTGGCCCGGCTATGGTGGTGGCTCCATCCCGACTTGATGCGGCGCGTCCGCTGGCGTCAGAATTTCCGCGCGGGGGGCTGGTGGTGACGTGCCCAAGACAGGCTCCAGGCGATTCATTCGGGTCTGCCACGAGGACCACTGGTACGAGATCACGGTTCCGCAGTGGCGGGCCTTCGATTTGCTGTCTCCCCAGTGGATGTGGATCAAGTGGAAGGTTATTCACTTCAACACGCGGCTGGGGCTCGAACGTCAGGGCTGGGCGGAGTTCCGCAATGTCAGTGGAACGTTGCAAGTCCGGCTCACACCGCTGGGGCTTATCATCCGCGACAAGGTGGAGCTGCGGTTGGCCCAGCGCCGCGATCGGGAGCTGAGACGATGATTGTCCGATTGCCTGATGTGCCCCCGATGACCGAAGACGGCGATCCTCCCGATCCATTGGCGGTGTTGCTGGGGTCAGCGGGACCTTGGCAGCCCCGGATCGCCAAGGACTTGGGGGCCAAGGCCGGTTCAGCGGGGGCGGTGGTGATGACGGATTGCCCTATTCGGGGAGTTCTGCAGACGGAGGGGTATCGTCCGGAGCCCATCTTGGACGCGATTCAGCTGTTGGTGGAAGCCGCGGATGTGGTGATGGTCTGGATCGATGGGGGTCCTGTGTGGTTGTGGCTTGAGCTGGGGGTCTGGATCGCGGATCGTCGTTTCGTTTGGGGTATCGACGAGTCAGTCCGAAGCCATTTTCATCACGTTGGGCATCTCTATCACTTGTTGGTCCGCGAGGGCCGGGCGGTCCGCGCAACTCGTGAAGATACCCTAATAGAGGCCGGGATCCGGCTACAGGAGAGACGAGCATGGAGACGCGACACATCCGGTTCTACATCAGCGAGTTGATCGCGGCGCTCGAGGCCTATGGCAAGCTGCGGCGGCCGTCCATCTCGGAGGCGTTGACCTACTACTACAACTGGGCCTACGCCCGAGGGTGGCGGATCATCAGCGTCCTGGGGCATGGTGGCCGTCAGAGGATCTGGACGGGGGCAGGTGACCGGTCTACCCAGCTCGAGATCCAGGAGCTGGACTACGCCTATGAGGTGGTGATGGCCGGCGAGGACACAGACGGGACCTGCGACTTCATCGAGGCCTTTCCGGTGGTGGTGGCTGTCCGCGATATCGTCGAGGAGCTGGAGGCCCGGGGCTGGGTCATAGACGCCGATCGCGATGGCTACCAGAAGGAAGACGGCTATCTCTACATCGCGGGCGGACAGATCGCCAAGCTACCCCTGGAGCGGGTCTTCGACTGGGACAGTCCGGAGGGGGTGGCGGAGGCCTGCGATCTGCTGGAGTCCAACGCCGTTCGGATGGGCATCTGATGGGCTTCAAGCGCCACAGGGAAGCAGGGGAGCCGACCCACGTCCAGGTGATGGAGAGCCACGATTGGGTTCTCCAGGGGGGCTTCTGGGTCAAGGACATCAACGGGGATCTGCGGAAGCTGTCCGCCGGCCTGGTTCTGCGGCTGTGGGAGGAACAGGGGCCGCGGAATTTGGAGAGGACGGTCCGTGCCAAGGAGGCCGAGTAGATGCCGCGTCCACAACCTCATGATTTCCGCCTGGAGCGGCTCTGCGCGTCTGGGTGGTTACTGTTGGACTTCGGGACCCAGCGGGAGATGAACGCCGGCTATCGGGCTCTGACGGGCTCGCTCGAGCTGATTCATGTCCGGTTCCGCGTGTTGCGGCCGGACGGCAAGACCGAGGTGGATACAGGAGATCGATAATGCCCTTCAAGCAGGACCTACAACAGCTGATGCAGCAGTTCGGCGGGCCGATGAACGCCATGGCGACGGTCCAGGGGATTGCCGGCGTGGCGATGGCGGTGGTCTACCAGGACCCCGAGGCGAGCGCGGAGGAGCGCAAGGACGAGGTGGCGCTGATCATCGTGCCCAAGCAGGCCCATATGGAGGACGACGTTATCCAGGTGGCCATCAACGCACTACAGGCGCATCTGCAGACCAAGCAGGCCCAGGACGCCGGCGGCGCTGCTGGCGGACCCAACAACTAGGAGGAGACATGGACGTCAAGACCGCAGTCGAGGTGTTGGAGCGATTCAAAGCCCACTACAGCATCTTGAAGTACTTCAGGTGGGATCATCTTCCCGAGCCTCTACAGGCGGTTTCCAGGTCTTTCGGGATGCTGGCAGCGCGGGCGTTGCTCGACGTAGGTGATACGAAGGCGCCGGCGGAGGTGGCCGCGGGCCTGCGGAAGCTCCTGGAGGCGAAGGACTGTTTCGTCCGCGCGGCGCTGAAATGAGCGAGTATCTGTGGAGGGGATTGGCCATGGGGGTGGCCGAGACCGATTCGGCATTGAAGGCCTGGCCCAGGCAGATCTTCCAAGACTATGATGCTGGCGCGGCGGTGGCGAAGAAGGAGCGTGTGGCGCTGGCTCAGCTTCTTCGCGAGGCGTTGAAACATCTCGAGCCTGGCGATCTGCGGGAACGCGTCAAGCGGGCGCTATCGGGGGAGTGATGATCGGGGCTCTGAAGGACTTGGTTTGGGCGTTCCTCCACCGGGTCGAGATGACGGTCGATATCTTGGACAAGGCTCCGGCACTGAGCTTCCGCCAAGCGTGGGGGATGGCCTGCCAGACGATGCGGCAGGTAGAGCTGGAGGAGCTGGAGGATCTGCGGAAGCAGGTGGCCCGTATGCGGGACCTACGGGACGATTTGCGGAAACGGAGGACTTGATGCACTGGACATGGAAATTCGCGATGGTGGTTGCCGTCATGATCTATGCGAGCCTGGCGATCTGGGGATCGGAGTATATCTGTCGCGGAGCTTTGGCCGGGACCGCGTTGACCTACGTGCTGGAATTGGTCCCCTGTTGGCGGCGCAGGAGGCACCGATGGACTTGAAGCTGGTTCCGGGTGACAACGCCCTGATCAACACGGTGAGGGCGGCTCGCCAGCTCCTGTTGGCGCGGAAGGCCTGGCTGGAGAAGGAGCGGACCCTGTATGTGGAGCGACTCACCAGCAGACACAAAGGCCTCGAGCCGGACTTGGATCTGATGAACGAGTTGGAGGACGAGCGCTTCCAGGTCCAGGCGGAGGGGTTGTCCTACGAGGCCATGGCGGCAGAGTTGCAGGTCCTGGTGGACGGCTACGAGATCGTCCGCGAGCGGGGAGCCAACGGTTACCGTGTGGAGATCCGCGTGGAGCCCATTTCCGATTCCAACAACTTTGTGGATCCACCCGACAAATCGACACCTTAGACGACACCCCGAAGATCCGCGGAAGGGCGGAAGGATCGGGGGCGACAGCAAACAGGAGCCGACATGAGCGAAACTATAGACAGAATCGTCGCAGTGGCCAAGTTCGCGGACGCCAAGAGCGACATCAACAGCAGCTTCCAGACTGTCCAGTTCACCAAGGGACGCGTGGCCGCTTGCAGCTACGAGGGAGGGGCGTCCATGAGTATCGATGTGGACGTCAAGGCTGTGGTGGCCGCGTCCATCCTGCTGAAGGTCTGTAAGGCGATGCCCAACGCGGAGCTGTCCATGACGGAGCCGGAGAAGGGGTCCAAGGAGCGTCCGCGGCTGCAGCTCCGCCAGGGCGAGTCCGTGGCGGTCATCGACACCCAGCCGGACCAAACGGCCCCCAGAATCCCCAAGCCAGCCAAGAAGGCTACCTGGCATGAGGTCAGTGGGCTGGACGAGTTGGCGCGTGTGGCTTGGTGTTGCTGCGCGGATCCCACGCGGAGGCACATGGCGGGCGTCTACCTGGGCCAGTACGGGATGGCCGCCACGGATGGTCACGCCGCTGTGATGCTGCAGACACCGGGGGACCTGACCAAGGAGCTGGGGGAGAACGGACAGATCGTTCCGCCGGCGATGATGAAGGGTTTGGGAAGCCCGGTGATGATGACGTCCAGCGGGCGGCAGCTGTTCTTCGCGGAAGACCCCAGCTCCGGCGATTTCCGTGTGGCCAATTGCTACGACGGACGATTCCCCCCCTTGGACCAGGCGATGAAGGGCGTGTGGAAGCAGCCCAAGATGGAGGTCCCACGGGTCGAGTTCGAGGACATGGTCAAGTCCGCCAAGCTCGCGGACAAGAATCTGGTCCTGGCCGTGGAAGGTCAGCGGCTCCGCGTGGTGGTGGACCGCGGACGGATGGTCCAGACCCTGTTCGACTTCGAATCGGCCGTGAGCTTCGAGGGGAAGGTTCCCCCGGGCTATATCGGGTTCGGCGCTCATCTGGTTCTTCCGGCGCTCCAGGCCTGTGACAGCGATACGATCCAGGTCTTCCTCAATCCCCACGAGAAGGGGAGCATCGAGCCGATGGGCATCAGGGACGGTGGATACAAGGTCGTCATCATGCCCACGCGGATGTAGCCGGTGACCGTCCAGGAGCTGCGAGTGGTGCTGGCTGATCTGCCGGCGGAGATGCCAGTGTTGGTCCCCACGGGGACCAACTGGGCCTTCGTTGTCGAAGCGGGAGTGGAGGTCGTTTCCATCAAGGGAAGACATATCGCGTTGTCCGCAAGCGCGGGGTCAGGATTGGGAGTGGAGCTGCGGGGTTTGTTCTTGAAGCCTTATGAGGGCGATGGAGACAGGTATCCATGATGCGTTCGAGCTGGATCTTGAAACTGGTGTCCGCGGAATGGCAGAAGCGGCCATTGACCAAGGCGGAGGCGGAGCGGTTGGTGATGTACCTGGACCATCTGGACAGCGCGGTGGCGGAAGCTTCTCTGGCGTTTGGACAGATGGAGGGCCACGCGCGGACGTTCTACAGATGTACTCAGGCCGCTGATGGGCGCGCGGACGAATGACATCCGCAGCTCCCCGCGGAAGGGTAGAGGTATGAAGGATCCGACGTTCATGGATTACAAGGACTGGAAGCGCCGCCACTTGAGGGAGTGCCGTTACACGTCCATGGACGCTAGGCGGTCCACGCTGAGTCGGACGGTCATGTGTGCCAAGTACTTTGTGGGTCGGCGCTGCATGTGGAGGTGGTGTCCCCTGCGGAAGGAAGATCCATGAAGTTGACGATCGAGCTGCCCGAGGTGGACGTGGACGAGGCGATCCGCGCCTTGTATGGGGTTCGTCGGTGGTGTCGGCTGTATTCCGATGAGGGGCTGCGGGAGCCAGAGATGGGCGATGAGCGGTTGTTGGAGCAGGACGCGTGGAACGTGCTGGAGGTGTTGCGGAAGGCCTTGGAGAGGGGGCGCGGACGATGAAACTGGTCCGATTGATCGGCGGCAAGCCCGCGCCGGAGGCCAAGTTCGAGGTGACCGTCCACGGCTACTCCATGATGATCAAGTGTCCGTGTGGAACGGTATGGACCACCACGGTCCCGGGTCCGGGGAGGCAGCGGGAGGAGATGTGCCCCAGCGGCTGTGGACACGGGATTGACGTGGACGCACGCCCGATAATGGAGGTCCAGTGGGTGGATCTTCCACCGCCGGGGCCCCTGGAGGATGTGCTGCGGAATTTGACCTATCCGGTCCCGGAGGTCTTGCGGAACGCTTTCCGTATTCCGGAGGAGCGTTTCCACAGGGAGTATCTGTGCGAGCCGGTACCGGCCGGCTTTGACTGGTTCTGCGGGGTCTGCCGGTTGGGTTACTACTCGCCGGACGTGAAACGGTCGGACGCGGACAGCAATCCGCTGTGTCGCTGCGGACGGGTCCTGAACGGTTCACACGAACAACCCCCAGGACTGCGCTGGGTAGGAGAAGACGATGGGGACTGACTACTATCTGATCGACCCGAAGGCCCGGCAAGTCCTCTACATCGACCGCGCGGGCTCTGACTTCTGCTGCGTCCATCCCGGTCCCGAGCGCCAGAAGGTCCCGGACCACGGGACCGTCCGCGTGGTGACCGCGGGAGTCTTGGAGGCAGTGAGGGAGAGCCTGGAGGATGATGGGCCGCACGCGGACTTGCGCACGAAGGACGCCTACAATTGGTGCCTGGGGCGGACGCCGGTCCTGCTGGTGGACGACCACAGCTCCGGGGATGAAGTCGCGTTTGCATTCTGCGGTATGGTCTCTGCCGGCGAGGTGGAGGGCTGGTCCGCGGCGCCGGACGCGGGGACGGACCCCCGTCCGCGGAGCCAGCAGGAGCGGTGGGACAGCGCCATGTTCGAGCTGCGGGAGGCCGGCGTGGACGTTCCGCGGATGGCCATCGAGCAGGCGATGCGGAACTACGTCCGCCTGGGCCTGGGCAAGGATGAGCGGAAGGCCGCGGACGAGGCGATCCCCCACCGGATGTCCGCGGAGGGGATGAAGCTCCAGTACGAGCTGGACGTCCGCGACTTCGACGCGGGCGTGGCGGACACGGCCCACACGGTCCTGGTCCTCCGCAGCAAGGACCCCGGCCACGGTTTCCACCAGCCGGTCTACGGCGCGGTCTTCCAGGAGGAGTGGAACGGCGAGGACGACCCAGAGGCCCAGGGCGTCCGCATCGGCTACGGGCGGGACGTGCTGTCCGCCATCCAGGACCTGCTGGGCTCGGAGTCCGCGGAGGTGGACGAGGGCGACCTGCCCGGGCGGACCACCGGCGCGGAGCTTCCGCGGGAGGTGATCTTGGAGGCGGCGCTGGCGGACGCCTACGGACGGATCGAGCAGCTGCTGGAGGAGCGCCGGCCTCTCCTGGACCAGGCCAACGCGCTGGTCCTGTCCATGGAGCAGCGGGAGGCCATCGGGGAGGACTGGCACCCCTACTACGATCAGTGGCTGCGGACGTTCGCGGAGTGGTGCGCGCGGATGGGGCCCGAGTACTGGGGTCACCGGGATGCCGCCCACCTGGTCCGCTCCCTGTTCGCCAAGCTGTCGGGCTTCGAGCCCCAGGAGTCGCCGGAGCCCCGGCCGCTGTTCTACCCGACGATCCGCGGCGGCGAGCCTGAGCGGGACCAGGAGCGCCCGCAGACGTCGGAGCTGGAGAAGGACCCGGACCCCCAGAACGCCTACTGGGCGCAGCGGCGCGAGTCGGTGGAGGCCGGTCCGCCGGAGTGGCGTCAGCGCCGGCCGCCGCGGACGACGCGCGACAGGAGCGTGACCCACGAGGTCGTGACCCGCTTCAACGTGGAGACGGGCTACGTCGAGTGGCGCGGCTACCGCATCCTGCTGGGCGCGCTGGAGCCGCTGGACCAGCCCCTTCTGCAGAGCAACGGCCACCTGTTGGAGGGCGTGATGTTGCTCCACGAGGTCTGGGAGGACATCGCGGAGAAGTTCATGCTGGGCGTCCCGCCGGAGAAGTCTCTGGCGGACATCCTGACGGGGGACATCACGGAGCGTGTCCGCGCCTACCTCGACCGGATCCCGCGGGTGACGGAGGACGACCTGGCGGACAGCCACGGCGGGCCGGAGCTGGGCTCCCCGGCCCCCCACAAGCTATGGACAGGAGAGGACGATGGATAAGCTACAGGCGCTGGAGGAGCGCATCCTTGAGCTGCAGAAACGGGAGAAGGTGGTGGCTGCTTTGGAGAAGCGGCTCGCCCAGGTGGAGGGTCTTCTCAGCATGCCCGAGGATCAGGACGAATCCCTGTGGGGTCTGGAGAAGCGGGTCAGGGCCCTTGAGAGCATCGAGCTGCGGTTGGCCCAGCCCCTGGCGGACCGACAAACGGAGCTGGCTGGGCGGATGTCTGAGCTGGAGGAGCTGGCCGGGCGGATGTCTGAGCTGGAGGAGCTGGGACAGCGGCTGTTGGGCACGTTGGAAGCGCAGCCCCATCAGCTCTTGAATCTGGCGTCCACAACGAAGCTCGAGGATCTGGAGGATCGGGGCAAGGCCGGGCTCAAGCGTCTGCAGGCGCTGGAGATGCGATGCTCCAGGATGGAGACGAACACAGATGAGTGGCTGGCCAAGGTGGGGGACCAGGCCTCGGGGGCTCTGCAGCGGGTGGCCCGTCTGGAGGAGGATCGGGGGGAGATGGAGGCTCTGGAGGCCTTGGCGGACAAGTTCGATTCGATGGGGGGGTGGTCCCGGCTCCTTGACGACGTCCAGCCCCGGCTGGAGGCCCTGGAGGCCAAGGCGGATCGGTTCCCCGATGGGATGGGGCAGCAGGCGATGAAGCGGCTTGAGGCGTCGGAGCAGGAGTGGGTGATCTGCCAGGCCCGTATCATGGCGCTGGAGGAGTTCGAGGTGGATGGGCAGCGGCTCACTCGAAAGCGTTTCGACGTGCAATTGTTGAGTCGGTTTCAAGAGCTAGAGGAGTTGATGGAGCGGGTCCAGGAGCGGGTGATGGACGGCTTTCGCCAGCGTCCGCGCTGTGTGGACTGTGGTGCGGCGATTAAGGCTCCAGCATGCCGCTGTCCTCAATGCAGTGGGGGGGAGCCTGTTGGCCTAGCGGCGCGAGTCGCAGTGTTGGAGGAGCAGGCGCCATGGGCGGACGCTTTCCGCAGTCTGCGGAAGCGAATAGAGGGGTTGGAGGAGGATCCAAGCCTCGCGGGGCTCCAGGGGGCCATTGACGGCGTGGAGGATGCTGCCGAGCTGGCGCGCGGACGGCTGGAGAAGCGGATCGATTTGTTGGAGACGACGCAGAGCGATGCCGCCCGGGCGCGGACGGAGATTCGGGAGCATCTGTCCCGGGCGATGAATGTGCCGGGCAAGGCGATCAACGGGTTTGAGCGCCGGCTTCACGCGATAGAGGCAGCGCAAGCGGGCCAGGTCCTTCTGGACAAGGACCGGGCCGTGGAAGCCCAAGAGCTGAGCCATGGCCTGGCCAACCAGGTGGACGCTTTGAACGCACTGGACGGCCGTGTGGCTGTCCTGGAGACGATGCCAGACGAGGGTCCGGTGGTGGGCAAGCCCTTCCGCAATACCAAGGACCTGCAGAACGTTTTGAGTGGCACGGTGATGGGCGGATTCATCCCCAGTCCCCAGGCCCAGGCGGAGGTGAATCAGCATGTCCGGAACCTGCAGGACACGGCCGCCTTGCTGCAGGGGTTGGCGGAACAGCAGGAGCTGGCCGGGGCCTATCCGGCGAATAGCGAGCTGGCGGGACCTTGCGACTGTCCCCAGATGCCCTGTGAGCATGATAACCTGCCACCGTTGTTCGCGAACGGGGAGCGCGCGAACCTGGTCAAGCTTCAAGCCCCGGTCCAGAGTCTGGTCCGTCCAGTCGGGTGGGTGATGACGGACTACGTGGGGGCTGTGACGGTGGAACAGCGCGGGGAGGTCATCAAGCTCCGCGGCGATTGCCTGGTGACCTGGACCTCCGTGGGGGATGTGTGGGTGGCCGTATTGGGCGACAATGCTATGGTGTCCGGTAAGGTAAGGGCTTGGGAGGCTGCGGGGGCAAATCCAATGACCTTCGAGTCCAAGCCGGTCTTGGAGGTGGAGGTCATGGAGGTCAAGCGCTACGGCGACAAGGCCCATTGATGCCGATCCTGGATAGTGTGAGGGGGCAGCAGCCTACGATGGGATCGTGGGGGGCGCCGGCGACGGTGGACGGGACGCCGGCGATGGATACACCTCTATTTCGTCGATGTACGGGCCACTGCTGTCAGTGCTTCTGTCTGGGGGGTATGTCTCTCGAGGACTTCCGCGAGAACCTGCGGCGCTCGCGACTGCCGGGCGGCTACTTGTCGCAGGGCTGGCCCCAGCGATGTTCCAATGGGAAGTTTCTGCAGGGGCCGGTGGTCGATATCGAGCTGATCGTGGATATGCTGATTCCATGGAAGGAAAGCGATCCACGACCAGTGAGTCGATCATCAGGGACCCCGGATAGCCTTCCGCGGTTCACCTGCCGGTACCTGGACGGGGATCGCTGTAGTATCTACAGTCGGCGGCCGCACTTCTGTCGGAGCTATCCGAATGGGGCGTGTGAATACCGAGATTGCACGAGGGAGCATTGACCAAGGTCAATCTGATCCGCGATCACCCGCTGACCTGGCGGATGGTGAAGGGCGCGCGCAAGGGTGTTTGTCGGTACTACACGGCGCAAGGACGGCCGCCGCGGCGCGATTCGATTCTGTGTCTGGGGCTCGAGGGCGCGTGGCGGCCATGCCTGGATCGAGAGATCTGCCTAGAAGTGGCACCGGGCCAGCGGCGTGGTGTAGACTCGAAACGCTAATGGGGCAGCTCACGGACAGTCAGCGGAGGATCTTGGGGATCCTGGTTGTGGAGCATGGATGGTGGGCCAAAGCGACGAGCTTGGCGTCCATGCTAGGCATCAATCCCCAGGGCTGCGGGATGGCGCTGAAGGGGCTCTACAAGCGGGGGCTGGTGGACCGTCGGCCGCCAGCTCCCAAGGACTCGGCGGAGTATCGGATCAACGCGGAGGGCATCAAGGAGGCCCAACGCCATGGAGAGTAGATATCGCGTGGACCTGGCAGTCTTTGATCCCCCGGAGGGAGAGGACGAGGAGCCGGCCGTGGTTTGCCAGATGACGGCTCACGGGGCCAGTTTGGAGGGCGCCATCGCCAACGCGATCGTGGCGATGGCGCCGCATATCATCCACATGGGCTACGAGTTCATGGTGGTGGGCGCGGGGGTCTTCTGCGACGTCCACGGCTGCTACCACGAGATCCGGAATGTTCTGGGCCATGCCGCGGAACAGCCGGAAGTGGTCTTCGAGGGACCGCCGGAGCCGGCGGTCAATTGAGGCCATGATGGTCCACGAGGTCTTGTTGTTGTGCGAATGGAAGCTGGAGGCCTTCGAGCAAGCGCTGGGAGTCGAGTGGCCCTACATCCGGTTGGCGCTGCGAGTGTGGCGTCAAGCCCTTGGGCTGTGGCCACGGGGGGTCATCGGTCCGGAGCGCCAGCTTCCAGCTTACCAGTTCTTCTACGGGCAGCTGTGGCGATTGAAGGGGGTCACGAGGTGACGACGATCAAGGAGGCCTTCGCGAAGGTGGCTGTCGTTTTCACGGATGGCGCGATGGACAAGTTGGTCTACGGGCCGGGCAAGGACGGGGAGCCTGTCCGCATGATGTCCGAGCTGAAGAAGGGAGACCGTTTCCGCGAGTTCCGGTGGGATGGTCCGATCGAGGTTGCCGGTGGAGACGCTTATCAGATGGACAATCCACCGCCTGGGCCGAAGGGGAAGCTCTGGTGCGTGCCGATGGACCGGAGTCGCTGATGGCGGGCAAGCGGGCGTTGAAGGCCTACCTCGCGGTCCTGGAGGCCTTGTCCACCGGGCCCAAGATGAAGACCGATTTGAAGCGGGCCTGCGGCTACGACGTCATCCGCGAGTACCCAGCTCTGGATCGTCTGCTTCAGGATATGCGAGTGGCCGGGGTCATTGAGTGCCGCGGCAAGACCTGGGTCTTGGCGGAGGGCAAAGAGCTGTGCCCCCAGTGCCATGGCCGGGGGATCTGGGATAAGGAGACGGGTTGATGAGCAAAGACAAAGACAAGGATACGGGTACAGACAGGGATCTGTTACGGGAGGGGGTGGGTCACCAAAACGATCAGATCGATGAGGCCATGAGGGAAGAGACAAGGGATGATCGAGGGGGCGGGGATCGCGAGGAGAACGGCAAGTGATGTGGAGCTGGATGAAGGCGAGTCCCTGGACCTTCGCTGTCGGTGGTTTGATTGCTGTTTTGGCGGTGGGTGGTGTTATCTACGCATTGGCGACTCACAAGAGGCGGATGGCCGCGCGGGACAAAGGGCTGATGATTCGTGATGGTCACCGACTTCGCTGGAAGCGGGAGGACTTGCCCCTGGGGGTCTGGTTCCATCCGGGCCTTGCTGACGAGCTGCTGGAGGCCTGGAAGGGTGCCACGGCGTTGTTCGAGCAGGCCGTGGGGCGGCCGCTGTTCATGATCCCGCTGATGGCCCCTAATGACCTGGACCTGGACAAGCCGCCGCGGGGGAACGTGGTCCTGAAGACGACAGACCCCCAGGGCGATATGTCGAGCGACCATGGACGGACGGAGCACCGCTACGACAAGCGGGACGGTTACTTGATCAGCGCCATTGTGTCGTTGCCCTGGGTTCCGCGGACCGGGCTCCACCGGCATGTGGCGGTCCACGAGATTGGTCATGTCTTGGGTCTGGACCATGACGATGTGACGTCGTCCATCATGTTCCCAACGTTGAGCTTGCGGAGGACGCCGGGGACGCTGTCCGATCTGGACGCGCAGAGGCTCAAGGATATCTATGGTTAAGGTAGGGCCGGCCATCGAGTCGGAGGGTTGGCGCCCGGTGGTGGGGAAGGCGCCGCTATAAGGGGAGGGGTTGACAGGTAGCCGGGCCTAGGGCACCTTGGAGCCTGGCGGACCGAAGGCGTTGGGTTATCCAGTGAGCAACTGGCCCGGTCCATGAGGTCGGGCTTATCCAGCTCCATACCATGTTCGCCATCACGAGGTCACATGCAAGGGACACCCTGGATCAATGGAATCTCGCGTGGACAGCTCCCCGGCTGCGCTCGAGGCGCGGCGACTGAGGTCCGCTCTCCGGAAGACCAAGGTTTCGGAGGGGCCGGTCCTGATGGTGGTGACACCGCAGGAGCAGGCCGAGATCTGGGCGGAGCTGACTCCCAGGGAGAGGGAGAGGGTCACGCTCCTGACGAGCTGGCCGTGGAGCGCTCCCGCGTTGGCCAGCTCCCGGTTGTGCCGAGCCGCCTAGATCTGCGGCTCAAGGACGCCCTGATCGGGTGATCCATGCGCTGGTCAGGGTTGATTGTCGCGGTGGTGGCGCTGGTCCTGGCCTTCGTGGTGGCCGTTCTGGGGTCCTGCACGGCCCCCAATCCATCGCTTCAGGACTGGGAGGCCTGGGACGTCTACTGCTATCCGGACAGCTGTGTGGCGGTCTGGCGGGCTCAGGACGGCGGTTTGGGCGTGGACCGGCTTCTGCTGTGCGATGAGACCGGGTGCTACTGCATGGGCGGGGGGAGCCTGCGGACGCGCTGCTGCGACCGGCAGCCCTTCACCATGGAGGCCATGGAGTCCGTCTACCTCGGTGGGTGCTGCGCTACATTAGGCCCTTGACTTACTCCGCACTGCGGTCACCATCCTATTGTCTTCGGACAACAAGGAGGCTCACATGGCGACCAAGCAGCTCTCTCTTCTTCCCAAGTTGGCCCTGGCGGCTGCGATGTCTAGCGAGTTGAACAAGGCCAAGCGGGACGAGACCATTCCCGACCTGCAGAGCTACGATATCATTCTGGTCAACACCAGCGCGGGCAAGGACAGCCAGGCGATGCTGGACCTGGTGGTGGAGCACGCCAAGGCGGCCGGCGTCCTGGACCGGGTAATCACGGTCCACGCGGACCTGGGTCGGATGGAGTGGGCGGGGACTGGCGAGCTGGCCCGCGAGCAGGCTGAGCACTACGGGCTCCGTCTCGAGGTCGTGAAGCGTCCCCAGGGCGATTTGCTGACCCAGGTGGAGGACCGGGGTATGTGGCCGGGCCATACCACGCGCTACTGCACCAGCGACCAGAAGCGGGGTCAGGTCTACCGCGCGATGACCGCCTTGGTCCGCGAGCTGGGTCTGAAGCGCCGGGCGCGGATCCTCAACTGCCTGGGCCTCCGCGCGGAAGAGAGTCCTAACCGTGCCAAGCTCGAGCCTCTGAAGGCGGACAAGAAGGCCAGCAACAAGACTAAGCGTGAGGTGGACACCTGGCTGCCCATTCACGACTGGACGGTGGAGCAGGTCTGGGCACGTATCAAGCAGAGCGGCGTCCGCCACCACCGGGCCTACGATTTGGGGATGCCCCGGCTCAGCTGCGTGTTCTGTATCTTCGCGCCCAAGGCGGCCCTGGTGCTCGCCGGCAAGCACAATCAGGAGCTGTTGGACGAGTGTGCGGGGATCGAGAAGCGGATTGGCCACACCTTCCGCCAGGATCTGACGCTGGCGGAGGTCAAGGAAGCGGTGGAGGCCGGCGAGGGCGGGGCCGTCGAGGACATCGACAGCTGGTGCTGCTAGGAAGCGATTAGACCCTTGACATGCTCCGCGCTGGGGTCAGCATATAGGGGTCCTCGGACACAACTCACGGAGGCTCACATGACGACTCAGACCTTGTTCGACTTTGCCCGCCCCAGCCGGCCCACCAGCACCTTCACCGATAGTGACCAGCTGACGGTCGTGGACCTGTGTTGCGGCGCCGGGATGGCCTCCTTGGGCTTCAAGGCGGCCGGCGGCTACGACATCCTGGGCGGCGTGGACATCTGGGACGACGCGGTGGAGGCCTTCTGTCTCAACCACGGCAATGACTACGACTTCTTCCAGGACGCGGGCTGGCTGGGCGTCGAGGGCGCAGCGGCTGGCCGTCAGGAGCATTCCGACGGTTGGACGGTGGACGTGGTCTTGACCGGTCCGCCCTGCCAGGACGACAGCCTGGCCAACCACGCCGCGGACAAGGGTCGTGGCGCCATCAAGGCTCCGGCGCTGGCCGCGGCGCGGGCGATGGGGGCCACCTGGATCATCATGGAGATGGTCACGAGCAAGTACGCTGACTGGTGCCGCAGCCAGGGTGCCCGTCAGATCCTGAAACTCCAGGACTGCAAGCTGGGCGGCTTCACCATGCGGACCCGCTGGTTCGCCGTCTGGGGTCCCTGGGACCTGGTCATCACGGAAGAGCAGGGACGCGGCTGGGGTGAGGCTCTGGGTGTGGACGACCCCGACGCCCGTCTGGCGACCGAGAGTAACAGCAAGGCCAAGCGTTGGCAGCGGGCCAAGGCTCCCCACGAGGCCGCGGATGCCTGCGTGGGCGGCGACCGGCGCCACGTCATCCGCTTGGGTAACGGCGAGGAGATCCGGTTGGGACCCCAGGACGAGGCCGCGTTGGCCGGTTTCCCCAACTTGGAGCTGCAGCGGTCCGAGCACATGTGCAACGGGGAGCGTGAGTGGACGTGGACTCAGGGCGCCCAGAACGAGCGGGACGCCAACACCATGGTCGGCAACGGCTGGCCCATGAGCTTCGGGCGCGCCATCGGGCGGGCCATCACAAGGAGGAGCCGATGACCGAGAGGGAGAAGAAGCTTCAATCGATTAGGGCCGTGGCGCAGAATCTTCGAGGTGTGGCGTCGTCGGAAGAGACAACCGACGAGTACGCCATTTGGCTTCGACGTCAGGCCGCGGTCTTGGAGTCCTCGGTTCGATTTCTGGCCTCACAGCGCGAAACGAGGGAGTAGATGGCCGGCAAGGATAGCCACGGGGCAAGCGCGGCCCGGCGCGCCAAGGCGGACGCCAAGGACAAAGCCCGGCGCTTGAAGGCGCGCGGGACCTGGACGCCGCGGAAGCCGGAACAGTTGGAGCTGCCGCTGGACCGGATCGCGCTGGAGGAGGGCGTGATCTACCATCCGTGCGAGACCGGGATGGAGCCCTGCGAGGCTTGTACCGAGTGGGCCAAGACCGCGGAGCGCGACGAGTGGGGGTACTTCATAGGTCCCAGTCCCTGCGACCTGGTTCGGCGCCGGCGGCTGGAGGCTTTTACTGCGGAACACAAGACCCGAGGAATCACACTATGACTGACGAACAGATAGAAGCCCGAGCTTGGGCGTTGATCAACGAGGGGCCGCTGTTTCTGGCGAAGCAGATCGTCCGGATGGATGAGGCCCTGGTGGGTCTGATTGAGCGTGTGGACCGGCTCGAAGAGAATCAGGTTGTCCTGGATGTGGATGACATCGAGGGCCGCCTGGGAGCGGTTGAGGCGTCCTCCGAGCGATTCGAGGATCTGCAGCTCCTGGCCTTCACCGAGACCACCGCGGACCAGTTGGAGAGCCTGGAGGGTCGCCTGGATCGCTTGGAGGAGCGGGTTCCAGACCCGGAGCTGCGGACACCATGACCGCGTTCGCGAGGGGCTCCGATCTGATTGCCAAGTCTCTGGACGTGCCCGGGGTTCGGGATGCCCGGGTCTATGAGTCTGAGCCTGGGAAGGTGGATTTGGTGGTCTGGACGTATCCCGAGTATGTCTACCCTGGCCGTGATTCGGAAGTGATCCTGGACGAAGTCCGCAGGCAAGTATCGGGGATGATACCGATGGGAGTCTTGATCAAGGTGATCAAGGGGGAGGACATCCCGATCCAGCTCAAGAGGGCGATGATTGGCCTCCAGGGCAACGCGGCGGTGGCTATGCCTATCCTCGATTGGGTTACTGCAGATGACTTCGCTGCGGGCCTCCTGGAGTGTGAGGACCAGGTCTTCGGGAGGAGCGGGAACTGCAATTGTCAGCTGTCATGGTTCTGGTGCGCGGCCCGCTGCGCCCAAGGATCTCCACGGGCCCGGCGCTGGCTGGGGGTGGATCTGGAGCGGTCACCGGAGAGCTACTGGCAGGATCGCCACGTCTGTCAGGCGCTGAAGAGTCCCGCGATAGAGGATATCTTTGTTCATGATATCTTTCTGGAGGCCGCTGGTTACGCACCCATCCTGAAGGTTCTCCGGATGGCCTACGCCGGCGAGGGGCTGATCCTGGATCGGGGAGTGAGCGGGGAATGGTGGGAGCTGGTCGGACTCCGCCACCAGGCCCAGCGTCGTGTTATCCTGGAGGCCGTGTGGGGCGGTGAGGAAGACGAGTCGGACTCCCCGTGACCCCCTTGACATACTCCGCATAGCGGTCAACATACAGGGGTCCTCGAGACAACTCCGGAGGCTCCGATGACCCAGACAGCTCTGAACGTAGACCGGATTGTGACCCTCAACTGCGGCCTGGGGCGTGATTCCATCGCGATGACGGGGCTGCTGGAAGAGGGCGAGCTGGTGGTGGCGGAGCGGGTTTGGTGTTGCCGGGATTGTGGAGCTGAGATCCCCATGGTGGAGGAGCTAGCCCCGATCTGTGATTGTACCGACCCCGACGGTTGGTGTGTTCCCGCCATGATCCAGTTGACCACCAAGATCGGCCGCCAGGACGTGGACTACGTGGTCTTTTCGGATGTTGGTCACGAGTGGGAGCATACCTACAAGCTGATCCCGACCATCCGCGAGAAGTGCGCGGCGATGGGCGTCCGCTTCTTCGTACTGGCCAAGGGCAACGGTCGGAGCTACCCCGCGAAGCCCTCCACCTGGGCCGAGGTTGAGGCCAAGGCCGCCGCGGGCGGTTATCACGTTAGCAACAAGGGTCAGGCCCTCCCGGCCCTCATGGATGAGATGTTGTCCCGGTCCACGGTGGTCAACTTCCGCGGACAATGCACGGACAAGCACAAGATCTCCCCGATGCGCCGGCTCATCGAGGATGTGGCCCGGATCCGCTTCGGCGTTCGTGACAACCGCCGCTGGGGTCACGAGGTCCGCAAGGGTCAGCGCCGTCCCCATCTGGCAATGGTGGGTATCGCCGCGGATGAGACTCCCCGCATCAACAAGGCCGCCCAGGCTGCGGGTGTGAGCTACGTGGACGAGACCTATCCGCTGGTCACCATGGGGATCGCCAAGACGGACGAGCAGCCTATCCTGGAGCGTCACGGTCTGGGGCACGTCCGGAAGTCTGGCTGCTACCTTTGCCCCTTCCAGCCGGCGAGCTGGTACTGGGCTTTGAGCGTGACCGATGAGGTCGCCTACCAGATGGTGGTGAGCTACGAAGCTCAGGCCCTCCAGAACAATCCCAACATGCACGCCACGGCTGCCAAGAAGACCATCCCCGAGATGGTGAAGACTTGGCGAGCTGCCAACCCGAAGGCCACCGTGGGCGCTGTTCTGGCCAAGACTTACGAGATGTGCCCCGCCGCGGCTCGAACGGCCCAGCGGGTGGCGGCTTGACATATTCCGCAGTGCGGTCAATATCTAGAGGTCCTCGCGACACTGACCAGGAGGCTCTGATGGCTCGATTGACCCAACCCCCCAAGAACCAGGCCTACGCGCAAATCACTGAGGCCATCGGTACACGCGGCCGGTGGAACCTGTTGGGCTACGCTCGCGTGTCTCTGCTCAGTCCAACTGATCGGGAGGAGATTACGGTTCGTGTTCAGGCGAGCGCTTGCGAGGTCCCGGTGGGCCACAAGCGGCAACTCAGGCGATGCGACCTGTTCATTACGCCGGAGGAGATCGAGTGGCTCGAGCGGCAGATCGCCTATACCCAGAGCCATGATGGGAAGGCCCCGCATCCGGGCGAGCGACCGGATTGGCCCAAGGCCGGGGACCAGCTCGGGCTGGGCGTGTGACAATCGGCAGGGGCGCGGAATAGGATCAACAGGGGCTTTGGCCCCAGGGAGGCACCGATGGCGGGATCACCCAACCTGAAGGTCTACGCAGGCCGCGAGTATGTGGCGAGCTGCAAGCATATCGAGGACGCGGTGGTGATTGCGGCCGTCCGCGGCGAGGGCACCACCATCCGCTACGGGCACGGCAAGGCTGCGATCCTGTGGACGGAGGGGGCGGAGGGCCAGTCCGCTAGCGAGAGTTACGACCACGCGACGGCCGTGGTGGTCTCGCGGATGGAGGCCCACTTCGCGCTGCTGGCGCGCAGGCGGAAGGCCCGCGGCTGATGTCCAACCCGGACCGTAACCGGATTGAGCTGCCTGGGGTAATTCTTCAACTGGGCAAGCCACGGTTGACAGCCCGGGGACGGGTCATGGTGATCCCGGCGCTGCTCTACCCGGAGCGGCCGGTTAACTTCATCAACACGACGATCACACTCGGAGGCGGAGATGCCCCTGTTGGACGACAAGGACCGGGCGACGTTGGCCTGGCTGAAGGAGGCGAAGATGACGAGGGACGGAAGGTACAACACGACGCCGGCGGTGGACCGCAAGGCGGCCAAGCTCCGGGCGGAGGGGTTGAGCTTCCGCAAGATCGCGGAGGCTCTGGGGGTCAGTGACAAGACGGCCAAGCAGGCCGCGGAGCGTGGCGCTAACGGTCGTCAGCTGGACGCCGAGAAGGCCAGGGGCCAGGAACTGCGGAAGCTCCTGAAGGACCGCTGGCGGAGGCTGACGGACCCGGAGATGGAGGCAATGGAGCGGCGGATGGCCGGCGATACCCAGGACGCGATCGGCGCCAAGCTGGGCATCAGCAAGCAGCGGGTGGCCCAGCTCCAGGCCCAGGCGGAGAAGAAGCTTCGGGAGGAACGATGACGACGGCCGAGCGACTCAGGAAGATCTTGACGAGGCACCGTTACAGGTCCTTTGACTACTCCAACGACTTCAAGATCAAGGCGACAGACGCCCTGCTGGACAAGCTGGTGGCGGAGCTGCTGGAGGTCGTGGAGGATCAGGAGAAGAAGGTTCACGCGGCATACGCGCCTGACGTGGCCGCTTCCTTCGACAAGGTCAATCAGAGTGATTTCGTTATCGGGCTGGTCCGCAAGGTCCGCAAATGTAATGCCTGCGGTTGTTCTAAGTGGGAACCCTACGTTCCGCTGGGGCGGTTCGGGGCGGACGGGCTCGTCTGCGCGGGCTGTGGTAACGCTATCGAGAATAGCACCATGATGGAGGAGCCCTGATGGGCCAAGATAGACTTACCGAGGGCGGCCGGAGCATTGTGTGGAAGGCCGTGATGGACAGTTTGAACGCTCACCGGCGCCAGGGGATGGTCTTCAAGACCAAGCTGTTCTTGAAGTTCGAGCGCTGGGGCGTGGGGGTGGAGGATCTGTGGGAGCCCGGGATGCCCGACAAGCCTGGGATTCCGGAGGAGACGATCCAGGCCTTCGTTGCGGACATCGCCGCGGACGTCTGCAAGCGTGTGGAGGAGGCGCTGGACCGCATCGACCCTAGGCCAGGGCCCAACCAGGAGATCATCTGCCAGAGCTGCGGTCAGGAGTTCGTGACCACGGTGGGTGGAGCTTGCCCGAGCTGCGGACACAAGTGGGACGGGACAACGCCGGCGACAAAGGACCTGTCCGCGGCAGACCGGGCGAAGCGGGCCTGGGGCGAAGTCCAGATTGGCGGACCTGGTGACGTGGTGGAGCCGCCGGCGATAACCGACGCCATAGAGCGCTGGAAGGCGGATCCGGAGCCCAGCATGGACGAGACGTGGACGGAGGCCGAGAGGATCTCGTGGACGGAGGCCGAGAGGATCTCCTGGGAAGCAGTGGAGCGGTTGGAGGGGAGCGGCCACACCCCCCATTGCGCGCGGAGGATGATCTGGGGAGATGGGGAGTGCGAATGCCAGCTGCCGAAGGCGAAGGCCTCCGCGATCACCTGCACCTGCCACCTGATGGACCCGGGGAAGCTCTGTGCCGTCTGCTTGGAGGACATGAATCGCCAGCTCCAGGAGACCTACCAGCCGGCCTTCCCGGACACGCAAAGTCGGATCGACGAGCTGCGGGGAGCGCTCGAGGCCGGCGCACGGTTGGCGGAGGAAGAGCCCCTTCCGGTGATGGACGACCCGATGGGTCCCGTATCGCAGGCCCCGCGACACGGGACACGACCAGGCCGGCCCCCGCGGAGCTACAAGGAGATGGCCCGAGATGAGCGAGAGGCTGCAGAGAGAGACGCTAGGGTTCTGCATGAATTGTGGGGATCCGCTGGTCCCAAGGGACCTAGAGCTGGCGGTGGTGCAGCTCCGGAAGACGATCCTCAATCAGCTGAGGAGCGTGGGCTGGACGCCGGGCTGGAGGACCGCGGACAACCTGGCCCGGACGATCCTGTCGGGGATTGAGGATTACGGGCGAGAGGAGCCTCCACCGAATTCTGACCCTTGACATGCTCCGCGGCGCGGTCATCATCTCGGTTGTCTTCGGACGCTACCTTGGAGGCTCGAATGTTCAGCAGCTACGACAACTGGAAGACCACGGACCCCCGCGACTCTGAGCGGGAGGTTGGGATGGTGGATTGCCCCGACTGTCAAGGCGAGGGCCATGGTTGCGACGAGGACGGCCCCTGGTACTGCCCGACCTGCAGCGGCGAGGGTTGGCTGTGGGAGGAAGTCCTGGAGGTCATGGAAGCGGAGGAGGAGCTGGACGCGGGTTGTCCGCGCTGTGGTGGCCTTCTCTGCAACTGCGTCAACATCGAGGCCAGTATAGAAGCCATGATGGCCGGAAAGGAAGAAGCTGCCTGATGGACCGCACCGATCCCCGACACGTCGCCCACGAGCTGACCCCCCTGGAGCGTGTTCTCCAGACCATGTCCTACCACACCGGCCTGGTGATGACCGAGCCGGCCCCCAGCACCTTGAAGATGGGGCTGTCCCACGAAGACGTCTTGGTCTTGGTGGAGATCACCATCCAGCCCAGCTCCTGCGGCCCGCAGGAGGACAGCCCCCTGGGTCCCAACGTCATGGACCAGTGTTGCATCAAGGTCGAGGGGGAGGCGAAGGGCTCCTGGGTTGGGAACCGCTGTGGTGCCCGTCAGGCCCTGGCAGCGCTATACGCTCCGGTCATCGCGGCCGCAGCCGCGATGGAGTCCGAGACCGAGAGGAATGCGGCTTGATGGATCGGGATCAGTGGAAGAGGCGCGTGGTGTCCAAGCGGGAGGCCAGGATCGCCAAGTTGGTCCGTGCTCATGGTTTCACGCGCGTATCGGATCGGAAGGTCCGCTGTCCTCATTGCGGCGCGGAGCTGACCTATAATCTGGTGCGACGTGTCCATTTGACCGGGAGGTGTGTCTGATGGCCAAGCCGAAACAATACCGCTGGGTCTGTCCTCAGTGTGGGGCCGGCAAGCTGGCGCCGAGCAGGCCGCGGAAGGACGACGTCCGCCGCTACTGCCTACCCTGCAGCGAGCGGACGGGGCGGTTGGTGGAGAGACTGTCTCCGGCGCTGGAGCGCCAGCGTCGGGAGAAGGAGGAGCGCCGGCGGAGCAGGGACAAGCGCAAGCGGGCGGCCAAGACCCGGGCGAGGGCTCGCAATCGCGAAGCCCGGGCGGAGTGGATCGTGGAGCGGGAGATCGCTTTGGGCTTTGCCCAGGACGGCGGGAAAGACTCCATCCACGGTTGGTTCCGCAGGCTCCGGAAGCTGAAGGCCTGGGGCTGCAAGATGAGCCACTGCAGCCTCCGGGTCCGTTACAGCGACACGGACCGTCACGCGCATCCCTGGACCAGCGGACACGCCTGGCTGGAGGAGGGCGAGATCGTGATCACGGCCGCCAAGCCCAGGGCGGGTTACCCGACGTTGCGGCAGAAGGCGGAGGTGATCCAGACTCTGCTCCACGAGCTGGCCCATCCCGCAGCCTTTGGGCGTTTCGGACACGAGGGGACTAACCACGGCCCGGAGTTCAAGCGGACACTGCTCGAGGCCGCGGAGGAGCTGACCGGTCGGGTAGCGGATGTGACCGTAGAGCACGCGACTTATGACGTGGACCAAGAGGTTGTGGATATGCTTCACCTGTGGCTGATGGAAGAGGACGCCGATGGCTGCTGACCTAACACGGGGACAGGTGATGGACGCCCTGGAGCAGCTCATATGGGGTGGGACCGCTTCGTGGCTGGGGGAGGACCTGGCCCACGCGATGGCCATCTTTGAGGGCACCGGGCGGATCAGCGAGCGCTTGATGGAGGTGGTCCAAGATCACGTCCAGGTCCGAGAGGTTGAGCGCTTGGAGCAACAGGTGGCTCAGACTGCCCTTCGGGAGACCGCATTGGAGGCTATGAAGAAGAAGGGGCGGAAGGTTCACTGGCGGATCGCGGGTCAGCGCAAGACGGCTTGCGGGTTGGTCCTCAATCCTCAGCGCGAGCCCTACAACGCGCCGGCGGCCGATTACGATCCGGAGAAGGTCACCTGCAAGAGTTGCCTGGGATCCAGTGGGCTCCGGGAGCTGCGGTCCAAGTGGCCGCCGGTTCGTGTGTTGTCTGCGAGCTTCAGTTTGGAGGGGCCACCGGAGGGCAGGACTCGGGTCTTCAGTTATCGGCGCCGGATGACCCCGGAGGAAGTGGCGGTGGTGACGACACTTCTGGAGGAGCGAGTCCCCAGTCTACTGGAGGAGCCGGATCCCAAGATTGTCACAGCCTATCGCGCGGCCAAGGCGGCCGCGGAGAGGAGGGACGCCGATGGCAGCTAAGGTCTACATGTTGGAGCTGGAGAACGGGACCTATGTCTACCTGTGTCCCCAGCACCTGAAGGATTGGCGGGTGGCTGGCGGCAAGGAGAAGGCCAAGGTGGCCACCGGCCGCGACTGCGATCACTGCGCGGCTGGCGGTGGGCCGGGCAGCTCCTGGAGCGTGCGCGATGATGACGCCTAAGCGGTTGCTCCGGAACCTGCGGGACGCCAAGGCGGCCCGCAACAAGTTGGTCAAGGTCTGGCGCCACAAGGTCCAGCTCCCCGAGGGGGCGAAGGTCCAGTGTCGGGGTAAGGGTTGCGTGGGCTGCTGTTACCAATTCGTCCTGGCGGGCATCTGGGAGGGCGCGTTGATCGCTCACTATCTGCTGCACACGGAGGGCTCCCACGAGCTGATTCAGGAGTGCGCGCGGGCCGGGGACGAGCAGCTCGAGCGTGTTGGGCCCGAGTACACCCCGGACGCGATCAACGCGGTCACGGGGCCCTGGTTGGACGAGAGACACCCCTGCGTCTTCCTGAAGGATGGGGTCTGCGAGATTTATGCTCTGCGGCCTATCGCGTGCTCGAGCTACGTTGTCATCAGCGATCCGGAGGTCTGCGCCGCGGGGAGCGGGGCGGAGGTTTGCGCCGGCGACAACGCGAGCTGTTTGGCCTGGAGGCTTGAGGTGGACCGGCGGCTCGTTTCGGAGCTGCTGAGCATCAAGCGGGACGACGTGGTGGTGATGCCCTTGCCGCTGCCCCGGGCGGTGACTCTGGGCTCTCAGCTCCTGCTGGAGGGGCCAGAGGCGCTTCGTGGGATTGTCCTGGGCGAATCGAACCCTTGACATAGTCCGCATCGTGGTCACCATATGCTCGTCTTCGGACGCAACCTCAGGAGGCTCCAATGACTAAAGTGGTGTTTGAGCGGATGGAGACGGATCCCCAGGACGGGACCACGACTTGGGAGATCCGGTTGGAGACCGGGGGCGTGACCGAGGTGGTGGGCTCCATCCACAAGGATACGGTGTGGTGCGGCGATGGCTACCGGGCGGATACCTATCATGTCGAGGTGGACCGGGATCAGTGGGACGATTCGCGGGAGAAGACGTTCCAGGTCTGCAATATTTGGAGCCGCGGTCGTGGAACGTCGGCGCGGACTGCGATGGCCGAGGCGAAGGCCTGGGCACGCGAACAGCTCAAGGAGGGCCTCTAGTGGCTCGCAACTCAGACGGCACGTTTGCCAGCAAGCAGCACCTGGATCGCTTCGACCATCAGCGGCAGCTCCAGATGAAGCTCCGCGAGGTCTTGACCACCGCCGCGGACAAGTTGGATCCCCAGGACGCGCTGTGGGGTGTCAAGGTGATGCGGGAGCGGCCGGACTGGGCCGTCCCAGTGATCGAGCGTATCGAGGCCGAGCTGGCCGTTGACCGTCTAACTGGAGGCTGCAATGGTTGATCTGTTCCTGGCCCTTCTCTCCATCCCCTTCGTTCTCCGCCCGCGGGAGGACGACTGTTGCCGGTGGGACGTCTACGCAGGCCCCATGCTCGTGGCGATCGTGGAGTACGTCCACAGCGCCAAGGGGGAGTGGATGTGGAGTCCTCCGTGTTCCGGGTTCCGTTATCCCTGTCCCTGGGACTCTTCCCGGGGGACCTGGGCGGACTCCTATCCGGACCGCCACGAGGAGGCGCTGATGGCGGAGATCCGGCGCTTCATCGAGATCCACAACGTCGAGCATCACCAGGCCTACCTGCTTGCCATGATGACCGGGGAGCGGCGCTTGCTCGAGCTGGAGGGAGAGTAGCCATGGACAAACGATCGGCCCCTACTCTGTACTTCAGCTCCAAGACCGGCAAGTGGGGCACCACGCCGATCGAGGGTGCTCCCACCTGGCAGCACAGCTCCATGATGGTCTATGAGGCCTGGTTGCGGAGCCAGGACCGTCGGCGGCGCTACGCGGCCCAGAGAGCCGCGGACCGTCGGCGGACCAAGGCCCAGTCCAAGTACATCGTCGAGCGGTGCCTGATGGCACTCCTGGCTCACTGGGAGCGGTCATGAGGCGGCGCGCGGGTGAGGACCAAGAGGATACACGTCGGCGGTTGACCTGGCGCATTGAACAGCTGGCGGAGGTGGGCTGGATCCCGGTGGGCTGGGATGATGTCCGCGGGAAGTTGGCGCCTAAGTCTCCGGCGGAGAGCCATAGGGTCCGCTGTCCCCATTGTGAAGTGACCTTTGACCACAGCAGCGGGACGGCCCGGGAGAAGCACTTGATCAAGAAACATGGTTACAGTCGCCTGGACGGTTTCTACCGGGCTCATGGGATGGACTGCTTCGAAGAGCCTTGACATACTCCGCAGCGGGGTCATCATATCGGTTGTCAGGGCTTCGGCCCACAACCCAGGAGGCTCCGATGACCAAGACCGTTACGAAGGAACGCAAGGATGGCCGGGACCTGGCCAAGCTTCTCCGCTCCAATTTCGGCTCCTACGAGCTGGTTCAGAATGTCCTGACCGCACAGTGCGCCGGCTGTCGCGAGATGGCTCAGGGGATGTTGGACGAGCTGACTGTGGACGAGCTGGACGAATTGGACGCCCAGATCGAGCTGATTCAGACTCAGATGGCTCAGCAGGCGCAGGAGTAGGCGATGCACCAGCTCCGCCTTGCCATCGAGCCCCTGGACGACACCCGGCCCATTCCGACCTGCCAGGATGGAACCGGGCCCATCTGCCCCTGGTGCGGGGAGGAGCGTTTCCTGGATGTCCTGGAGTACTGGCCGGAGGAGCGGGCGTGGATGTTCGATACCTGCTGTGAGGGCTCCCATCAGGATGCCTGTGAGCACGCCGCCCAGGACCCCCGGGGCTTCGGTCGTTGGTTTGAGGGCGTGACTGGTTGCTACGTCCGTCAGGGTTACCAGAGTACGGTGGAGCCCGACTTTCTCCGCCTGGACTTCGGTTTGACCGTGGGGCCGGTGAAGCAGGCGGACGCCAAGGCCTTCATCAGCGAGCATCACCGCCACAACAACGCACCGGCCGGCTGGAAGTGGGGTTTGGGCTGCTACAACGGCCACGAGCTAATCGCAGTCCTGTGGGTCGGTCGTCCGGTGGCGCGGAAGCTGGACCACACCAAGATCGTCGAGGTCAACCGCTTGTGTGTGAATCCCGACCTGGACCCGGAGCTGGTGTGGAACGCTTGCTCGAAGCTCTACGCTGAGGCGGCCCGGGAGGCCAAGACTCGGCGCTACGACAGGGCCATCACCTACACCCTGGCGAGCGAGTCCGGCGGGACCCTGGTGGCTGCGGGCTGGACCCCGACGCACCGCACCGAGGGAGGAAGCTGGGATCGCCCGAGCCGAGCCCGCACCGACAAGGCCCCGACTTGCCAGAAGATCCGTTGGGAGAAGGGTTGCAACAAGCGCGCCCGTAAGGACATCGCCAAGCGGGCCATCACCCTGTAAGCTTGCCCACCGAGGTCTCGCGCGTTACGCTGGGGCCATGCCCGCCAAGCCCAAGATGGTCAGGTTCAACGAGCTGGCCGGGATCCCCTGCTACTACGCGAGGGTCAACGCGGCCTATGGGGACCTGGCGAGGACCACGAGCAGAACCGACAAGGGACGTATGCGGAGTTTGGCGCCGAGCTTCAAGGCCCGGATGGATGCCTGCATCGCGGAGATCTACTGGCTGACCTACGGGCTGCTGGGGCCCTTGCAGGCCATCACCAGCGGTGGCGCCTATGTGAACAAGCCGGGCTGGCATCGTAAGGGCAAGGCCTACGATCTGGGCGGGCTTCACTGGCCGGAGCGGAAGCTGGTCCTGATTCAGACCGCCTCCGCGCGGAAGCTGGGTGAAGACTGGAATTGGCATCTGTATTTGGCCGTGGAAGCCGCGATCCGGCGGCACTTTGGGACCGTCTTGGGAATCCTCCACAACCGCCAACATTGGAATCATTACCATATTGATCCGGGGACCAAGGTGGGCTTCTGGACCGAGGGCTTCGGAGCTACCACCAGGATCACCTTCCTCCAGGCCGTGTTGAAGGACATCTGGGGTCACTACGTCGGCAAGCTGGACGGGGACTACGGTCCCAAGTCCAAGGCGGCCGTGGCGGCCGTCCGAAAGGAGCTGGCCCTGGGCCCCCTCGAGAACCCCACGGCCTGGAGTCAGTTTCTGCTTCTGACCGCGATGTCGGGGATTCAGCATGGGTAAGAGCTGGACTGATGACCTGAGCCGTTACCAGGACCTGGCGCGGCAAATCGAGCCCGCGATTCGATTGACCACGAAGGACGGGTGGTTCTGGCGGGCGTTGGCGGTTGTGGTTCACGGTGTCACATTCGGGGGGACCACGCGGACAGAGTTCCTCGAGGACTACGGGACGACGATCGGGCCGGTGATGGCCAATCCTCGACGTTGGCCGCGGCTTGGTGAGGGCTACATTGTCCACGAGGGGACCCACGCCGCGGACATGCGGAAGGCTGGTTTGGGTATCCATCCGTGGGTCGGGTTGTTGTTCTACGGCCTGGTCTACCTGTTGGTGTTCTTCCCCTTTCTTTTGGCCTATGGGCGGTACAAGCTCGAGCTGCGAGCGGACGTGGCCCGTTGGCGTCACGAGCTGAAGCAGGGATTGAGGTCTCCGGATCAGCTCCGCGCGCACGCTGAGCGCCGGGGGAAGTCGCTCAAGGGGGGAGCCTACGCCTTCGCTTGGCTGTGGGCCCGCAAGGGGTACGCGAGCCGCGTGGAGGCGGTGATCGAGGAGATCGGTCATGTCTGACGACAGCACGCCGTCTCATCCAATGCTGCAGGTCTTCAAGGACATCGGCTCCATCAAGACCGGGATTGCGAACCTGGAAGGCGGGCAGGCGGAGCTGGACGGCAAGGTTTCCGGGCTCCACCACACCATCGCGGGCCTGGTCACATCGGATGAGTGTGAAGCCCACAGGGACGCGCTGGAGGCGTCCATGGAGATGGCGGAGGGTCCGACAGCTCAGCTCCCCCCAGGCGGACCGGGGCTGCTGGAGCGCGCCGGCAAGCATGCCAAGGCCATCACGGCGATCCTGGTCCTGTTGGGGATGGTCGGAGGGATCCTGTTGGTCATGTCCCGGTTGGTGGGCTCTGTGGAGCGGACGCTGGCTGCGGACCGTCAGGCTCAGAAGGCCGTCCAGGCCCAGGTCCTCCAGGAGTTGAAGAAGCCTCAGGAGCCCGTGGTGGTTCGGGAGAAGGTTTATGTCTACCCGGACGCGGGGGCTCGCAGGCGGCGCCGGCGGCCTGTCAGGCGGCGTCGGGTTCCGCGGACCAAGCGGACCCCCTAGACAGACCTACACCGCGGAAGATACTCTACTGCCCAGGAGGGTCACATGCCTGTTTACGCTTACACCTGCCAAGCCTGCGGGGAGACAACGGATCATTGTGTCCCCTACGATAGCCGGTTGAGGTCGCTGGATTGTCCGCTTTGCGAAGCTCCCGAGGCGGCCAAGTACTCCTGTGTGGACGGTCGGCCGCCGATGTCCACCATGAACGCAGTTCGGCCGCGGAAGGACGATGGCCGGATGATCTTCGATGAGCGGGAAGTCCACGCCGATTCAGAGCGGGGCAAGGATTGGCGGGATGAGGGGACCAACGGTAACCCGGGCGGCGCCGGCGAGAAGCTTTATTTCCACGATTAGCCGATGACCACCCTGATCATCACGGCGATCCTGTGGTTGGCGCCTCAGGTGGAGCCGGCGGACGCGAAGCTCTACGCGACTCATATTCAGCGAGAGGCCACCCGCTGGGACCTGGACCCCCTGCTGGTGCTGGCGGTGATCAAGCGGGAGTCCGGCTTCAACCCCAGGGCCAGGTCCAAGACGTCCGACTATGGCCTGATGCAGGTCCATGTCTCCAAGACGACCTACTCCGGCTACCTCCATCATCCGGAACGACTCTACAACCCCAAGCTCAACATCCGTTTGGGGATCCGCCTGATGGCCATCTGGAGGGACTACCACGCCGGCCGATGTGAGGGTCAGCATCCGTTCTGGGCCCACTTCAAGTACGGCAAACGGATCCCGCGCAAGCGCAAGGGCAAGAAGGTGGACGCTATCTACCGGGAGCTGGTGGCCAAGTTCCGCAGTTCGGGGGTTTGATGCAGCGATACCCGGTGATGGGGCGGGTCCCCAAGGTCCTGCTGCGGAACACCAAGCCCACCCCCACGCCGGTTATCAACGGGACGACGGTTCCGCCCATCCGGGAGCTGGTTAACGCGGAGCTGACGCCGGAGCGAATCGCCGCAGCGGTGGAGCTGGCGGGCACCGCGGCCCAGCACGATCCGGGCTGGAGCTGCGCCTACGATCAGCTGCTGCGGACCAGCTGCTGCTTCTTCGCGACGGAGAAGATCCGGGGCCCCCAGGAGGAGCCCTATAACGGCAAGTTCCTGGTGGGACGCCATCACCTGGAGTGGGACAAGATGATCCCGCGCTACGACCGGATGAATATCCTGGCGGCGCGGGACCACGGCAAGTCCTTCTTCTGGACGCTGGCCTACCCTATCTGGAAGGCCGGCTACAACAAGCCTGGGAGCTTGGGTTACATCTTCAGTTCGACGCAGCCGGAGGCGGAGAAGTTCCTCCGGATGATCAAGGACGAGATCCTCGAGAATCCGGAGTTCGCCCACCTGATCCCTTACACGCGGGACCGCTACTGGTCGGCCAAGGAGATCAAGCTCCGCAACGGGTCGGTCATCAGGGCGCGCGGCTTCGGGGTCAAGGTCAGGGGCGGGCACCCCGACTGGGTCATTGCGGATGACGTCCTGGACGATGAAGACATCTATTCGGAGACTATCCGCCGGCGCAACGTGGACTACTTCTTGTCCGCCATCGCCAACATGGTTCCGATGCAGGAGCATGTGGTTGAGCACAAGCGGGCTCAACTAGTGGTCGTCGGGACTCCGATGCACCAGGCGGATCTCTATGCGGCGCTGGACTCCACAGGTGAGTACGAGTGTCGGAAGTATCCCTGCAGGAACAAGGCGGGGGAGCTGTTGTTCCCCGAGCGCTACAGTGAAGCCACGTTACTCCGTAAGCGGCGGGAGCTGAAGTCAGAGGCCCGGTTCGCCAGGGAGTTCATGTGTGAACCGCTGAGCGATGAGGCCAGCCTCTTCCCCTCAAAACTGTTCGTGGGAAAGACGGTCAGCGGGGACGCGATTCGTGTGCCCTACAAGTTGGGGATGCCTGCGAGTTACTGGGAGGCCAAGGGCTGCTTGCGCTATACCGGCGTGGACATCGCGATGTCCGCGGAGACCGGGGGCGACTACTTCGTGATCTTCACGGTCGCGGTGGACCAGGCGGGCAACCGCTGGATCGCCAACATCACCCGTAAGAAGGGGATCAGCTTCCAGGCTCAGCTCGACTTGATCAAGGACGAGTACTATCTCTTGAAGCCCGAGACCATCCTGATTGAGGCGAACCAGATGCAGCGGGTCTGGGCCGACGAGATTGTCCGGGAGACAGACCTACCAGTGAAGAAGTTCTTCACGACGGGCGTGGGTGGAACGCAACCGGATCAACCCTGGAAGAAGGGAGCCACGTCCATCAGCGTCAACAAGAATCACCTGGACCGTGGCGTTCCGGCGCTGCGGATCTCCCTTGAGAACGGCAAGTGGCGGATTCCGCGCGGGGACGCGGAGGCCATCGAGACCACTGACTACTGGATTGGGGAGATGGGTGCCATTGGCTGGATCGATGGGAAGGTCCAGTCAGTGGGCGAGCATGACGACACTGTGATGGCCTGCTGGATGTGCAACACGGCGGTCACCATGGGCGCGGCCGCGAAGCTCGACATGATCGAGACCGGTCCGGAGGAGCGTCGGGCTATCTTGGCGGCGCCGAAGCCGGAGGAGCTGATGGGAGAAGACGAGGTCAACACTTTGGAGCAGGACACCAGGAAGGCTTTGGCCGCCGTCCACAGCGGTAAGAAGACCAGCCTGGACCGGGACACCTACATCATGGGGGGCCGGGATGCTTTGCAACACTACGCCGGTCAGTGCGTGGACTGGGGTGATGAGACCCGGGCGGTGGTGGTGCTGGAGGAGATCAAGCGGCTGGACCGGTTACACGGGGTCCGTGCTGGAGACGTCCACCTTGCATCTGCGGAACGCGGAAGGTATGTTCAAGGCGCCGATTGGGCACCCCAGGAGCACGCCCCAACCGCCGAAGATCTTGGTGTTACCTAGCTAGGAGAGGCCCTTGTCCCATTACCTACGGAATCCCCTGATACCGGGGCAAGGCCCCAAGCTGGTGATAGGTATGCGGAACCTGCGGAACGATGTCCGCGTGGACACGTCTGCGCTGGCGGAGTTGACCCGGCCGCCGAAGCCCCTGGGCCGGCCGGTCATACCCGGCGGGGAGCATGAGTACCGCTCCGCGGATGAGGTCGCCAAGGGTCTGGGACTCAACCACGACCAGGAGCGGGACTTTCTCCAGGCGATGAAGGCCTGGTTGAGCGAGCCCAACGTGGTGTCCTTCCGCAAGTCGCTGGTCCGCGGTCTGCGGAAGATGGCACCCGGCAACGGTCCGTTGCGTGGGGAGCTGGCGCGCCGGGCGGTTCAGGTCTGGAAGGCCACAAGGGGGAACCACCCCTCTCGGACCTACGGACGGGAGGGGCAGCCCCAGGACATCATCCGCAAGGCCAAGAAGGACAAGCCTATCAGCGGTCAGTTGGGGTTGTTTGGGGGGACGCTGCCCAAGGGCGTCACAGTGGGCAAGCCCAAGAAGCCCAAGAAGCAGGTGAAGGCCGCGGCGGCGAGTGCGGGCTGGCAGGCGATCCCCGCGGGGAAGCACGGCGGCCAGCGCCGGCGGAAGGGCAATAAGTGGGAGTACCGCTACCCCGATGGTAAGGGAGGCTGGTCAGGCCAGCCCCAGAAGGCTGAGCCCAAACCGGTGAAGGTCCCAGAGCTGAAGCCCGAGGCCCGGAAGATGGCGTACAAGGGCCTGCGGACCTGGGTCACCGCGAGCGGTCACGGGACGACCAAGGAGGAGCTGGAGCAGCGACTGGCCGCGGCGCTCGAGGCCCAGAAGCAGTCCGAGGTATTTAGCTTCAAGGTGACGCACGTCAAGCGGGAGAAGGCCCAGAAGCATGACGACGGCCGATCGGTCCCCGCCTATGACGAGTGGGACGTGGAGGTCGAGCACCAGGCTGCCATTCCCGGTCACCAGTTGACCGGCAAGATCGAAACGGCCACTGGCGTGGTGACGCTGTTCCACGACAAAGCTACCGTTTCCAAGGACGATTACGCGCGGGCGCAGAGGGGCGTCTGTGACGTCTGCAAGACCAAGCGTCGGCGGAATTCGGTCTTCGTGGTGCAGCGGGAATCCGACGATAAGCACTTGTTGGTGGGTGGAGAGTGTTCCAAGAAGTTCAAGGGGGCCAATCTGTGGCGGTTGGCCAACGCCATGGAGGAGGTGGACCTGGGCGGCGCCATCGCGGATGCCTTTGACGAGGGAGAGGGCTTCGGCGGTGGTGGTGGTGGCGGACCCCGGTCCGCGGAGCCCCACGATCTGCTGGGGACAGCGTTGTGGCTCGTCCGTAAAGAGGGCTATATCGGCGGCGCGGATGCAGATGCCGAGATGACCATGTCCACACCCGATCGGGTCAAGGAGATCCTGGCCGGGGGGAAGGCCGCCCCAACCAAGGAGGAGCAAGCCGAGATTGATCGGGAAGCCGAGCTGATCAAGAAGGACCTTCCCGAGATTCGGAAATGGATCCAGGAACGCATCCCCACGGACCCGGACGCGGTCATCACCAAGGACATCGCGTTTGCGGTGACGGTGGACAAGCTCCTGGGCTCCGATTTCATCGAGCCCAAGCACTTCAGCCGCGTGGTGTGGGTTCCACATCGCTACTACAAGATGGTTCAGCGGCGTGAACAGAAGGCGAAGGCCAAGCCCTACGAGGCTCCCCACGCCAAGATGCACAACCTCCCCGGTGAGTGGACGATCTTGTCCAACACCGTCAAGGACTCGGACTACGGTTCCTACAACTCGGTGACCGCGATGGACGCGGAGGGACACAAGATCTGGTTCCGCCAGACAGACGCCTACGATCTGAAGGAGGGGGACAAGGTCACGCTCCGCGGCAAGCTCAAGGATCAGAAGGACACCATCACGTTCATGTCCCACATGAAGGTGAAGAATCTGTCCGAGGAGAAGCGGCAGTCTGTGATCGAGGCCGAAGCCGAGGAGTTCCGCAAGGAGCGGGCGCGGCGGATGGCGAGTACGGATCCGAAGGAAATCGTCCAGGTCAAGATGCACGAGGCCTATGATCCAACACCAGGCGGCACTGAGCGCCAGTCGGCCTTCCGCAAGAAGCTGGTCAAGGCTGTGGTGGCTTTGATGAAGGAAGGCGCCGAGATCCCCCACGACGCCCTGTATACGACGTGGGATTACTTCGACGGCTACGGCGACGACAAACGACCCGAGAAGGAGAAGCGCGGGGACCCGGTAGCCGCCGCGGCTACACGCCAGTATGCCAAGGTCCAGGCCGGCGAGAATCCGGTCAACGCCAAGGAGCTGTTGGAGCTGTTACCCGAGGTGGGGGCTCGCATGATCCGCAAGAAGTTGGGGGAAGAGGCAGCCAAGTGGATCTTCAAGCGGGCCGGCCTGGCCAAGTCCATGGATGATGATTTGGCGAGGCTGCGGCCGCGGATGATCCTTCAGCCCACGAGTCACCCTATGGAGCTGGTATGGATGGCCGAAGAGGTCCCGGACAATCTCCACGAGACCTGGAAGCGGATGCCTCCGGGTTGGCCGGCCGCCGATGAGATCCTCAAGGCGAAGTACTTCAAGCGGACGGGCTCGCCGGGAAACTACGTTTACTACTACAAGCGAGACGATGGATCGGTCCAGGCCGTCCGCCAGAAGATGCACCCGGAGGGTGATCCTCGGAGGCGGGGTCCCTACAAGAAGACCAAGAACGCCAAGGGAGAGACCGTTTACACCGGCGGGGAGAAGCCGCCGGGCGCGGGCTGGGAGAAGATCCCGGAGAGTCCACACGGCGGGATGCGGCGGCCGGTGAGCGGCGGCAAGGTCCGTCAGTGGGAGTTCTGGTATCCGGGTGGGGGGGAGAAGCAGACGGCGATGTTCGGTGGTGGGGGTGCAGCCCCGCCGGCACCGGCGGCACCCGAAGCGGCCAAGGGTGGCCCGGTCAAGTGGTCCAAGACGGATGGCGGCTACGAAGCCCGCGGCGGCTCCATCAAGATCCGGAAGCAGGGCAAGAAGTGGGAGATGGTCTACTACGGCGAGACCATCCCCATCACCACCAGGAAGCCGAGCTTCGACCACGCGGAGGGTTTGATTCGCGAGCGTGAGGCGCCAAAGCAGACCGACCTGTTCCGTGCCCTGATGGCCACGGGTCTCTTCGAGCTGCGGAAGGCGGCGGGGCACAAGTACTTGAAGCGGATCCCCACGGGCAAGCCCAAGCCCAAGTATCGCTACATCTACCGCCAGCCCAAGGGTGGGCTCACCAGCTCCAGGGACATCCAGGCCGGCGCCAAATTCAAGGTGGAGCACGCCGGCAAGTTGGGTCACTTCGAGGTCAAGGGCCACGACGCCCACAACGGAATCGTGACGCTGCAGCATGACGAGTCGGGCAGGATCGCCCATATCCGGGAGAAGGACCTACACCGGATGATCACCAGCCACCACGAGAAGCAGACCAAGAAGGTTACCGAGAAGCCGGACGAGTTCGCGGCAGAGCGGGCGGAGCTGCGCCAACGGCTGGCCACGAGTGAGGCCAAGCGCCGGCGCGCGGAGAAGAAGGCCCCCAAGAAGCCGGAGGCCAAGGGGCCCGTTCCGGAGCTTCCGCGGGCGAGCCTGGAAGACCTGGGCAAGGGTGGCTACGACAAGATCGAGGGCTTCAGTGCCGACCCGAAGGATCTGGAGACGCAGGCGTCCCTGATGGGGGGCGATCGGGAGTATGCGATCATTCCCCAGGCCGGTGGTCACGTTCTGGCGAGCCGGGCCAAGGCCAGCGGGACGGTCAAGGAGGCCAAGGGAGACAAGGCGGAGCTGGTGATGCGGGGCTCCAAGGGCAAGAGCCTGGACAAGGTGGAGGTGGAGTACGTGGTGATGGAGGCCAAGGACCTGGTGGCCAGTCATGATCCCACAAGCTTCGAGCCCCGGGCGGCCTATCCCGAGGGCGTCCAGGAGCGGCGTTACGAGGTCCAGGGCTCCGGTGATCAGGGCAAGATCGATCGCATTGCGCGGGAAATGGAGCCGGCGCTGATGGTCAACACCAATCCGTCCGCCATCGACGGGTCCCCGATGGTCACCGAGGAGGGGATCGTCCTGGGCGGCAACGGGCGAACCATGGGCCTGCAGCGGGCCTATCAGCTCTATCCAGAGAAGGCTCAGGAGATGAAGGACTACCTGGCCAAGCATGCCCGCGGCTTCGGCGTTAGCTCCGCAGAGCTGTCCAAGATGAAGCAGCCGGTCCTGGTGCGGCGGATGAAGGCGGAGACCAAGGATCTGACCGCGCTGGGTCGGCGGATGAATGAGGCGCTGACCCAAGGCATGGACCCGCGGACCATCGAGGTCGCGCTGGGTCAGAACTACGTCACGCCCGAGCTGATGGACAGCCTCACCCACAACATGGACCCGGGCCAGTCGATGTCCGAGTTCCTGCGGACCGCCAAGTCCCGCCCCTTCGTGGAGGCGCTCGAGCGCGCCGGCGTTATCGACCAGTACAACAAGGACGAGTTCGTGGAGAAGGGAAAGGGTGTCCTGAACGAGGACGGCCGGATGCGGGTGGAGCGAGTTCTGACCGCTCGCATGATCCCGGATGCCAGCGCCTTGTCCCGGATGGGGACCAAGCTCCGGCAGACCATCGCCAAGAGCGTCCCTTCCCTGATCCAGATGGAGCGCAACGGGTGGAGCGTCCAGGAGGCGCTGGAGCTGGCCGTCAAGGTGGACAACGACATGCGGCTGGAAGGCTTCAGCGGCGGGACCCGGACGTCCAAGAAGGCAGGCGGCAAGATCAAGATCCCGATGTCCGAGCACCGCGAGTCCTACAGGCAGCAGCAGACCCTGGGGGACAGCCTTCAGCGCCAGATCGAAGGGAACCCGCTGGCCCAGCTCCTGCTCGAGACGATCCAGGACAAGGCGGACAAGAACATGCCGTCCAAGTGGCGTCAGGTGGCGCTCGAGGCGGATCGCCAACGGGCGCGCAAGGCCTCCGCCGGTGAAGCTAAGGGTCAGGCCATGCTGGGCGGCGAGGACATCGTGGAGGAGCGGTCCTTGGAGGACAGCATCCGCGGCGCGTTCGGGCTGAAGAAGCAGGCCCAGCAGGGTGGCCTGTTCGCCATGAGCCTCCCGGAGCCGGATCTGGTGAAGGCCGGCGCGGAGCTGACCAGCTACCTGATGCACGCGGTCTTGTGGGAGGTCGAGAACCTGATCCGCGGGGCGGTGGTGGACGGGAAGCCCCCGAGCGGCGGGCAGCTTTTGCCGCGGCTCCAGGCCTTCATCAAGGACCAGGCCGCGGCGGACCAGAAGTTCGCCCAAGCTTTGGGCGCTCATCCCCTGAGTTCGGAGGCCCTGAAGGGGCTCCTGAAGGCCTCCGCGATGTCACGATCGACAGACCTGGCCAAGAGCATGGCTCGCTCGAGCCTGCATGCCAGCTGGAGGGATTTGTATGCCGGCTAACGTTGTGACGACTGGGACGGACGAGGCCCGGTGGGCCCGTGCGAAGGCAGCGGCGGCCAAGCAGGGAAAGGCCAAGAACTACGCGCTGGTGATGCACATCTACAAGCAGATGACCAAGGCGAAGGACCCGGATGAAGACGAGGGCGAGGCCCACAAGATGCCCATCCCGGGGATCCCCGCGAGCTGGAACAAGGGGGAGATTCTGACCGGTGGCGAGGGGGACAAGCGGCCGGACTCCGACTTTGACGCCACGGCGCTGAAGCAGGGGATCAAGGTGGAGTTCGAGCACACCACCAGCCGAGCGGTGGCGAAGGAGATCGCCAAGGACCACCTGACCGAAGACCCCCAATATTACAAGAAGCTGGCGACCATCGAGAAGGCGTTTCCAGGTCCGGCAGCTCCACCGGCGGGACATGCGGCCGGCGGCGCTCAGATTGGGGAGGTCCACGACTGGGGCCGGGGCAAGATGCGGAAGGTGGCTCCGGGTAAGTGGGAGCCGGTGACGGGGCCGCAGTCGGGGGCAAAACAGCAGCCCACAGGGCCAGAGCCAGCCACAGAGGGCACGGCGGACCATCACCGTCAGCAGGCCCTGGTCCACACCCAGGCGGCCATGGCGCACGCCGTAGCTCACCAGAGCGCCAAGGAGCAAGAAGAGGCCGCCAAGCATGACGACAACGTCAGGGAGGCCAAGGAAGCCAGCCAGGAGGCTTACGAGGGCAAGGACGGCCGCCCGGTCGAGCCCCAGAGCCTGGAGGACAAGATCAAGGCTCTGATGGAAGAGCACGGCCAAGATGCGGTAGCCGCGGCTACCAGCAAGGCGGCCAAGGCCACAGCGGCCGGGCTGGACAAGGCTTTCCAGGCGGAGGCCAAGAAGGTGGCGGGCTCTGAGGGTGTCCAAGCGGCCGCCGGCGATGCCATCGCCGCGGCGGGCATCAAGAAGGGCGGAGAGGCTCCTAGCAAGTCTCAGGTGGACCAGGCGGTCAAGCACGCAGCCCAGGACCCCAACGTCAAGAAGGCGGCCCGGGATGGGCTGAAGGCGCTTGAGGGCCCCGGCGCGGACGCCTTGGTGTCGGGACTCGAGGCCGCGGTTCCGCCGGAGGAAAAGAAGAAGGCGAGCTGGAAGACCAAGGCGGCCGCGGTGGCCAAGATGATGATCCGGCCGTTTGTCTTCGGGTTCGTGGATAACTTCGTGATGTATGTCGCGGGTTCCGCGGTGGACGGCGCTGTCCAGGGCGCTGGCTTCAGCTCTGCGGCCACGGCGGGGATCGGCAACGCCATCTCTGACGCGGTGGGCGAGACCGCTGGCGGCTTGCTCGAACGGGCTCTACCGGACGAGGAGAAGCTGAAGGCGGAGCTGGGCAAGGACACCTACGAGAAGATGGAGAAGTTCCTGCAGCCGCTGGGGGTCTTTACCGGCGCGCTGCTGGGGATGATTCCGTTGGCCTTCGGGGTATCCTTCGGTAAATCTATGCGGCGGGAGATGGACATCCAGAAGGCCAGAGCCAAGGTCGCCGCGGGGCAGATGGGCTTCCAGTTTGGGGCGGCGAAGCCGGCCGGCGGCGGCGAGGGTTCGAGGGGTGGCGAAGTTGTGGGTCACACGGCCAGCGGCAAGGCCATTTACAAGAAGAAGGTCGCGGACCACGAGGCCAAGGCCAAGGAGCATGCCACCGCGGCAGCCAAGGCGACGGACCACGGTGTTCGGACCAAGCATTTGCACGCGGCCAAGGCTCACCAGGTTGCCGCGTCAGCCCACCGTATTGGGCACAAGGACGCGGACAAGGTGAGCACGGGGGCGGAAGGTTACAGCCGGCGAGCCCATCGGGCGCGGCCGACAGCGCCCCAGCGTCCTAAGCTTCAGCGGCCCACGTCTGCGGACCGTCCGCCGGGGATGCGAGCGAGGGCACCGGCAGCCAAGAAGGTGTCACAACCACACGCACAACCGGGCTCCGGCTCGCACCTGCAATTCTCAATGGAGGACAACATGGACATGAACAAGGCCGAGCTGCGGAAGTCTCTGATCAGTTTCCGCGGTCTGCGGAAGGGGCTGTACAACCGCGTGACCGAGTGGGCCGGTCAATTCATGGGGACGCCGCTGTACGTGGAGGCGTTGCGCTGCCTGAAAGAGAAAGCCCAGTGCGACAAGGAGGCGGAGGCCACGCGGGCCAAGCATAAGTCTTGGCGTGAGCTGGAGGAGCTTCCGCGGAGTCGGCGCCAGGAGATGCGGAAGAAGCAGGACAAGGCCATGGACGTCCACCACCAGCGCAGCAGCAAGATCCTAGCGAAGATGGACGGTTTGGAGGAGAGGCTTCTGGACCACCAGATCGCGGAGGCGGAGCGGATGGGCAAGGGCGACGTGGACAAGGCCACGCCGATCAACCTTCCGGTGATCAAGTCCACGGACGCTGTTGTCGAGGGGTTGGAGGAGCTGTTCAAAGCCGGCCAAGCGGCTGGACCTTTCCGCGGTCCCAAGGGTGGGCTGTGGGCTGATCCCGAGCACAAGGTCCCCTATAAGCCGTTGGCGGGCAAGACGTCCAAAGCCGGACACAAGGGGGCCCACAAGGCTCATGTGATTCACCACGAGCGGGAGGCGGTCCGCGCGCGCAACAAGGGCAACGAGAAGGTGGCTGGCGCGCACCTGGACGCGGCGGACGCCCACAAGGTCGCGATGAAGGCCAAGCCCACTACGCTTGCGCGAGAGGCTGCCTATTCGGCTACCAAGAAGGCGAGTCACGACAAGGATCGGGCAATCCGGAAGCAGGCCTCGCACGTCAATAGCCACAAGGACCACGGGCATTATGCCGCCCGGCTCCGCAGCTCGGCGGAGGAGGCCAAGCAGATGGGGATCGGCTCCCATGTAGACAAGTTGGCCCGGCAGCACGAACAGGCCAGCTCCGCCCACAAGCACGCTGCGGAGATGCACGGTAAGGGGCACGAGTCCGCGGATGACCACAGCAAGGTGGCAGCCAAGGCCACGTCCACGGCCTTCGGGGATCCCACGAAGCTCCCCCCATCACCACCGCCGGCGAACAAGGAGTCCGTCTTGGGCGGAGGCCACGCCCATCCAGCAGGGACTAAGGGAGCCGCTGAGCATCACGGCAAGTCCAAGGACTACCATGGGCGCCAGGCCGCCCACGCGCTGGCTCACGGCTACAAGAAGGACGCCATGATGCACGCGATGGCGTCCAAGCTCCACGGGGATGCTCAGGATTTCCACGACAGCAAGCATGACGACGCGGGCTACTGGAGTGAGATGGCAAACAGCTCTACCAGAGCCGCAGAGCATCCCGAGGGCTTCAGCGACAAGCCGGGGGCCAAGACGACCCGAGAGGAGAAGGCAGCGATGGGCAAGAGCTTGGACCAGACGATGGACGATCTGATGAAGGCGGCCAACGGGGAGCCTGTGGCCGCATCCATGCGCCCCAAGGACGGCAAGGACGCCCAGACCAGTCTGGTGAAGAAGAAGTCTGGAGAGGAAGAGGAGGAGAACGGTCCCGGGGACAGCGAGCACCACAAGGACCAGGCGATGTCCCATCTGGCGGCCGCCCAGGCCCATGCCACGGCCCACCGTTCCGCGAAGCAGCTCGAATCCGCGGACGGGCATCAGAAGAACGTCGAGGCGGCGCAGCAGGCCAGCGAGGCCGCAGCTCCGCCGGAGGAGGAGAAGAAGCCGGTGAAGAAGCCAAACGCGATCAAGAAGGGGTCCATGGTGATTCACCTGGACGCCGAAGAGGAGATCCTCAAGGGACTGGGCGACTCCGGGTTATCGGTCCAGGGAGCGGCCCAGGATCCCTACGGCAAGTACCGGATGGCTGCCATGGGGCGCGGAGATCCCGATGAGAACGTTCGCGCGGCGTCCTTCGAGAAGAGCGGGGTGGCCGGCGGGACGATCTTCGAGGGCGAGCACAACACTCAGGGTTTCCGCGAGGGTGACTCCCGGGAGGCCCATATGCGCGCCCAGGAGCTGGCCCAGGTAGTGGAGGATGACCCGGCGGGCTTCGAGGGTCAGGGCGGCCTTCCGAGCTGGTGGAGGGACGCGGGCCACCTGGTCAACGTCCCGGTGGGGGTCCGACCGATGGTCAAGGCGGTGGAGCCCCCGGTTCAGATCCTGGACGATTCCGACCCTCACACGCGGGCGATGGTCAACACCGATCCGCGCGAGGGGCAGATGGGCGCTCTGATGGCATACAAGGGCGCTGGCAAAGGCCGCGGCACCCGATAGGAGGCCCTGATGGGCGACTTCATGGAGGGCCTGTCCAAGGCGCTGGAAGGCGTCATGGTGGACGCGATGACCAACGCGATGGCGAAGGCCAACGCGCGGGACATCGATGGTCGTCAACCGATGACGCTGGAGGGGGCGAAGCCCCAGCCTCTGCCACCTGAGCCGGCCATGGACGAGCCGACCGGGCTCCTGTTCGATCCCTTCGCCCTGATTGACCAGTTGGGCTACCGGGACCGGCCCAGCGGCCTGACTTATCAGACGCTGCGGGAGATGGCCAAGCGGGTCCCGACCTATGCGGCCATCGAGCAGATCCGGGTCAACCAAATCTGCGGCTTCGCCCAGCCCCAGGAAGACGAGCGGGATCCGGGCTTCAAGATTGAGCTGCGAGACTTCAAGCAGACCCCGAGCCGCAAAGACGTCAAGCGCATGAACGAGATAACGGACTGGGTCCAGCAGACTGGGACCGCCTGGGGTCCGACGCGCGATGATTTCCGGACCTTCCTTCACAAGCTGTCCCGGGACAGCCTCGAGCTGGATCAGGGGACCTTCGAGGTCGGGCTCAACCGCAGGGGGGTTCCAGCGGAGTTCGTTTGTCTTGATGGCGCCACCATGCGGCTGGCGGATGTTCCGCCGGGCGCGGAGCATCGACCTGATCCGACGGACATCAAGTACGTACAGGTCTACGATGAGATCATCATCGGGGAGTTCCCGATCAATCGGCTGTGCTGGGGGATCCGCAACCCGCGGTCTGACATCCGGGCCAACGGCTACGGCTACTCCGAGCTGGAGATGTTGATCAACGTCATCACGGCGAGCCTGTGGGCCTTCGAGTACAACAAGCGCTTCTTCTCCCAGGGGACGAGCGCCAAGGGCGTGGTGAACCTGAAGGGCGGCGTCCCCGATGCCAAGATGGATGCCTTCCGCCGCATGTGGCAGATGATGATTGCCGGCGTGGGCAACGCCCACCGGACCCCGATGGTGTCCGTGGACGAGGTTCAGTGGATCGATCTGCACAAGTCCAACACGGATATGGAGTACTCCGCGTGGATGGATTGGCTGATCAAGATCACATGTGCGGTCATGTTGATGGATCCGGCGGAGCTGAACTTCAATTACGGCAACACCGGTCAGGCCAGCCAGATGTATCAGGCGCCGGCCGAGCAGAAGATGAAGGCCTCCAAGGACCGCGGGCTCCGGCCGCTGTTGACCTACTTCGCCAAGTGGATCAACACCCACCTGATCTGGCGGCTGGACCCCAACTACCGCCTGGTCTTCAAGGGGCTTGACGCCAAGGGCGAGGATGAGAAGGTGGACCTGTCCAAGAAGAAGTCCTCCTACCTGATGACGGTGGACGAGCTGCGCGCGGAAGAGGATTTGGAGCCACTGCCGGACGAGCTGGGGAACGTCATCCTGGATCCCACCTGGCTCCAGAACAAACAGGCCGCCGAGATGGCCGCCCAGGGCGATATGGGGATGGAGGGGGAAGAAGACGAGGAAGGGCCGGCGCCACCGCCGGGGGTCCCTGGGGTGGATGACCAGGAGGAAGAGGACGACGGTTCAGACGACTTCGATCAGATCTTCGGTCAGGCTGACCAGGAAGAGAAGTCCCTGTCCGCAGCGGAGCGGATCCGCGCATCACGTCAGCGGCTTGAGGCGGGCCAGCCGGATGACGATCCACTGCAGAAGGCCCGAGTCACCGTCTACGAGATCGACCTGTAGGAGAGATCATGAGCACCGTATATATCCGCCACCGCGTTGTGGTGGTGGCCGCGATGGACAGCGATGAGAAGAACCTCCAGCTGAAGCGGGAGGACGAGACCTTGACCACCGTCAACGATGAGCTGGCGGCGGAGGAGTCGGGTCACGCGGTCCTGGGGTCGGGTGAGACGGGTTTCAGTCTCCCCATGGGCAAGGTGGCCACCGGGGCGCTTCTCTTCATCGAGAGCGATAAGGAGCTGGTCCTCAACTTCGATGGCGGCGCGGAGGACATTCCGATCAAGCCGACGCAATCGGGGGTCAAGGCGAAGCTGCTGTTGACTAGCAGCTTCACCACGGCACCGAGCCTGGACAACGCCACTTCGGAGGTTGCTAACGTGACCTTCCTGATTGCCGGCGCCACGGCTTAGGATGAAGATCCGCGTGGAGGCGGAGCCCGGCGAGCTGCAGGAGCGGCTGGGCGATGCGATCAAGGTCCTGCAGACGCTGTCCTTGGAGAAGGCGCTGCCCGGGATCCCGGATACGCATACCGACCAGGAGCCGCGGCCGCTGGATTACGAGGTTCTGCAGGCCGCGGTGGTCCGAGCGAACCAGCGCCAGGTCGTCCGCATCAAGCGAGCGCTGGACAAGCGGGTCGCGCAGATCCTGAAGGGGTAGCTCTTGGCCCTGTTGACACCAGAACAGCTGGAGCAGCTGCGGCGCGCCATTCAAGACGCATCGACCGCCGTGGCAATCTCCACCGTGGGCCACACGGTCACGGATGACGAGCTGCAGCGGCTGGTGGACGAGGGCTGGGTGGATCCCGATAAGGTAGACGACGTCGTCATGACGGGTTTCCAGTACGGTAATCTGTTGAGCCACCTTCCCCGGGCCGCGGACATGGGCCTGGGGGCCTTCATCAAGGAGATCCAGCGGAACCCGATCAAGCTGTCCGCCGCGGAACGCCAGGCCGTCCAGATCGCGAGGGACCGTGCTGGCCAATACTGCGCGGGCCTGGGCTCGAGGTACAACGAAGAGATGGGCCGGATGGTGGTGGAGGCGGACGCCCAGCTGGCCAAGGTTACTCGAGAGTTGATTGCTGACGAGACCGCCAAGAACATCGCCACACGCGGGACGCGGAAGCAGCTGGGTCAAACCCTGGGCAAGTTGACCCGCGACTGGGCCCGCGACTGGCGCCGAATCGCTAATACTGAGATTCATATGGCCCAGCAGGAGGGCTACCTGGAGGACGTCCGCGAGCGTTACGGGGACGATGAGCTGCTGGCCAAGATCCCCGAGCCCAACGCTTGCAAGCATTGCAAGCGGCTCTACCTGGATGGCGATGGTCAGCCCATCGTCCGTCCGGCGTCTTGGTGGGCAGCTCAGGGGGCGAGCAACGCCGGCCGCAAGGCTGCGGACTGGCTCCCCGTCCTGGGAGCGATGCACCCCTGGTGCCAGTGCCGGATGATCCGGGTCCCGGCGGGCTGGAAGCTGGACGGCGAGTTTCCCGACTGGGACTTGGTTCCCGAGGGCCTGGAGACGGAGAAGTCCCGAGTCGCGGATACTGCGACACGGGACCAGCTCGAGAAGGCCAAGAAGCCCACTCAGATGGGTTTCGCCTGGGAGCCTGCTCCGAAGTCCCGGAAGGGTGCGGAGCGGCGCAGGCTGCCCGGTGGGGGCTATGAGTACCGCTATCAGACTCCGGTCCGCGCGGAGACCCGGAGGAAGGTCCACGGGGCTGAAGACCTGGCCGCGGTCACGTCGATCTTCGTCAACGTGTCCGGCGGTTCCGAGCGCAAGCGGTTTGTTCCGCAGGAGGAAGGCGAGGGCGTGGACATCGCGTCCAAGAACGTCCACGCCCAGATCACCGCCCACGAAGTCCCCAAGACCGACAAGGGCCGGTCCCGCTTCGCCAAGCTGGCGAAGGAGCGCGGGATGCGACTGATGATCGACTCCGGCGAGTTCGGCCGTTTCGGTAAGGAGCTGCGGGAGTACAAGAAGGCGGAGAAGGAGGAGCGGGAGCCGGTGGTTCCGGAGCTGGACTTCAACAAGGTCTTCGACAACTACGAGGCCATGGCCAAGCTGTTCCCCGCGGGGAAGCTGACCGTGGTGGCGCCGGACCGCATCGCGAACCCGGACAAGACCGCGGAGCTGCGGAAGCAGTACGCCGGGCGAGTCAAGGCACTGCAGGCCGGCGGTGCGGAGGTCATCGTTCCAATCCAGGCCCGGTCCGCAGAAGAGATCGGGAAGGACTACATCGCGGCGACCAAGGTCTTCGGGGAGGACGTGACGCTGGGCTTCCCCACAGCGGCCGCGGTTCTGCCGATGGAGGAGATCCTCCCGGCGATGGCCCAGCTCTACGCTCACGGCAAGTTCCCGCGGATCCACTTCCTGGGCGGCGGACGTCCCCGGGAGATGGCGGAGCGGACGGCGCAGCTCGTGGCAGCGGCCTACTTCGCCGGCCAGGGCGTGGCGCCGGAGCGTGTCCTGGAGCTGACCAAGACCGCGGACCTGGCAGCCCGCGCGCTACGGAACGTCAAGACCGCGGACATGGTCCTGGGGCGCGAGGCGGACGAGGCGCTGTCCGCGCGGTTCGAGGCATGGGCGGAGGAGCAGGGCCTGGACACCAGCGATCCGGACTTCGACGAGACGGAGGCCTGGCCCGACTTCTACGAGGCTCACCCGGAGGAGTTCAACCTGGAGCTGGACAGTGAGGATAAGCCGAAGTTGTTCCGCAAGATGGCCGCGGACCTGGTGCAGATGGACAGCCGCGTGGTGGGTTCCGCGCAGCAGTACGGTCTCCAGCACGACCCGATCACCGGGACGCAGATCAAGGCGGGGAAGAAAATCACGGCGCTGCCCAAGGCGGAGCGCCATCCGGCCACGCTGCAGGCCTATTTAGAGGCTCGCGAGCATCAGACCGAGCGCTTCACCCCGCCGGCGATGTCCGCCTGGGAGGCTCTGTGGGGCGATTTTGAGAAGGTGGAGAAGGTGGAGAAGTCGCGGAAGCTCCACGGTCGGCGGAAGTTCCAGGGCTTCGATATCTCGATCGAGAACCGGGTGGGTTCAGTCCGTCACTGGTACGACAAGGCCACGGACACGAAGGGCGAGACCAAGATGGTCAACCCCTACGGCTACATCCGTCTGACTGAGGGAACCGACGGCGACCATGTGGACGTCTTCCTGGGAGAGGACGAGCAAGCGCCGCGGGTTTACGTTATCCATCAGATGAAGGCCCCGAGCTTCACCGAATACGATGAGGACAAGTGTATGTTGGGGTTTCCGTCGGCGCGGGCGGCCAAGGCGGCCTACCTTCGCCACTTCGACAGTCCCAAGTTCTTCGGCTCGATGACAGCGCTTCCCGTGGAGGAGTTTCGCAAGAAGGTCTACAAGATGAAGGGCGAGCTGATCAAGGCGGGAGGGACCTACTCCGGATACGCCTCTGGTTCCCAGCCGCGGTCCACGTCGATCGTAGGAACCATGGGGCAGCATGATCGGAAGGCTCCACGGACGGCCGGGGCCAATGTTCGCGAGAACCGGGCGGATCACACCGAGGACTGGCCGCCCTATCAGGAGCGGCGGATCCGCAAGGTCCGCAAGGTGGTCTCCGCGGAGGGAGCCGCCGATCCGGTCCTGGCAGGGGTGAGCCTGACCCAGCTCGTGGCCGCCGCAGAGCGGTTCAACGTCCGCGGGCTTCAGCAGAGCCACGACTGGGCCAACAAGCCAAAGCTGGACCGTTGTCCGGACCTGAACGAAGCTGTGGCCCGGACGGACGCGGGCAAGAAGAATCTGGAGACCGTCGAGGAGATAGGACGCCAGCGGCGGAAGACCGCGGCGGGGGCGCGTTTGACGCTGAACCCCAAACTGATCCGAAGGGAGCAGAAGCGATGAATTGGGACACCTGGCTGGACAATTTGGTGGGACCGAAGTTGGTCTTGGACCTGGCGAAGGCGAAGCGGAAGGCCGCAGAGGGTCAGATGGGCCTGTTCGATCAACCGGCGAAGCCCGCCGCGAAGCCAAAGCCCAAGGCTCCAGCGGCCAGCGGCTGGCAGGCGATCCCCGGCGGCAAGAAGGGCGGCCAGCGGCGGAAGCAAGGCGGCAAGTGGGTCTATCGTTACCCGGACGGCAAGGGTGGCTACAGCTCGAGCCCGCCCAAGCCCAAGGCGAAGCCCAAGGCGAAGCCCGAGTCCGCGCACCGGGTCCCCACGTCGGGCGAGTTCGACGGGCGGACCAAGCCCTATCCGAGGCACTCAACGCTTGAGATCGGCCGGGGCTTCGATGCCCAGCACATCAGCGGACCCAAGGCGATGCCTGGGGATCACTGGACACACTCCCTGGCAGCCGATCCCAACGCGACGATGAAGATCTTGTCCCAGCGGTTTGATCGGTACGGTCAGTGGAGTTACGTCGTGGAGTACGCCAGTGGCAATACCGGCGTGGTTCCCGAGCACAGCTTGAAGTCCATGAAGGCGAAGCCCCGAGGCGATAAGTCCGCGTCAGCTCCGAAGCCGAAGCCGTCCAAGGTCAAGCTCGAGCCGGCCAAGCCCGCCGGTCCGGAACGCCGGATCGCAGAGCGGTGGATGGCGATGAACCAGCGGGAGAAGATGGCCAATCTCCAGGAGCTGGGGCAGCAGAAGGGGATGAGCCTCATCTACGACGGGAAGAACTACATCGTTTCCCAGGGCAAGGACCACAAGGTCGCGGTGGGCTCCATCGCGGAGGCCAAGGACCTGATCCAGGCCGGCTCCGTCAAGGGGGCCAAGCCGGTCCCTGGGACCACAAGCTGGACCAAAGCGCCCGGCGGCGAGACCCTGGCCGTCACGGACAAGGCGGGCTTCGCGATTGCGAAGGACAACACCGTGACCAAGGTGGAGGGGAAGAAGAAGACCACCGTGGGCAAGTTCGAGTCTGAGCCGGAGGCGGTCCACGCGGTCAAGCAGGCCGCTGCGCCAAAGCCCAAGCCCAAGCCGAAATACAAGTTGGCGCCGGTCGAGCACTACGACGGCTATGGACCCAACGCATGGCGCGGCGCCAAGTCGGGAAAGCTGGGAGCCAAGGAGACCACGGCCGCGGTTCGCAAGGAGATCAAGCAGGCCCAGGCCGCGGGATGGCTCCCGGAGGGTGTGAAGGTCAGCGTGTCCCACGAGGGCTACGCCGGCGGCTGGTCCATGAATCTGAAGATCAAGGAGCTACCTCCGGGGATGATGCTCTACGAGGCCGCGGATTATGACGAGTTCGAGCATCGGTATGAGACGCCGTCCGAAGGGGGCAAGGTCCCGGTCATGCGTCCGGAGATCGCGGACATGATCAAGAAGATGGAGCAGATTGCGGATCAGTATAACTACGATGACTCCGATTCCATGACCGACTACTTCAATCGCGGATTCTACGTCCACAGCGGCGTGGGTCATGAGTTGGACAGTCTCCATCGGACGATGGCGTTGGATCCGGCCAAGGGTGTTGTCTTGGGCTCCGCGGCCCAGGCTCTCAAGACTCGCGACTTGGGGGACATTCAGGACGCTTTGGTGGGCTATCACGGCTCCGGCATGGACAAGGACGAGCGCGGACCTTGGGGGCTGGGTCAAGACCTGCGGAAGGTTCTGGCGGACAACTTGGGCGAGCTGGCTGGGCAGCACGGAGGGAAGCTCCAATCCGAGAAGACCCAGGCGCAGTATCGCTCCAAGGGCTTTCCGCCGAGCAGGATCCGCCAGATCTACGGCTTTGAGACGGAGGCCGGCGCCGAGAAGTTCTACGAGCTGGTGGCGGGCTTAACGGGCGCGGACTGGGAGAACCCGGCCCCAAGAGATATGCGGGTGGTGCGGATGGGGCACCAGGTGGACCTGGTCAACATCCCGCTGGATGTCCCCAGCAAGCGGAAGGGCCACAAGGCCAAGAAGAAGGTGAAGAAGTCCATGGAGCCGAGGCTTGTCCTCCACGTCTAAGCTCCCCCGTTGTAGCTGCAACCAGCGGCTGTTCTACAAGTCCGCGGACGGCGCCGTCCGCTTGCGGTCCGCGGTCCTGGTCTTCAAGTCGGGGCGGGCCCTGGCTATCTGCCCACGATGTAAGGGGGAAGTCCCCGTGGACCTGGCCTTGGGGGAGGGCCTGCGGAAGGCCCTGGACCAACCTCCGCGGAAGTTGGTCCTCCGCGACTTGCGGAAATGTCTTGACGATCCGGAATCCGCCCAGTAGTTTCTGACTCACGTCCCGCGTGGCCTGCGGAAGTTCCGCACTTGGGCATGGGAAGAGAACCCCATGGCCAACCATCCTTCAGAGATACCGTTTCACTTCGAGCTGCCCATAGAGGTATGGGAGAAGGCTGGCGATCCCGGCAAGGAGCGGCGGATCGGCGGCGTTATCTCTTCTCAGGACAAGGACCGCCAGGGCGAGGTTGTCCTTCAGCGCGGTCTGGACTTCTCCGAATTCATCGATCACGGGTGGTTCAACGATAACCACAGCAAGGATACGACGGGGATCGTCGGTTACCCGGAGAAGGTGGAGAAGCGGACCATCAACGGGCGCCCCGAGCACTACGTGGAAGGCTATCTGCTGCGGGGTTTCGATAAGGCGGACGAGATCTGGAAGTTGGCTCAGTCGCTTCAGAAGACCAACCGCCGGCTGGGCTTCAGCATCGAGGGCTCCGTGATGAGGCGGGAAGGGCTCGACGGAAAGACGATTGCCCAGGCCAAGGTCCGCAACGTGGCGATCACGAATTGTCCGGTCAACACGTCCACGGGTCTCGAGATTCTGGCCAAGAGTATGATGGCCATGGAGTCCGAGGGTGATCAGTCCGCGGCGGCCCACAGATGCTGGGGGGAGGGCGACTGTTGTGGAAGCTGCGAGACCGCGGACGCCGAGAAAGCGATGTCCGCTGGTCAGGCGGTGAGCGACCCGGGCGCATCTCCGGGCGAAGGCTTCGCGTTGCGGACCGAATCCATGGAAAAGAAGCCTAAGCGACTGACCAAGGCGGAGGCGATCAAGTTCCTTCAATCCCGTTATCGCGATCTGTCCAAGGCGGACGCGGAACGAATCTATCGCCACGCGGTCAAGATGGCCGCGTAAGGAGGATCCAATGGCGGACGAGAGCAGGCAGTTGACCCTTGACGACCAGGCGGCAGAGCTGGCGGCGACGATGAACTTCGACGGCGCGGGTGCCCCGCTGGAGAAAGGGGGAGCCGCCGGCGATCTGCCCGAGGGGCAGACCAGCGCGGAAGGCGGTTTCACCCAGGACGCCGGGGGCCAGGTTATCACGGCGGGCGTGGAAGGCGCGGTCAACAAGGGGGGCCAGACGGGCTCCCAGATGACGAGCGAGCCGGGCGCGCAGAACCAGAACCCCAAGACCGGCCGCGCCATGAGTGGCGAGCCCGGCGCGGACGCGGGCGGCGGAGCCGGCACCGGTGGCAACCTGTCTCAGGATGGGGATGCCAGCACCCGGGCGCGGAAGCCCGGCCAGGTGGGCGTCAGCGGCGGTTCCACTGGCGGCGGAAACTTGTCGGAGTCGGAGGACGACAAGATCCGTGGACGCAAGGCTGGGAAAGTCGGCATCTCCAAGGCGGAGGCCATCGAGATGGGTCTGTCCAAGGCCCAGTACGACGCCATGATGGCCAAGGGCCTGATCAAGGCGGAGGTCGAGGAGGATGACGAGGTCGAGGACGAGGAGAAGGGCTGCAAGAAGTCCGTCTCCGCCGGCGACTTGATGAAGTCGCTGGACACGCTCGAGGCCGTGGCCTCCGGTGCGGGGATCCCCACTACGGAGGATCGTCGGGTGGAGCTGGCCAAGGGCTTGGAGGCCGGTCAGCTGACTCAGGACGAGATGGTGGAGCTGGCGGACCTGATGAAGGCTGCGACCAGCTCCGACGAGGACGAGGACGCCCTGGTCAAGGGCGGCGATGTGGACGAGCTGGACGGCGTGGTCGATGAGGTCCAGGACCTGGACGATATGGACAAGAGTTTCCAGGAGCAGTTCGCAGACGCAGAAGCGGACCACGACACCTACGACATCAGCCCCTACCTGGAGAGACTTCACCAGTCCACGGCGGCGGCGCTGGACCAGATCCAGGGCAACCTTCAGAAGGCGATGGACGTCCAGGGCAGCAACCAGCGCAACTTCAACGTCAACCTGGCCAAGAGCTTGAAGGGTATGGCTCAGTTGGCCCAGGACCAGGGGGAGCTGATCAAGAGCCTGACGGACCGGCTGGAGCATGTCGAGAACCAGCCTCTCCCCCGCATTGGGGCGACCAGCGTCCAGCAGCTCCAGAAGTCCATTCCCAACGAGGCGACCGGAGCCGGTGGCAACGGTCTGAACCGGACCCAGATCTTGGACGCCATGACGGACATGGCGTGTCGCCAGGAGATGGCCCCCTGCGGGGAGAAGTTGGACCGCGCGGTGGCGATGTTCGAGTCCAGCGGCCAGCTCAGCAAGTCGCTGTACCGGGACGTCCAGAACTTCATCAAGAGCAACGGAATGGTCCAAGTCCACTAGGGCTGGCCTCCACATAACGAACCTGAACGAAGGAGAGGATCATGGGAGACAACGCATTTGTGAGCTGGCGAGACTACGAAGGTCTCGACGGCTTCGGCGCGGCCAGCCAAGCGGACGTCCAGGACCTGCGGAAGGCGCTTGCCGCGGGCCAGGATGTCAACAACCCGGGCACGGCCGCCGGTGAGGGCTTCCCGCTCCGCATCGAGTCGCTCGAGCGGACGCTGAAGGTCGTCACGTATCGCATGGACGATGTCCGCCTGTGGCGGAACATCACCAAGCTTCCGGCCTACAACACGGTCGAGGAGTACAACCGGCTGAGGAGCTACGGCTCCGGGGACGGAAACGCTTTCATCGCGGAGGGCAACCTCCCCGAGACGGACGATTCGACCTACAGCCGTGAGTTCACCATCATCAAGTACCTGGGCACCACCCGGAGCGTGACGCACGTCATGTCCCTGGTGCGACCGGCCCATGGTCCGGTGGTGGCCCAGGAAACCATCAACGGGACTGCCTGGCTGCTCAAGCAGATCGAGCGGGCCCTGTTCTTCGGGGACTCGTCCCTGGTGCCGGTCCAGTGGGACGGGCTCGACGTGTTGATCACGGCGGGCGCGCCGGCGGCCAACATCATCGACCTGCGGGGTCAGCCGTTGTCGGAGGATGTCCTCAACGATGGCGGTTTGACGGTCAAGACCGCCCCCAACTACGGGCGGGCGACCGACCTGTACCTGGCCGATGGCGCCTACAGCGACCTGGCCAAGTCCTTCTACCCGGCGGAGCGCTACAACATCCCGCCCGGCGGCTGGACTGATGGAATGGTGGGGATGCAGATCAAGGGCTTCCACAGCATGGTCGGCCCCATCATGTTCAACCCGGACGTCTTCGTCGAGTTCGGCGCGGCCCCGGCCGCGGCAGCGGTTGGCGCGGCGGCCACCAGGCCGGGTACCCCGACCGAGGACGTGGCCCCTGCGGCCGCCGGCACGGGTTCCCAGTTCACCGCGGCGGACGCCGGCGACTACAACTACAAGGTGGTCGCCATCAACCGGTACGGCAAGAGTGCAGCGCTGGCTCTGACCGGTCCGGTGACGGTCGCCACGGGTGAGCAGGTCACCTTCTCGATCGGTGACGGTTCCCCAATCGCCACGGCCTACGAGGTCTACCGCAGCCCGAAGGACGGCGCGGTGGGCACCGAGAAGCTGGCCTTCACCACGGCATGGACGGCGGATCCGACGGTCATCACCGACACCAACGCCTACTTGCCGGGGACGAGCACGGCATTCCTCGTTCAGCAGAACGTGGAGTTCTTCTCGTTCAAGCAGCTGGCCCCGTTCGTGAAGATCCCGCTCGCCACGATCGACACCAGCATCCGTTGGATGCAGTTGATTTACGGCGCGCCGACGGTCTACGCGCCGGGCAAGTCCGTGATTTACCGGAACGTTGGCCGTGCGGTCGGTTCCGTGGGTGGCGGCGGCGCCTAGTAGCTAGGTAGGACCTGACCCTGGGGGCTGGACGGCTCCGGCCCCCAGGGGATATCCTCCAGCTACACAAGGAGGCGTCACATGAAGGTACAACTGCAACACAAGCGCCGCCGCGAAGGCGGTGTCTCGGTAGGTACGACTCGCTACACTCTGGATGAGCGGGGTGTGGTGGAGGTGAGCGAGGAGCACGCGGGGAAGATGCTCCAGGGGTCAGCCTGGCGGCCACTGGGGCCGGATGGGCAGCTCCCCTGGGATGAGCCTCCCCCAGCTCCGCCCATGATCCAGGGAGCCGCAGGCCGGCGTCCCAGGACGCGGGAGGAGCTGCTGGACGTGGCGGACATCGCGGGGGTTCCGCCACCCGGCGACGAGCCCAAGGTTTTCGATCGGTCCGGGCGGACCATCAAGCCGCCCGAGCCGAAGGGCGAGGACGAGGACGAGACCACCCCCGATCTGCCCCCAGCTCCGGCGGAGGCGTCCGAGCCCGAGGGGGCGGAAGAGGAGACCATCGAGGTCTCCATGGACATGACCAAGGCTCAGCTTCTGGAGGTCTGCGAACAGGTGGGGATCGAAGTCCCCAAGGGAGCGACCAAGGCGAAGCTGCTGGAGCTGATCACGCAAGGAGACTGACATGGCACCGAGAAACACGACCAAAGAGGACGAAGTCCTCCACGGCGTCAAGGCCCAGGCGAACGAGCGGTTCATGTCGTTCAAGCACGTCCACGCGGGCGCGGCGGACGCTGTGTTGTTCGCGTCCTACGGACTCCCCGACATGAAGGATACGGACTATCGGATCTTCCTACAGGGCGAGTCCACAGAGAGCCAGGGAGACGCCATTTCCATCGACGAGTCTTCGATCGCCACCACGGGCTTCAGCTTCGTGGGAGGGACGGCCGCGGAGATCAGCCACATCCTGATCCACGGCAACGTGCAGGAGTAGCCGATGCCCCCAGTGGTCCAGCTGAAGGGCGGGGTCCCGAAGCACATCAACGGGACCACGGTTAATCCGGCGGCTCCGGAGGAATGGCCCTGGTCAGGCGGTCGGTCCAATTACCTGTGGTTTGAGAACACGGGGTCCGGGGCCATCGTGCTGTCCTTCAACGAGGCAGACGCCACGGCGGACATCGGTGTGTCGGTCGCAGCCGGTGCCCAGGTTCTGCTTCCGGTGGAGGCGGTATCCTTCTGGACCAAGTCGGCAGCGGCTCAAACGTTCCAAGCGGTAGCGTTTCTGCATCGCGGCTGATGGAGGCTCGACGGAGGAAGCGTGGCAGGCAGCGAGGGCACGGACGGTCTGATCCACCCGCCTGACGGTGGGGCCCATGACCATCATGCTGCGCCGGACCACGTCACGATCAGCGACATAGCTACGGTTATCTCCGCGGGTTCAACAGCCAATGTAGACACAACGCTCCCTCGTTCGGATTATCAGATTGCGCGGGTCCTGGTCCACGGGCCCAAGGCGGCCGTGGGGACCCTTCCGGGTAATGCGGGCTATGAGGGGGCCTTCGTCCTGGCAGCGCTGGTGTCCTCCGACGCCATGGGGCATTCGGCGCGGGACGCGGGGGCCTTCCGCCAGTACAGCGGCGTCTGGAGCAAACAGGCTTCGGCGGCGATCCTGTCGGAGTACGTGTTCGACTCGTCGACATCTCTCTACAACCGTTACATCGCGATCCAGGACGCCTACATCACCGGCTCGACGCTACGGCTGGTGATGGTCAATGGACACAGCTCGTCTGCGACAGTCTGGATCAAGGGAGGAGCGATTCTGCTGTGAGGCTTCGCGCGCCAGAAGGAATCACCGATCACGACCTGCTGGTGGTTACGCCGGAGGACCACCATCCGGGCGCGGAGATTGAGCGTGTGATCCAGAATGGCCTATCGATAGCTCCGGGAGCCTACGAGCATCGAGTTCAGTGGACTCACGATGGTCACGAGGTTACGGAGGCGATGTTGGCCGGGGTGTCGACGATTATCTCCGGCGGCCGTATTGGGGCCTGGGGGATGGGATCCCAAACGTCGGGTGAGGGGGACTCCCGCTTCATCAGCGGGGCGGGCGTCTACACGTACATCGCCAGCTTCAGCCGACTCCACGGGGATACCTACCTGTCCACCGCGATCTTCGGGACGTCGATCTACTGGAGAGATATCTATCTCGATGGGGACGAGACTGTGTTGGAGTTCTTCAACACCGGCGCTAGCAACCAGATCTTGCGGTTCTGGGGGACGGTGGCGGCGAAGTGAAGACCCGGGATCCCCTTGACCATCCGCTCGCCCACGCTGCGCTGACGAACGTCACGATCGACCAGCACCACATCCGGCCCAGTAACATCTCAGTGGTGAACACCACGCAGTCGATTGCGCCGCTTCCGGGTGGCCCTGACGATTGGGACATTGCGATCCCGTTCGATACTCAGGTGGTCCGGTTGTCGTTGCGGTCAGCGTGGCAGACGGATGATGTGGGTGGGATGGGCGGTGTCCACGTCATTGCCGGGAGGACGGCATACCTGCAGGCGTCTAGCTTCTCTCAGGGTGGCCCGAGCAACTGGAGAAGCGGGGGCTACTTCGGTGTCTTCGCCAAGCCCGCATCTTCGCTGGACTTGAGCCACAGGATCTTCGACAGTTCTGGTAAGATTGCGTTGACGGACGTCTATATCGCGCAGACGGGGCCAAGTACGCGAGTGCTCCGGACGAGCTGGACGAACTACGGCGCAAGTTACTTGACTCTCTCCGCTTATGGAGAGGTCCACATCATGGGATAGGGATGGACATGTCCGGACGGTTGCGAGTGCTTGCGATCTGCACAGAGGACCCTGAGGTCCTGCTGGGCGGGATGGGCCGTCATTGCCGCGAGCTGTACCGGGCGATGGCCCGCCGGTCGGACGTGGAGATTGACTTCCTCACCGCGGGGCCCGGGGAGCTGTCGAAGGAGTACCTGGGCTTCACGAAGCACCGGTGGGCGGAGGTGGTCTCGCAGAAACCCATCGAGCTGGGGCTTCGCCCGGTCCTCCAGGCCGATTTGCAGATGGCCGGGCGGCTGATGGAGCTGATCGCCAGGGGGAAGCGTTGGGACGTGATCCACGCGCACGAATGGTCTTCTATCCAGCTTGCACATCTGGCCCGGACGGCGCTGGGGATCCCAATTGTCTCGACGATGCACCTGTGTATGGCGGCGCTCCGCATCTACGATCAACCGCTGTGGGGCGATGAGGGGGCTAAAGAAGACGCGGGGCCGGAGTGGAGCGAGATCGATCTGTGGGTCGCCAACCAGGAGGGGAAGCTCTTGATTGAGAATGACGCGCTGATTCTCTGCAGCCAGGCCTACGTGGATATCGCGCGGGAGTTCTATCCGCTGCGAGATCCAGCGGATCATTCAAAGGAACAGGCCTTCATGCTCCCCAAGCCCATCTCCATGATCCACAACGGCATCAATATCGAGGAATGGCGTCCTGGGGCTGGTGATGGGGAGCGAGCCCGGGCCGAGCATCAGCTCAGCTCCGGGCGTCCAATTGCGCTATTCGTGGGGCGCATCGCGACGATGAAGGGGATCGAATACCTTCTGGAGGCACTCGAGGACGAGGACACCGGCTATCAGGTTGTCATTGCGGGCGAGGTCAACGCGGATGTGGGGAAAGAGGAGTGGTACGTGACGCGGATGCTCCGCTCCATCGAAGGAAGGCATCCCAAGCGACTGCGATGGATCGGCCACCAGGGGGACCGGCAGCTGAAGGATCTCTACACGCTGGCGGACTGCTGCATCATGCCGAGTACACATGAACCGTTCGGAATCGTCGGACTTGAGGCCATGGCCATGGGCTGCCCTTTGATCGCAACTCCGATCGGCGGGCTGAAGGAGATCGTCGTCGACAACGACGGTCAGGAGTATGCGTTGATTATCCCCTCGCACAGTTCGGACGCGATCAACGTAGCTCTGAAGCAGCTTCGGGAGTATCCCGAGGATCGCGCCGAGCTGACGAAGTTGGGGCTCCGCCGAGTCCTGGCGTTTGATTGGGGGCGCATCGCAAACCAGACCGTGGAGGTCTATCGTTCGGCAATCGAGCCGAGCCAGGAGGTCGCCGTATGCCTGTGAATCTGACAGAACCCGCTCCGAGCATTGTCATTGACAAGGCCCGGATCGCGAACATCGTGATCGAGCACAACCCCTTTCTCGGTCAGTATTGGCTTCTGGTTTACGTTGTCCTGGGGCGGTTGGTAGACGGCGTGTGGGAGCAGAGGACGGACCCGGAGGACGGCGCTACGGCGTTGTTCTTCCGCATTCAGCCCGGGATCAACCCCCACGCACAGAAGGCCTATCCGGGGCAGCCTGCGCCCGGAGCTGGGGCCGCGTTAGGCAAGTGCGATACCTGCGGGGCCTGGCACCACCAAGCCGCGGGGGACTGTACCGAGGATGGATGTGCGGGGACGATCCAGCCATATGATGGCTTCGAGCGGCTCTGTCTCGCGGCTCCAGCGGGATCAACCTGCTACGAGGTAATCAAGACGGCGGTCTACAGTTTTCTGACAACGGAGGAGGCCCCCGATCCGGCGGGCGTGGTTCGCCCGCTTCTCGCGGCTTCGATGGGGTAACCGATGACGCTTCACGCCAAATCAGGAGTGCAGCGGCGGTTCTGGACGGAGCCGCTGCACAGCGGCAATCCCGCCACGCCGGTCACGGGGTCCGCCACAATTTTGATTCGGATCTGGCGTAACAGCGACGGTCTGTGGTTCGACTTCA